GAACCCAGGGAACTACTGGACTTCAGGGTATTACTGGATTACAGGGTCTAACTGGTCTTCAGGGTATAACTGGTACACAGGGTACTACTGGACTTCAGGGTATTACTGGATTACAGGGTCTAACTGGTCTTCAGGGTATAACTGGTACACAGGGTACTACTGGACTTCAGGGTATTCAAGGTACTCAGGGTTTACTAGGTCTACAGGGTATAACTGGTAGGGATGGTAACTTCGGTGGAGCTACGTTTGACTATACGTTTGACTCTACGGTAACTGCTGCTGACCCAGGAACTGGAAAGCTGCGCTTTAATAACGCAAACTTGACTCTTGGAACATCAATCTACATCGATGCATCTAATGATGCTGCAACTGATATCTCATCATATCTAAATACTATTGATGACAGTACATCAGTAATTAAGGGACACTTCCGTGTAGCTAAAAAGTTTGATGCTACTGCGTTTGTTCTCTATACAATCACATCGCTAACCAACAACACTGGTTGGTTTACTGTAAATGGTTCGTATGTCTCGGGTAGCGTAACTGCACTAACAAACCTAGATGACATTATTATTACCTTTGTTCGCACAGGTGACAAGGGCGATACTGGTACTCAGGGAACTACTGGTACTCAGGGAGCTACTGGTACGCAAGGCACTCAGGGTATCCAAGGAACAACTGGTATTCAGGGTACGACAGGGCTTCAGGGTCTAACGGGACTCCAAGGTATCACTGGCACTCAGGGAACTACGGGAACTCAGGGTACAACTGGTACACAAGGAACTACGGGAACAACCGGTATTCAGGGTGCAACTGGAACTCAGGGCACAACTGGAACTCAGGGTGCAACTGGAACTCAAGGTATAACTGGTTTGCAGGGTATTACTGGAACTGCCGGAACTCAGGGTACGACTGGTACACAGGGCACCACTGGTACTGCAGGTGCCCAAGGAACCACTGGTACAACTGGTCTGCAGGGAACTACTGGAACTACTGGAACTCAGGGAACTACTGGTACAACTGGTCTGCAGGGTACCACTGGAACTCAGGGAACTACTGGATTACAGGGTCTGACTGGTACACAGGGTGCCACCGGGCTACAAGGACTAACTGGTCTTCAGGGTCTTCAGGGATATCAAGGTAAGTTCACGGTATCTGACACTGCACCATCTTCACCAGTTGCAGGAGATACATGGTTCAACTCGACTACTGGTCGCTGGTATGTCTACTATGACCTCTACTGGGTAGAGACATCATCAAATGAAGCTGGTATTCAGGGACCTCTAGGTCTACAAGGTATACAGGGTTCAATTGGTAGCGATGCTGTTCTTACTCTTGGAATTCAGGGCGTCACAGCTGGAACCTATACCCTAGTTCTTACTGATAAAGACAAGGTAGTAACAATACCGTCTGGTTCAGTGAAGATTCCAACAAATGCATCTGTTGCATTCCCAATTGGAACTCAAATTGTTGTAATCCTAACTGGAACATCTACTACTACTTCAATTAGTGCTACAACTTCTGGAACAACTTCCGTACTATCTAATGGTGCAACAACTGCAAGTCCAATATTAAGAGCTCGGTATTCATCTGCATCGTTGATTAAAGCTGCAACAGATACTTGGTATGTTGTTGGAGATATTGTCTAATGTTTATTTCTACTGGTGTAGCATCCTCATCCAACTCGCTAACTGGTGGAGCAGGATATGTTTATGGAGGAAACCCTATTAGTGAAAAATTTTTATTCCTAAGAGAAATAATAACTGCGCGACCGCCTGCACTTTCTCAGTCTATCTCTAGAACTGGAGCGGCTGGAGTGTCAGATTCTGGAATAGCAGGATACGTTATTGCCGGCTCTAGCGACTCGGGAGCAGCGGAAATTACTTCAACATCTAAAGTACTATTCTCCACAGACGCAACATCAACAATATCGTCAACGATATCTACAGCTGTATATCAATCGCATGGCTTTGAGAACAGCGGGACTGCAGGATATGTTGCTGGAGGATATACAGGAGGATATACAGCTGTAGTGTCTATAATAAATAAATTAAATTTTTCAACAACAGCTATTAGCACTTTAGCTACATCCCTAACTACCGCTAAGGCAAAAGTTGTAGCAATTAGTAATAAAAATGCAAATGGCTATATGGGAACTGGTACAGATACTAGTCCAACATCATATTTAGATATAGATAAATTATCTTTTTCTACAGAAACTAAGTCTAATCTAGGGAATGTTTTACACGCCTATTACTCTGGTGGAACTGGCTTGTCAAATTCAGGAACCTTTGGATATTTTGCAGGTGAGCTCAGTGCTACTTTAGCTGGTGGATTTAGCGTAGAGAAGATATCATATTCTACAGATGTGACTTCGCAACTTTATGCAATAATATCCAGTGGAAGAGGTGGATCGGCCGGGATGAGCAAGGTCGGTAAGGCTGGATATTTAGCTGGTGGCCAAAATACTTCAAGTGGTACCTTAAGTACAGTAGCTAAAATATCATACTCCACTGACACCCATAGCGTACTCTCATCCGCCATGGGTACTGCAGGGTTTGCTATTACTGGTATATCAAATTCAGGTTCATTCTAAAAAGGAAAATAATGACAAACAACTTACCAGACGTAATAGTCAATAAAAACAGAGCAACAATTGCTGGAGAAATATTTTCTGCAATTGAAGAAGTTCAGCAGTCAAGATCAAGATTTCAATTAGAGTCTTTTGTTATACGGCAGCACGATACGCCTCAAATGCAATACTACCAGGCATGCATAGAGCTTCAGGATATGCTATATAAATATCAGCGTACCGTACTTGGAGTCAAAAAGACTCAAGTAGAGATTGCCAGACTGCGTGAGTCTGGAGATGAAGTTCAAGAGATTGAAGCCCAGATTATGGAGCTTGACCTGCAGCAGACTCTAGTAGTTATGAATGGTGCAGAACGTGAAATAGAGCACCTAGTCGAGATATGGGACTCATTTCCTAAGTTTACTCGTGAAGAGATTGAAGCAGCAGAACCTCACTACTGGGAGCTACGACTGACTCGCCAAGTTGAGATGCAAGCACTAGGTCAAGGCCACGTGGATATGGCTCAGTTGGATGCTATGCGTCAGGCTGGATTTCTTGAGTCATTTCTAAGCAAGCAGACATCAGCAGCTAAGACAACTGAAGAATCTAAAAAAGTAGAATAAGCCTAGAAAAGGTAAAATAGAGATATGGCTATAGACTTCCCAAACTCACCTGCAACAAACGATACGTTTACCGTATCTGGTAAGACCTGGATTTGGACCGGATCTGTTTGGAATACCGTAACCTCTTCCACTATTCAGGGTCCAACTGGTGCCACTGGTGCTCAGGGTACTGCCGGGTCTAATGGTGCTCAGGGTATAGCTGGTGCTCCTGCTATCACATATAGCGAAACTGCCCCATCGTCACCAGTAGTCGGAGACATGTGGGTAGACTCAAATACTGGAATTGAATATGTCTATGTAAATGACGGAACATCCAGCCAATGGGTTAACCTATCTAGTCCTGGATACCAAACAATTCAAGGAACTAACGGGCTTCAGGGTATTCAAGGTCTTCAAGGAACCACAGCTTTGTCTTATACAGACTACGCATTTTTATCAGTCAACTACAAATAAGGAAATAAATAATGGCATCAACACCTCAATTTGCCTCGACAGCGCAGACCTGGCTAGCATCAGGATGGCTTATCCTTGCTGGCGGTACTACTCAGTCATCAACAATTTCAGATGCCGCTATCGGTGGTGCCAACTCTCGAAGCGGTAAGTCAGCTACGCTACCAACTGGAGCAGTGCTTCTTGTTACAGCTGGAGCTAGCGGATCTAGAGTGGACGAAGTAACCTTTACAGCTCTAACTACATCATCAGCCAACGTTGGTCGTATTTTTATTGCAGATGCGAGCTCTACTCGCGTATTTCTATATAAGGAAGTATCGATTCCAGCTGTGACTGCAGCTGCTGGTACTCCAGTTGCTTCGGTAACAACATCATTCAACAACCTAATCCTTGCGGCTGGATATAAACTATATGTTTCAGTAGCAACCATGGGTACAACAACTGATGGTGGTTATTCTGTAACTGCATTTGGTGGAGACTTCTAAAAATGAATAAAGGTACATTACGAGGATATGGATATATTCCACCTGACTTAGAGCTAAAGATGGTAGTTACCAGCACAGGCTACGTAGACATTCCATCTAATGTATCTGTCGTTTTTGCTGTACTTGCTGGAGGCGGTGGCGGAGGCGGCGGTGGAACAACTACAACTAACTCCGGAGCCGGTGGCGGAGGTGGTGGAGCTGTAGTCGCAGGCTGGGTTCCAGCCTCGAACTATGCAACTATCGGTGCTGGTGGTACTGGTGGTAACAACTCTATCGGTGGTACTGGTGGTACAACATATTACTCGACTCTATTTGCAGCCGGTGGTTCTGGTGGCGGAGTTGGTGCTACAGCTGGAGTAGCTTCTGCTAACGGTGGTGGAGCTGGTGGTGGCGGTATTAACGCTGGTACAGCAACTGCAGGCGGAGCTCAGTCTATATTTGTATACCACTTAGGTGCAGCTGGCGGACTTGCACTAGCAAGCACATCTACAACAACTGCAACTGCTACTGCAGGTAGCAGCGGCGCGGCTGGTGGCGGTGGTGGAAGTCTATATGGAACATCTACAACAACTGGAACTCTTGCTGGAGGTGCTGGTGGAGTAGGTCTAACTGGCGGTGGAGGCGGAGCCTGCGCAAACACCTCTACGGCATTTGACGGTACTTGCACTGGAGGTGCTGGCGGTAATGGTGAATTTCCTGGCGGTACAGGTGGTACTGCAACTGGAACAAACTTAGCTAAATACTGCGCAGGAGGTGGAGGCGGAGGTATAGTAGGGCCTGGAGCTGCAGGAGCTGGTAACACAACCGCGGTTGCAACCGCTGGTGGTAACGGTGGAGTTGGAGGCGGCGGCGGAGGCGGTGGCCTAGGAGCCGCGTCTCTTGTAGGTGGTGTAGGAGGAGTAGGCGCAGTCCTACTTTATTGGTAACATGACTGTAAATCATTTAGTACCAACTGGTTTAACTTTACGATATGCAATAACAGCTACTGGCTACGTAGATATTCCTTCTGAAATATCTACAGTATTTGTCATACTTGCTGGTGGTGGCGGTAGAGGTGGTAGCCTATCTGGCGCAGGAGCTAGTGGCGGCGGTGGTGGAGGTGCCGTAGTTGCAGGCTGGGTTCCAGCCAGTAATTCTGTAATAATTGGCGCTGGTGGTGCACCTGGCGGTACAACAACATACAGTTCTTTGTTTGCATATGGTGGCGGTGCAGGTGGTGCTAACATAGGAAATGCTGGATCTGGCACAAATGGGTCTGCTGGAGGTGGCGGAGGAAGTTCAGGTTCAGCAGCTAATGCTTTAGGTGCTCAGTCTTCTCTGGTTTATCAGCTAGGAGGCGCTGGTGGTACAGCCTCTGCCACGTCAGGAACTGCAGCTGGGACAGGAGCTTTTGGTTCTTCTGGCGGCGGTGGTGGAGGTGCTGCTTTCAACTCTATTGGAGTGACAGCGCTTGGAGGATTAGGCGGGAACGGATTAGTTGGCGGCGGCGGCGGGGGAGCATATAACGCGGGAGCTAGCGCAACTATTGCCCAAGGTAGGGCTGGTGGTAGGGGACTTTTTTCAGGAGGAGCTGGATATACCAGTCCTTCAGGTACCACTCAAGGAGCTGGAGGTGGCGGCGGAGGTGGCCTACTAGGTCCTGGATTTGATACTTCAACTGTAAATGGTGGCGCTGGCGGTGCCGGCGGTGGCGGAGGCGGTGGAGCTGGAAACGGTGGTGGCGCGACTGGCGGTGCCGGTGGCGTAGGTTGTGTTTTAATTTATTGGTAATAAAGATATAAGGAGATAAAATGGCAACATTTGCAGTAGTAAACCCTGATGGTGGGGCAGTAACTAATACCGTTGCAGGAGATAGTTTAGAGTCAGTCTCTCAGGTAGTAGGACCTTGCGTAGAAATTACCGAGGCTACTGGTGGAGCCAGTATTGGTGACACATGGGATGCCGAGACTCAGACCTTTATACGAGCCGTGGTATAATTAACTCATGGCTATTGACTTCCCTACATCACCTGCAACTAATGATATATATACATATAATGGTCGTACCTGGAAGTTTAACGGCTCCGCTTGGGACTTTACATCAGTAAACTACACGACTACATTCTCTAATGCTAATTTTGTAGCTGCGACCGAAACAGTAAATATAGTAGCTTCTTCTGCAACTGGAACAGTCAACATAGATGCTCTTACTGCCTCTGCTTGGTATTACACTTCTAATGCTTCAGCAAACTTTACTCTAAATTTTAGAGGTAATTCTGGTACAGCACTAAGCAGTATTCTTGCTGTCGGGGAATCTATGACTTTTAGTTTCTTAAATACAAATGGTACAACTGCGTATTATGCCAATGTAATTCAGATAGATGGATCTACAACTAACGTAGTTACTGACTGGCAAAATGGAATAGCACCTGTAGGAGGTAATCCTTCAGGAACTGATGTTTACTCTTTTTCAGTTATAAAAACATCTTCTAGTACTACTCCACATACATACCTAATACTAGGCACTCAAGTAAAGTTCGCATAATGCCTTTAGCAAGTTCTATCGGATCTCTCTCATCTAAAGCTTCTGGACACTTATCTAGTGAGCAGAGTCCTTATTTTGCTATGAGGCAATCTGGAATAGGTTATGGATGTTTTATAAAAGGTAAAAATGGACCGCTATGGACAGTTGGATACCAAGATATAACTAAATATGATGGTTTAGGTAATATCGTGTGGTGTAAAACAATAAGCACTACTACCGAGAGTTATAGTTGCACTGTAGACCATTTAGACAACTTACTAGTGGGTCATTATAGATATTTTGCAGTATCAAAATTTGATACTAATGGGGATCTTTTATGGTATAAAAGATTTGATACTAACGTATCATCAGCTATAAAATCAATAACTGTAGATAATTCTGGATGCATATATGTATCTGGACAACTATCTACAGCTGTGGGCGTAGTAATGAAGTTAGATCCCAATGGTACACTTCTCTGGAGCGTATCAAGCGCTGCAATATCACACGACAATATAACATACGAGTTTTATTCCGATACTGTTACAGTAGTTAGCACAATCGGAACAGTCAGCCCATTCAGTGCAGCTATGATAAATTTTTCAGCAGCAACCGGAGTAGTTAACTGGGAAAGAACATTCACCCCTGCTGCTGGAACTACTGATATTGTTGCTGGTACAGTAAGTGCCGATGCAGCTGGAAATATATATGCAACATTTGGACAGAACTCATCAACCCTGGGCGGATATACATGCGCAGTATATAAATATAGTTCTGCTGGAACACTTTTATGGTCTAAATATTATGTAAATAGCGTAGCAATTTCTATATCCTTCGGGTATCCAACTATTACTACTCCAGACACTAACACTACTGAAGCCTATCTATCTATCTATTCTTCAGCAGCTGGTGGAAGTGCTAGTGGATTCGTGAAAATAGATAGTGCAAATGGGAACATACTTACTAATATAAAAGTCACCCCTCAATCTGGAGGAAATACACTTCTATATTCGCATGTAGCTTCGGATGGGACTATAGCTCTTAGGAGTACTGGCACTCTTGGAATAATTAAAATCCCTAGTGATGGCTCTATAACTGGTACTTTCAACTCAGAGGGACTTACACCGAGTAACTTTTTAACTATAGGTGCTGGAACGTTTACAACTGGAACTATAGCCAACATTACAGTTGGAACCACCAATACTCACGCGCATGCAGCTGCAGGTCTAGCACTTCAAGCCGGATCAATCCCACTATTGGCTGCAAGTATAAGTAATAACCTTGCAGTTTGTTACATTAGATAGTTCTATCTAACCCAAATCATTCCAACATCTGCTGTTGGACGTAGATTAGCGCGTCTCCATCCAGAGGTAGTCCACCACTTCTCTCTTTTTTTACGAAGAGTGTCTAGTGATTCGCTACCAATAGAATGCCATACGGGGGTCTCTGGTTCCTGTAGGTGGTTTTCAATAAACTGGAACATAAACTCCGAGTACCCAATGCTCTTTAGATATTCCAGTTGAGCTTCATGCTCACCAAGGGTTTCCTGAGTCCACTCAAACACCAAGGTCCCGCAGTTCTGAGTAAGACCATGAAATACACTCCACTCAGCACCTTCAACATCAATCTTTACTAAGTCTGGTTTTCCATACTTCTCAATAAGGGCGTCCAGCGTAATTGTATTAACCTGAATGGTTCTAAACTCTTTACCGTTATAAGGCATAGTATCCGAAGTGAGCCAGTCTTTATTTAGAGTAGATAGACCATCTTCTACGGCCTCATAAAACTCTAGACGCTTTCCAGATTTTTCAGCTACAGCAACCTTGAGTGGAATTACATTTGGATTGTATATAAAGTTGTTCACTAACTTAGCAAAAATCTTAGGAGCTGGTTCAAGTGCAACAACTGAATAACCTAGCTCAAGTCCCGCTAGTGTTGCATCACCTCGGTTAGCACCAATATCAAATAGAAGCATATGAGCTGCGCATCCTCTCTAGATTAGAAGTAATTGCCAAAGAATACTCTGGAGATATTTCTGGCATTGCTGAAAGTTTAGCCATAATTTCTATGCTCTCATCGCGCCTACCAACCCACCAGGCAGCGACTGCTTTCTGAAATAGTAGAGAGTAGTCACCGGGATAATCTACGTGTATGGGTAAGGTATTTTCTTTATTAATGAACTCTAAACCTAGAGAGGCAAAAGTGTAAGCTTCCTGCCAATTACCAGAACGCTCGTGAAACCGAGACATTAGTAGATATGCCTCTGGCCGATTAGGGATATACGCCAATGCCTGAAGCAATACATTACTTACAGTTATTTGCCTATTTTTCTGACCTTCGATACATAAAGAAATTCTAAGCAAAGCTGAATAAACGGTTAAAGGTCTACTGTTGTAGCCATACTCAGCTGCTCGAAGATAGAAAGACACAGCAGAAGCTGTCTGACCAAGCTTCTCATACTCTGTTGCTATGACTAAATTCTTGTCAGGGTTTAGTGGATCAACAGAAGCATTAACAACTAATCTTTCAATAATTTCATTAGAACTCATAAGTCAGAGCCTCCATAATCAAATCTTCAACTACAGCTTTTGGAGTGCGTAGAATAAACGCTGCGTTATCCTGGAAGCCAAAACTAATTAATAGATCATCGCCGTACTTAGCAGCTCCAGCAACAAACTCAATCTTGGCATCTAAAAAACTAAATGCTTTTGGAGATAGTCCAACCATATTGAACTGTTCATCCCACACAACTAAGCGGTGACGATATAGACCATCTTTCTGATCTAGGTAGTTCTTAGACAAGAATACCTCATGCGTGATGGCAATATATACATTCCCCCACTTAACTACCTGAGACCCACCCCTTTGATCATTTGGAACCTGAGCAGTCTGTACAACTGATACCTGTTCGCAACGAGCAGGTAGATCCGGGTAAGTTCTAACTACTTCAGTTGGAGATGTCCACTTTACAAAGTGATACGGCTGATCAAGAATAGGCATCCAGTTCTTCTCGCAATAAGAGCCATCTCCTAGAGGAGCAGGAATACGAATTCTTGATATTTCTTTTGCAGTTCCAGACACATTATCGAACTCAATCTCGCTGAGTTCCATACGACCTTCGCCGCTAGGTTTAGTGTCACGACGCACGCCAATAATGTAGTACTTATCTTCCCATTTTACTAGGCGGCAATCTTCTTCTCCAGTAAATTCCCACACTGGAGGGGTATCTAACTTAGAAGTATCAACTAGGGCGTAGTCCGTGATAGAAAGGTTCTCGTCTAGTCTGCAGATGTAGTTAGTTGTACGGAGAGCCTGGTCTTGCTCCGGGTGAAGATAAGAAAGCGGGCCCCAGCGACTAGGGAATCTTTGACTATTCTCTGAGTGATATAAGGTGTAATTTACGTGACGTAGGTTTACAAGAATTGAACCATCATCATCTACAAATACGGAAGGGTTCATCAACCCAGTACCAGATGTAAGACCCTCGGAAAGAACTAGAGGTGCTAATTTACCGCCATATTGAACGGCTTTCTGAACAAGATTAACCATTCAATAAGTATACCAACTACATACTATTTTTTGGTCAAACTATGAGTAGTCTCACACTCTCTAGCTAGCGATGGTACTACATAAAATATGTTACATGTACTGCAAGTATGACTGCTAGAGATTGTATTTTGCACTTATGACCTATCGATGTCTGTTTGGACTCCGTAGTCAATTATCCCACAGCTATCTAGTCATTATTTTGAACTTTATTAGCTATTTCTTGCTTTAGCAGTAATGATGCAGCCATAGAACCAGCAAAAGTATAGTCGCCAATATGAGTAATACGAATCCATGGAGCTACCCAGATATCATTACCTAGTTTTCTCCACATATCGCAGAAGTTATAGTCTTCAGACAGTAAGACACTATATTTTTCATCAATTGAAGTTGTAAAGTACTCTACAATGTCAACACCCATTTGGTTACTATTAATAGTATTACCTTTATATGTTTTACATAGTGGCTTAAGTTTTTCAAAAACGTGACGTTTTATTGCAACTAATCCAGTACCTACTGCTCTAACTTTAAAAGGCTCGTTCAAACGAATATCAGCCGACTCTTCTAAAGTATTTATTGCATAAAATCCAGTATACAATTCTAGATTTTCTTTACCAGCTAAAGCAGCTTGGCGTACTTCTTCCCAGTTAATTGCTTTCATAGGGGGAATAGCACCAATAATATCTTTATCTGATTCAAGCATTTTAATGATATCTTCTGCTACAAATCCATGATCAGCATCGATGAATAGGAGCACATCAAAATCGGTTTCAAGAAATGAATGTGTAAGCGTATTTCTTGCCCTAGTTATGAGGCTTTCATTGGAAATAGTGCCTACAGTAGATTGATGTCCCAATCTAGCTAGCTCTAGTATTAAATTTTGTATACCTATCATGTAGGCAGATTTAGCATTTCCACCGTACATCGGAGTGGCAATAAAAACTTTCATACAAAAAAGTATACTAGAAATTCCTAGCAAAACGGTTGATAGTGTTCCAATCAACTTCCGAACTCTCTACTGCGCGTGGCATCAAAGAGAACCCTTGAATAGTTGCACGTGAACCCTGACCATCAATTTGAAGACCACGGTCAGAGAGCTTACGCTGGAATGCAATCTGAGTCATAGCACGCTCACCGCGTTCTTCACTCCAAGCACGATAGATAGAATATAGAGCCTTAACACTTAGGGCTGCACCCTCAGATTGATTGGTTTCTTCTTCTAGGAATGTTCCGATGCGGTCTTCATTCTTACGATAGATATCAGATGCTTCACGAACAGCAGAGCACCAACCAAGAGGATCACGAGCACTAGAGTTTAGATACTTGATTGCACCTTCCACAGCCCACGCTAGAACAGCTGGAAGGCCACCCTCTGGGTCAACCAGATAAGCCTTCAAATCTGGGTCCGGCTTTTCAGCTACATTAGACCAAGGAATTGGACGTAGACGACGCCACATAGCATCATCGTTAATGATAGGGCGGTGGTTTGTTGTAATCCAAAGCTTACCTTGAGCCCTAAAGCTAAATGGTTCTCCACCCGGATTACGTCCGTTTAGAGTGGATGAACCAGTAAGAGCCTTAACCTGATTTTCATTAATACGCTCAGATTCTGGAAGCTCGTCCACCCAGATCATACGCTTACCACGAAGCGAAGCCATGTAGTATTCACTTGAAGACTTTACAACTCCACTACTATTAGCAGCCAACTCCTGAGACGGCAACGTTCCTGCATACTGTTCAGATCCGAGAGCTTCAAAGATAGTCTCAACAAATGTGTTCTTACCAGAACCTGCTGGACCATAGACAAGGAATAGGACATCCTGATTACTCAGACCAGTAAGTGTGTAGCCAACCGCACGCTGAATCCACTCTTGAAGTTCTTTATCTCCACCGGTAGCAAAGTCAATGAATTCAGACCAACGGATATTACGGACACCTGGACTATAGCTGACAGGGGTACGTTTTGTAATATATAGCTCTGGCTTACCTTGAAGAAGTTCTCCAGTGCGCAGATCAATCACACCGTTATTCACGCCCAGAAGATGAGCATCCCCATCCCAACGTTCAATCGGTGCTTGGATGCGGGGATCCGAGTTAGCGCTCTTAATGGTATTGCCAATACGAGTATTTGACTTAGCCTGGTTAGCCCATTTAATCAAATCAATCTTTACTTGCTGCTCATCTTCAGCGTAGTTAGCGACCTCACTTGCAATTACGGGAGCAATGCGCTTAGCAAGTTCCTGCATTTCCAGGCTCTCTTGGTCAGGCTTCCAATAAGTGCCGTCCCAGTGGAACCAACCTAGATTTGGGGTATAACGAATAGCAGAGCCATAAGTATCTACGAGGCGACGACCATTACCTACATCAGTAAGCGAACGACGACCTGGAGTTCCACCATCATCTTCGCTAACTGCGTCAACATCTTTTGGTAGATCTAGATTTCCATTGCTAACTGCATTGGATATAGATACACCACTCTCAACGAGACGAGTAATTGCATTAGCGACTCGGCCACTCTGAGCTTGTTGCTGCATTGCAGCAGTGGTTTCTTCCTGAGATTGCTGAGCCCAACGCTGACCTTGCTCCCATTCGCTGAGACCGCCCCACATGCGATCAGTCTTAGGGTTTTCAGCAACAAAATCCAGAGCACGGGTAGTGTGCATCATCAGAGAGTTTGGACCTTCTACCTCCATAGGAGGGCGAACCATTTCGTGGTTGAAGCGAAGCATTAGAGACTCAACAGCTAGGCGACCCTTAGAGTCAGTACCAAACTTATTTGCTAGAGCACAGGCAAGCTGATAGATACCAACAGCTCGATTACCCTCTTCAATACCCTCGTCAAGAATTTTATCTACGTCTACTTTTTCACCAGCAAACTCTAGATCAGATAACCAATCCCATTCGCCATTAGATAAGCTTGCAGTCTTGCGAGAACGCTTGCGTAGGGCAGCAAGGAGTTCTTCTGGGGCTTCAGCCATCTCCATCTCCCATGGAGCATGCCCAGGCTTCCAGTCATAGGTAGTACCAGAGAAGTGGCGAGACGGAGCAATAAGCACATAACCGTTGTGCTTGATATCGATGCCCTTCATACCCTCGCTAGAGAGATTTCCGAGAAGCTTTTCTGAAGGATCTACTTTGTAATAGAGGTGGCGTCCGCGTGTTACCTTACCGCCAGAAGAGTACTCTCCGGTCTGGGCCTCAACTGTAGGAGGTAGTGCACCCTGTACACGCTCTTCAAATTTGATAAATGACTCGTCTCCACCAGAGCGAGGATCAATATCAATAACTAAAAATCCAGATGGCTGACAAAAAACACCAATGTTGTAGTCCGGGTTTTGAGTCCACCACTGCTCTACTTTGGAATCATCGCTAGTAGCTTCAGAGTTCCAAGCGTTTACCGCAGGGTGCTTACCAACATCTTTAGGTTCCTTGTGTGGACCATTGCAGGTACAGCGACCACCATCAATAATTCCCTGACAAGGCATGACTTTCCAGCCCTGATTGGCATACCACACGGCTGCCCTACCGAGCTTGCCATTTCCTGCTGTCTCCCAAGCTGCCATTACGGGGTCACCTCAACGTCATTCATAAAACTCTCCACATGCCTATAGACGACCAGCATACATAAAAATGCCTGGACGTGCAAATTTAACTCAAAATTTGAACTATTCATCCAAGCCAGAGCTAACGGCTAGTCACAATAGGATTCCCTATTTATAGGGTAAAATATTAGAAAGCAAACCTAACTACTTCCCGTAAAGAATATTATAGAGCATGCCAGCAGACCTCATTCTCACAATCGCCGCAGTTATAACAGCAGTTGGCGTAATAATTGCAGCACTAGCTGCCATATATAGATTCGTAAAAAAAATTAGCGACTCTATTGGTGTAGATAGTAAGGGTAGAACTCTTGCAGAACGTCTTGACCGAGTAGAGCACCAGCTATGGGAAAACGGCGGAAGCTCGTTAGCGGATCGTGTAAACCTAATAAATGACCAAACCATAAAGACAGCAACTGAAGTAGACTTTATAAAGACAATACTAATAAATTCCAATACTTCACAGGTAGAAGTAGTCAAGAAAACAAGAGTGAGAAAAGCTAGCTAACACTATAAATATGTAGTAGCATATTAAATGACGTATTGACATACTAAGGAGTTACCTATGTCGCTCTCTGACAAATTGAAGTCCGCCCAGAGTGAAGCTGTAAACCAAGTCTGTGTACTAGGAAAGCTTCTATCAGGAAGTAAGCTGTCTAACTCAGATAAGCAAAACTTAATCAATATCTTAGACATCCCACTAGATAGCCCCTCTAGAGTCCCTAACGCCGAGCTAGGCAGGATTCTACGTGAAGAGGGGTATGATATTAGTAATAGCAGTATTGACCGTCATAGGCGCGGAGACTGCCGTTGTCGGGAGAGCAAATAATGGGACTATCTGAAAAGCTAGAAAATCTAGCAAAAGCTGGAACTTCTGGTTCAGACATCAAGTCAATGAATATCCCGGAGGATTGGCGTCCTCGTATGGACGTTGATGATGCTAAAGGTGGCTTTGTAATATCTAAGCCACGTCCCTCTTCAGAAATCCCTGATGCTGCTGGTGTATTAGAGGAATTTGGACTAGACCCTCGCGAGTGGACCGTGGCTTCAATGCGTCGCGGTAAGTGGCAGAAATATGATGGCGAATTCCTAGAATCAGTACGAGTAAACCTTATACCAGCTGTAAATAACTATGGACAGCAGCTAGATGCCGAGAAGCTAATTGATGAAGTCAAGAAGTGGCGTCCAGAGCGTGGCATTAAGCAGCGTACCGGCAATGGGTCATTTGTGGTCGCACCTAGCGATCAACAGATTGGTAAGAAGGCTCAGGGGCAGGGAACTCAGCAGACTACCAATAGGCTACTCTCTCTAACCGAGAAGGCAGTTCAGCGTTACGAAGGTCTATCCAAAATGGGGTTGAACCTGGGAACAATCACTCTTGCTCTCCCTGGTGACCACGTCGAGGGTAACGTCTCTCAGAATGGACGTCTACAGGGCCAAGCTGCATCTGATCTCGGAATTACAGAGCAAGTTCGTGTTGCTCGTCGTCTTTTGATGGCTCAGATTAAGTCTCTAGCTCCACTAGCCGAGAATATGATTGTTGCCGTTGTAAATGGAAACCACGATGAGGTAACTCGTCAGGTTGCTGCTGATCCAGCTGACGGTTGGAATGTTGAGATTGCTGCTGCAGTTCAAGATGCCTGTGCCGAGAACCCTGCTCTACAGCATGTTCAGTTTCGTTTTCCAGACAGTGGGCATCAGACTCTAGTAGTAAATGTGTGCGGAACCTACCTTGGACTATTCCACGGGCACCAGGGTGCAAAAGACCCTATGAAGTATTTGTCTGGTCAGGCTGCTGGACAGACTGCACTTGGTCTAGCAGATGTTTGGTTATCCGGGCATTACCACAACTATCGTACAATGGATATTGGTAGTCGTTTCTGGGCACAGTGTCCAACAATTGACCCTGGCAGTGAGTGGTACCGCGACTTTTCGGGTATGGAATCAAACCCTGGGCTATTGAATATGGTTATTGGTGCTGGATATGATCCACGCGAGTTTATTAGCGTATTGCCTGTAGATAAGTAAAATTATTTTTTACTCTGCTGAGCATGGTAGGCATCTACTGCATTTGCACTAGTTCTACTCTGCCAACTAAAGTTGCAGTCCAGACACTCTACAACTCTCATGGTCGCCCATCTGCCTACAACTGGACGCTCTACGGTTTTTGTAACTAATTTACTAGTCTTGGCTCTACAGTACGGGCATAGAGGAAATCTTTTATGCCGCATCTCCTGACCCTCCCAGTTTATTGAGAGAGTCCTACGTATCTTCTTATAGCTAAGCCCACCCCATACTCCCCAGGTTTGCTTGGACTCTAATGCCCACTTTAGACATTCTGCTCTAACAGGACATTCTTCGCATATGCTCAGTACTTTATTAACTTTTGAAGCTTTATTAGCAAAAAAGTCATTTATATGTTCAGAATTTTCTGGTTTACTGCACTCAGCGTCTTCGTGCCAATCTAGATTATCCATTAAAAATCAGATACCTCTACAAAAGTAACTGGTCTAACTAGATTAAGCTCTACTTCATCACTGTTAAAACCACTACCATCAGATATCTCTGGATTTATTTCTTCCGGATCATCAAAATGTACTCCAATATATCCAGTAGTAATATTACTATGACTAATCATTTGAAATCCCTGAGCCAGAGACAAGGCAATACCATCTCTCTGTAGTGAAGATGCTAGAGCTCTTCTGACTGTCTCATTTTCAAGATCTACGTGTTCCTCTGTGTAATAAATAGCTACACTTCCACGCTCAAAGCTAGAGGTATCGCCTTCCCAGGTATACCAAAGTGACTCGCCAATTCTTGAATCTTTCATATAAAGATTCTATATTGTAGTGTAGAAAAATTATTACTATATACCGTAAATTACAAATTTACACGGGCCATACATAATCATACGTTTCTGGGCATTTTCCAGAGTCCTCAGGCCATTTAAACTGCGAGTACCATTCGTAATCTTTATTAAGAAGTGCCATACGATGACTAGAAGCAATATTTTTAAAAGTTCCAGAGTTAGACATCCAAGCAGGTAACACGGCTGGGCCTGTAACTAAATCTAACTCATAGGCACGCATAATAGTTGCCTTAGCTTTATCACCAATAGTGGACTTATAGCCGCGGCGCTTCCATTCGGTTACCATAGCTTGAATGTAGTTGTATAAGGTGACTTCGTGACCACGCCACATCTTTACAGCTGGATGATTTACCCAGCCTTTAGGAGTACGGTGCTCACCCTGAGGATCTAGCTCAAGTAGGGTCATTAGGATCTGCCAGCCTTCTAGGGCTTGCTTGTTGAGACGGGCACGATCTAGCGTGCGAGCAATGTCGTCAAAAGACGAAGTAAGCGGTACAAATGTTTGCATATAAACACTGTACCGCTTACTTATGAATCTGTCAAATATTAAAGAGAATATGTTGTAGTGGTTGAAGGTGGACGTACAACCGAGTTCTTAAGATTAGCCTGAGCAGTAATCTCATAGAGATTATCTCCGCTAGCAGCTGTTTCTTCAAACTTATTATTTACTGACAGCTCTAGATCAAGCATAGCCTTGCAATCTTCTACAGATACATCTAGAAACTTTGCAGCCTCTACGTAAACAGATTCCTTAGCTTCACCTAAATTATTTGCATAAGTTGTCAACTTGAAATGTACACGCATTACCTAATCCTCTTTTCTAGCTTATACGGGGAGTAGTGGACGCCGTTAAGCTCTGGACTCTTACCATCAGTTGATTTAAAGATTACATCTCCATAGCGAACAGCAATAACCTTTCCACGACGTCCGTTATGCATAATTCCAGCTTTATCTGAGAAGGCATCGAACAGCACACGTACTTCATCGCCAACTGTGATATTTCCAGGCTGCAAAGGAATCCACACTTCATTGATTGGACTAGCTGGAGCTACTGCAGGCTTACCTAGTGCAAGTTTGCTAAATAGTTCTATAGCTTCCTCAGCCATCTTAGGGCTAAGCTTAGACATCTGCTCCCATGTTTCGAGTAGCTTTAGTACTGCTGTGCCAGAACCTACTTTTGCTTTTGCTTCCTCTAGTTGCTGCCTAACCCATTCATAATTAACTTCAGGCATTAGCTACTACTCTCCATTCTTTGTGTATAATTTTTTCATTTGTGAAATCACGTCTTCTTTAGTTCCGATAGATTCTAAATATAGATTCTTTTGCTCTACTGCCAATTCTAGCCTAGCAATAGGAGACATATCTTCAATCTGATATGGGAGTAAACCCCAAGCATCACCTAGAACGCTTGACTCACGCCATTCTGTAGCTACTGGAGTTCCAGCCAATAAAGATTGAACATATCGATGAGACCACCAAGTACCAGAATTCCTATCATTTGGCGGGATTAAAGATCCAATAGACCTAGAAATAAGTTCAAAGACACAAATATCATCTGACTTTTTACTAGTCTTCATTAATACAGAAGAATATTTCTGAGACTTAACTGCTGACTTAGCCCATGAATTATTCATACTTAATGCCCATAAATTATTTCGATAGTCAGAATCTAAATTCTCATATTTTGCAGCTGAGTATTGATCTAGGTTTAGCCCGGTTAGTGTTGAAATACGTAACCTGCTGCTATCAACTACATCAGTAGCATCCCTCCAGGGTAGCGATGGGTAGATTACATTGCCCCAGTCTTCATTTAGTAGGTAATCTGCTGTACCAGATAGAAGTCCTAGAAATTTAGAAGCTTTATCGTATTCTTTACGTTTTACGTAGAAATCAGATGATAGATAGTCAGCATTTTTAGCAATAGATGCAAATGCCGTCTTATATTGCCACAGCTCATGGTGGTCTAGTACGGTGACAAGTTTTGAGGAGCCTTTTAGTAGGCTAATAACCTTAAGTGCACCATAGATGTGGTTAGCACTGATTGCAGTAGGTGGAACTACACCAACAAAAACCCTGTCATATTGCTCTAGATCATTTTTCTCCCATAGCACGCTTGGCTGAGACCAAACTATTGTCGCATCAGGAAATGAGTCTTTAAGAGCTAGTTCTAGATTTCCAAAAAAACTTAGATTATTTAGGTGAATAGAACTAGATGAATGCTTAGAAGTCATTCCAGTAAGTAGGAACTTCATAAGTACCTTTCAAAAAAGTAGAGGGGCACCACAAATAGTGATGCCCCTCGTACTGTTTATTGTTATTTAGAACGGCTCGTCAGAGCTAGTGATTGGAGCAGCAGGTGCTGGAGCCGGAGCTGGAGCAGGTGCTGGAGCCGGAGCTGCAGCTACAGGGGCTGGTGCTGGTGCTGGCATCTCGAAAGGAGTTGCAGGCTGAGCAGCAGCTACGGTAGGAGTAGCAGTTGCAACGCGGTGGTAGTTCTTGATTTCGTTGCTTACGTTACCGTTGTAGGTACGCTTGCCAAGAGTTCCACGGAAAGTACGACCGAGAAGAGCCTGCTCAATCTGAGCATTGGTTGGGTTCTGGTCAAAGTACTCGCGAGGGAGTCCAAGAGCAGTCATCTTCACAAGGAACATGGTGATTGCCTTAGGGTTCTCAGGAGATACCGTGAGGTTATCCCAGACGCGACGCTTAGCAAAAGGACCACCCTGAACTTCGGTAGTGATCTTAAACATGGTCTTGCCAGTCTGAGTGTTGGTAGCCTTAGATTCGATAACCTTTAGCTCGTAGTCGCCATCGGGCAATGGCTCGAAGTTGCTGGTATCGCCAGCATCCTTCATAATATCTGCCCAGTTAAGTGAACTCATAGTTCAGTATCTCCTAGTTTGTTTTCTTTGTGGTTTTTACAGTCTTCTCTCCGAAGACCATGTCTAGCATGCGTTCTACTCCTAGATCGCCCTGCTCTACAACTTTTCCAAGACGTCCTTGAACACGCTCTCCAGCTTCCCACTCAGGCGTGCGTTCAACGTACATACGCCGCACCTTGTATGGTGGCTGCATTGGATCAGGGTTTGGAACCTGCTCCACTGTGATTGCCCCAAGAACATCATAGAAGTATGGTGCCTGAATTGCAAGCTGACCTTGTAGGTAAGGACGGTATACGCCATCCTGACCCTTACGTGCCATTGCAGTCAGAACAACAGCCTCTAGAGGCTGGGTCGGGTGCATCGTTAGGTCACGAAGATCACGAAGTAGTGCACCCATGTGGCGAAGTAGTTCGCCCCACTGCTGCATCTTCATCTGCTCTGTACCAGCGATGTTGTCCATGCACTTGACTTGGAGCTCCGAGATGGAGTCAATAATCAAGCTCTTGAACTGGTGCTTGCCGCTCTGAAGCCACTGAAATGCCTTCATAACAACGTCATAATCGCGAACCTGGACAACAACTGTGTCCCAGGTACCGTCCGCCTGAGGCGGCTCTTCACGAATTGGATCCCAGTACTTGACATTGATTGGGAGGAAACGGTGTCCACCCTCAACATCGAGCATTAGGCGTGGGTAAGGAGCTGTGACGGCAAATGTAGACTTACCGACTTTAGATTCGCCATAAACCATCAATGTTAAACTGCGATCAACTTCAGACATACTTACTCATTTCCTTTCTTCTCTTCGGTGATTCCATAATATCCGTATGGGTCTTTTGACTCAAACGCATCGCTAATCGCTGCTTCAGCTGCCGAACCATCGTCAACTAGCGGGCAAATAGCGAAGAATTGGCACTTCCACTTGCAGTCACGAGAAGGCTTAGGGTAGGTGAGCTTGTAGTGGCTCTCACCTGCATCTAATCCTTCGCGTACCCGCATAATGTCTTCCAGTACACCCTCTAGGCGCTGGTAGAACGAGCGTAGTGCAAACTTATTGTGACGGACCTCAATCTGTCCGTAGAAAGGTGGCTTAGCATATGCTCCACGCTTAACCTTACGGAGCATTGTAAAGATACCACCCTCTGAACGTTCTCCCTCTTTGTTCTGAGCTTCCTCAAGAACCATATAGGTAAGAACCTGTTCATTCATATGAGCAGTGGAGCCAAAGTCGGCAAACGAGCCACCAACAGTTTTGAAGTCACGGAACATACGAACGCCATCAATCTTACGACGAACACGCATGTCAATTTTACCCTGTAGGGTAACTTTTCCATCGAGCATTGGACGCTCAATAATTTCTTCAGTAGAGATCATATCAATCTCAGCATCGATACCTTCAAGCTCAACCCACTCTAAGTAACCCTCAAGCATGACACGCCCGAGTTCTGCCTCAGTCTCAAGGTCAGTGGTGTCACGGTATTGGTCATTGAGAGTCTTCATATCCGCAGCTACCAGCTGAGAATGAATCTCTAGCAGGTCACGATCCATGTTAGAGGTGTAGTACTGATCTAGAGCCTCGTGAATACGTGAACCAAGTGCCAAAGCTCCGGTGTAGTTCTGAACCTTTGGCTGTAGACGACGGTAGTAAGTGAACCACCAACGGCGACGGCAATCTTTAAATGTTTGAATCTCTGAGTTAGAGATCCTAATCGGTGTCTTTTCTGTCATTATGCTTTTACCTTATCATCTTTTAGCATTTCTAGCAACTTAGCTTTGTCACGAACAATCTGCTCAAAGTTATCTGCCTTGGTATCTAGAGCTTGAATAACACGCTCTTCGATAGTCCCCTCGGTCACGTAGTCAGTAATAATAACCGAGTCGTGAATTTCGGAACCGATACGGTGCACACGGTCAAGAGCCTGCTTGTAGTCAACTAAAGACCATGGCCTTTGAAGCATAACAAGACGACGAGCCGTTGTCAAGGTGACACCGACACCGCCAGCCTGAGCAGTGAAAAGAATCCACTTAGTTTTACCAGACTGGAAATCATCAATTGCTTGTTGACGCTGGTCCCCATCCTGAGCACCGGTAATTAGACCATGAGGAATATCCTCCTTAGTCAAGCGAGCACTCAGCAACTCGATTAGCTGGCGAGATACTGCACATACCGCTACAGAGTCATCTCCAAAGTCGCCACTCTTAATATCATCCATCAGAGCATCAACCTTACAGGATGGGTCCGACAAAAGAATCTTTTCTGCACCAGAATCATCTACAGAAATTTCAGAATAAGAGCTTGCAAACTGAAGTAGACGCAACGTCTGAGTAAGCGGGTTAGGTGCAACTACAGCTTCTCCGCCTTCAATCTCAGCAATCATGTGCTCGCGCATCTGCTTATAAGCTTTAGCTTGTTTTGCACCCATCTCGACATCACGACGGTCTGTAATTACTTCAGGAAGCCAAGGAAGAACCCTCTGCTTCAACATACGACGCATACGCGGATTAATTGCAGCGTAGAACTCCTCAGACATATGAGGCTTAACACCAATAACCATCATTCCACCAAAGGCGTTAATCATGGTATCAACCATGCGATCAATCCACTTAGTCTTACTAGGCCATTCTTCTGGAGAAATCCAGTGCAAAATTGCCCAGAGGTCAAGAACGTTATTAGCAATAGGAGTACCAGTCATCGCAAAACGAATGTCAGCATCTCCGGTAGCAGCCCAAAGTGCACGGCTCTGTTTAGACTTAGGATCTTTCGAGCGGTGCATCTCGTCGGCTACAACAGCTTTAAAATCAATAGCATTTAGCTCACGAGGGTGTACTTCACAGCGAGCTGGAGTTACGCCACTGTCATGACCGCCACAAGAAATACAACGAGCCAGTGCAATCGAACCATAAGAAGAAAGGCGAGAGTGGCTACGTAGAGATTCCCAGTTAATAATGTAGATATTAGCCTCGTGCTCAAACTGAGCTTTACGCTGAGCAGAAGAACCCTTAATAACCTGAACATCAACTCCAGGCCACCACTTTTCAAACTCACGCTTCCAGTTATTTTTTAGTGTATTAGGGCAAACAATGAGAGCTGGAAATACATCTTCACCAGTATCATGCAGACGCTTTAGCGAGCGAATTGCCTGAGCAGTCTTACCTAGTCCAGGCTCATCGGCTAGTAGCGCACGACGAGCAGTAGCTAGGAAATCAACACCAGCACGCTGGTGAGGAAATAAATCTTCATCCCCGGCATCAGATACCTCCAGCTCACGTAGAGCATTGGACGGGTCTACACGCTTAGTTTTTTCTTGAGCAGCCCAAGCTTTCAGCTTTGGTCCAAGTTCTAGCTCAGTTTTAAAAGTCGAGCGGAGAGCTAGACAACCAGCCCATGAAGTTGGGATACGCCAAATCTGCTCTTTAGCAGACCACGAGGCTCCAGGAATACTCTTACAGAGTTCTTTTAGACGCCACTCAGCAAGAATCACGATGTGCTTCCCAGAGTCGTCTAGTTCTACATTTACAGGCACGGTTTTACCTCTTATCTTTACCTATATACATATTAGCATAAAAAAAGTACGAGAGATACGTTTTTTGCTAATATCTTTTTTAATTCAACAAACTAAGTGGTTTCCATCCACTTTTAACTAACCTTAGCAGACCATGACGAATCGCGTCAAGTGCATGTCCTTCGCCACCACGGTGCCAGTATTCAAGCTTCTTCAGCTTTTCATTGGTAAACATAGCTTTAGCATCTGCTGGTGATTGAAAATAGATATCATCAGCTGGACGACCAGCATCCATTAGGCATTGCTTGAGGATCCCGATCTGCTCTAGGGAGAACGGAGCCTGAGAATTCTTTACGGTCTGAGCATTGATAGTAAACCGCTCGCATACAATATCTAACTCGGAACCAAGTAAGCCCAGCTCCAGTAGAGTCCTACGAATAGGGGCAGCATACTCATGCTGTTGAACCTCTATAGACCAGAGTAGAACAGGGTCTTTTCCAGATTCCATACTGAATAGTGCCATTCCAGTTGCTTTTCCTGGATCTACTGATAATACGTAACGCATTAGTACTTTTCTCCCCAGTTTTCAAGCGGGCCATCTGAATCAGCAGTAAGAGGTACTGCCCAACCATCACGAGTGGTCATACACTCACGAACAATTTTCTGAATCTCTTTTGCGTCCTTGCGAGGCGCATTGAGAACAATTTCATCGTGTACAGGAACAATAAGAAGCTCAGTGAGGTCAGCTTGGTCTAGCTTGACTAGATTTGACTTGAATACCTCGGCTGCACCACCTTGAATTAGATAGTTAGTAAGTGTATATACGCGGTCAGAGTCGCAAGGTAGGCGACGTCCAGTCCATGTGTTCACATAACCCTGACCCTCATTACGAAGACGACGCATGCCAATATCTTCAACCTTTTTTTGAAAGAAAGCCATGCCAGGGTAGTTACGGTCAAAAGCATCAGAAACAGCACGCATCTGCTCCTCTGGTACGCCTGCAGTTAGTGCCTGTTTAGCCACTCCAGCCCCGTAGAGACGTCCGTAGACCACTCCCTTGATAAGTCCTCGGCGCTTGTCTGACTTGACCATATGTGGGTCATTATAGACTTCTCGACCAATCTCAGTGAAAGGGTCAGAGCCAGTGGCATCTGCATTGTTGAACAAGTTGATGAGGTTCTCATCGCGCGACAGAGAGGCAAACATACGAAACTCAACCTGGTCAAGGTCTGAGGTAATAATTACGTGGTCGTCATCCTTTGGCAAGAATGCACGACGAACAGTATCATCACCCTTTGGAAGAGTCTGTAATGCCGGGTTCTGAATAGACATACGTCCAGTACGAGCACCTAGAGTCTTCACCGATGGGTGAACAAATCCGTCAACATTGTCGTTGATGAAGTTTAAGAAGTAAGTATTAGCAATCTTGTCAGCCTTACGTTGCTTAAGTAGGGTGTCTGCTAGTTGCTTTACAGGCTCTGTACCATGAATAGTGAACCACTTGAGCTGATCTTTAGATAGTGACTTCTGCCCAGACGGAGTAGTCTCGGTAATATAGGCACCGAGCTGTTGCTCAAAAACCTTAACCATTTGCACGTTACTTGTTGCAGACGCATTGTATGTATTGTAGACCCAGAGCTTCACTTGCTCGGTATAGTTCATAAGCTCTTCATACTTTTTCTTGGAGTAGTCCAAATCAAGACGAGCGCCATTTAGTTCCATACGAGTTACGATACGGCGAGTATTCATCTCCAGTTCGTAAGCCTGAGAATACGGACGCCCAGGAGCACACTTCTCCCAGAACTGCTCGAATAGACGCATTGTCAGAATTGTATCTAGAGCTCCATAAGACCAGTACGGGGCAAAGTTAGTAGGCACAGTTCCCCAGGTCCAGCCATTTTTATGCAAGCCGTCATCTAGGTTTGCCTGTAGAGCCGCAGCCTTTGGGTCAACATAGTCTGCAGTCAACTTTTTAAGGGCACCAGAGCCAAGAGGGTCAATAAGGTGAGCCATAATCATAGTGTCGTGAGAACGGTGCCAAGGCATTTTCCAGCGTGATTGGATATCAAACCAGCGGGCTTCAAAAGCAATATTGTGGCAGACAATTGGACCCTCAAACTTATCCATTGACTCGTAGAAGACACCCTTCCACTCATCCCAAGGAATAGACCAGCCAGTCATACCATCGCCAACCTGAACTAGACGTAGACGTCCGTGCCAAGGTGAGAGCGCGTGGTCGCGCGGATTTCCTGGAAGTTCTCCAGTTTCAGTATCAATTGCAATTGCCTCTAGTGGGCGGCGCTCGCCGAGCCAGCGCATAAACTTCTGAGCCTGATCAACACTGTCAATCAGTTCTAGTTGTACTCCGTCTAATCCAGCCATCATTGTCCTTAATCGTCTCTATAGATATACCACACTTTTCGAGATAATCCAAGACTACCTCGGGATTTCGATGGGCGTCGGAATCCTTTACTACTGCAACAACGCGGGAAAGACCCGAATTGGAAATTAGCTTAGCACACTGCATGCATGGAGCGCCAGTCACATATATAGTTCCGCCCTCAACAGCGGAACGGTCTACGTATAGGAGTGCGTTTGCCTCAGCATGAATTGATGGGCAACCCTCGTAAGAAGAGCTCAAGTCAGTTTTCCCCTGAGCACGCTCGCACCAGTTGGTGCAAAGACCTTCAGTTGGGTAGTTAGCTGCAGCACCATTATATCCTGTAGCAGAAATACGTTGGTTCTTATCTACAATTACTGCACCAATTCGAGCACGAGAACAGCGAGATCTAGACGCCACTACTGTTGCAACTTGCATCCAGATGGAGTCCCAAGAAGGGATATTCATTATGGAATAATCTCAATCTTGTATACCGAGGCAATTTCATCATCTAGTTCCGAGGATTTTTCTAATAACCGCTGAGCAACGTTAGTGAGGTAGCGAGCTCCGCCCTCATCATATTTATATAAGGCATCTAAAACAGCTGTAGCTTCTTCTGAGACCTGAGCCCAATAGCGGTATTTCTCTGGGAAAACTAGCTCAGCTGATTCATCTGGAGAGCACTGTTCGCAAGGAATAGCAGCAATAGTTAAGTTACTGTAATCAACTTCTTGAAGTCCATATCTACGAACTAAAGGACATGCTGCACCGTGAAATACTAGTGATACTCCAACCCTAGAAAGAATAAAAGATCCGCTATCAGTCTTATATAGCTCGAACTCGATCCAGCGTGTAGAGCCCTTTCTCCATGATGTAGATTTACCAAGTAATCTTCCATTAAATTGGAGTGTTCTAGCTCCGTCTTTTACTTCAAACATGTCATTCTCCAGTATGCGTATTAGATATTAGTCTAACATATTCAGGTATCAGCTACCCTAGTAGTGTCATCCCGGATGCAAGAGCTTTGTGCATCTCCATGCCAAGTGTTATTGCTCTAGAAGGTCCAGATATGTTGTAATTAGGATTACCTGAGTAATTAAATAATGTAGATACCTGATCAACAAATATTTGCTTAGCAGTATCAAAAAATTCTACTAAAAAGTCAGGTCCAGCGTTTTGTTTTGCATCATCTATGTCAGTATCTACCTTAACTACCAGCTGATTTGAGTCATCATATAGAGTCTTAGTTATTTTAATACCATATGGATAGTAGTCACCATTTGCATCAGCAACCATATTTGCCACTTCTACGTTATAATCCCAGCGCATGCGTTTTCCTTATTTTAGTTTGTGCCATTGTTAAGTTTAGCTTCTAAGGCAGCTACACGAGCCTCTAATGATTTTATCTTGTCTGCCTGGATATTAACCGCCCAGTGAGTGACGGCAGATAGCTCAAAGAAAGCTACTGACTCCGGTATAAGTTTTTTATTTTTCTTGTCTTCTATGTAGACAACTAATTTTTCAAAACCATCTGCTTCCAGTTCTTCAGCGATATACCCGTAGTTTAGGGTAGCATTTTCACCAAGTTCAGCGTACTCTTCTTTATTATAAAATGATCTAATTTTAATGCTAGTAAATTTATCATAGTCTAGTTCTAAATCTTTTACTTCAGTTTTGTACCTAATACTTGAAGTATTGCGATAAACCTGATTAGTAGTCGTACTCCACTGCAACGGTTGACCAGCAGTACTAGATCCAGTAAGACCAGACGCATAAAGTTTACTACTTATAGTGGTATTAGCACCAACATCGCCAATCTGTACATCAGTTCCTCCGACATAGTTAGTGATGTTACCATAACTAAATATAGTATCAGCAAGAGTTGCTATTTGTTTTGTAGATTTAGTGAGGTCAATGTAGCATGCTGAAAAATCAGCACCTAGCTCGATACTTCCACCTCCCCAGCCGCCGAACCATCCGCTAGGTACTGTACTGGACACCGTTAAATCATAGATAGCTAGTCCAGGAGTCCCAGAAACAGACGGGATAGAGTTTGCACCTAGCTTTGCTGACTCTGTATTAATGGTATTTTGATATGTAAATGTATCCGTAGCAAGAATTTTAGCTGCAGTAACAGCACCAGCATCAATCTTTACTGCAGTGACAGCACCAGCATTTATTTTGTCAGCCTCTACAGCGTTCGTGTTAATGTGGACTGCATTGATAGCTAAGGCATCAATTTTAGCTGCAGTAATTGAGTTAGCTAGAATTTTTCCAGCAACAACGGCTCCAGCTGCAATCTGATCTGCACCAATAGCATTGGCTGCAATAGCAGTTTGAACAATTACATTTGCACCAAATAAGTTGCTTGAATTTAGAGCACCTGAAGCTAGAGCACCGGGAGTAACAGCAGCATTAGCAAAAGGCCAGTTACTTAGCGGAGCATTTAGTTTTGCTGCTATGAGATCAGCATCAACTAGAGGTTTGATAGTAGTTGTTGCCTGGGCAGAAGCAGCAGTAGCGTTTCCACTAACATCTATGGATATGAATTTAAAGTAGTAGGCAACGTTATAGGAGAGATCTGAAACAATAATAGAATCAGTATTTGAATATATTTTACCTTTCAGTGTTCCAGTCCTAGCAAGACCAGTCTGTCCAGTAATTGTCGTTCCGACAGAGGCCGCAGCATTGGTTACAGTAAAAGTAGTGCTCCCAGTAACAAGAGCAATAACCACGTTGGTCAGGTTATATTGAGCAGTAGATAGTCCAGTTATGGTGATAGTCTGCCCGGCTGTAAATCCATGAGCAGAAGATGTATTATATGTCATGGTTGTAGTACCGTTACCAGATGCTGTCGTAACAGTAGCTGTTGCTGCACCGCTTACAGGAGTAAATCCAGAAGTAGTTGATGCATGGACTTCAAGATAGTTAAGTTTACTTAGTGTTGTAGTTGTTCCATCAGCATTATTACCGTCCCAAGTAACAGTTACTGTTCCAAGTCTTGGAGCACTTAGGATAGGAGCAGACGGGACACCAACACCACCATCTAGGGCAGCAGTGCCAGTGGTAATATTTCCAGCAAGGTGCGTAGATTCCATACCAGAGCTATCAAAGGCAAGAACTTCAAAATAGTAAGTGATACCAGGAACTAGATTCTCTATAGTTTGGGTAGTCTCGGAACCATAGCTAAGCTTTATCCAGTCCGCGCTAGGACTATCTCTATACCAAATTCGATACCCAACTAGGTCATCTAGCGGTTTAGTGTTCACATTTGTAGTTGGTGCAGTCCAGCTAAGAGTTACCCTAGACCTAGCACCAGATGCTCCGCCTTGAAGATTATATCCAGCTGTCGATAGGTTTAGCGAGGTAGGCGGCGATGGTGCGACACCATCACTAGCTAGAGCACCCTCAGTCCAAAGAACATATCGAATACCATTCCAGTAGTAAGTAAGCCCATCCGTAGTATTTACCCAAGTAGCACCTACACGGACTTCCTTCTGAGCAACACCATAAGCATATTTACTGGTAACAGTTGTTAGCGACTGCGAAGCAGATAGTGCGGTATCAAAAGCGTACGTAAGCTGAGTAGAGCTAGGAACGCTAGCTACCTTAAATATTCCATCAATGCCATAGTACGGAGATGCTGGACCTAGATCACTCACAGAGATTATGTCGCCAGCATTAAAATGATGACCGCCAGAAAAGTTTAAGGTGGCAACAGTAGTAGTTGCTTGAGTACTAGTTATTGCAGCTCTAGTTTTTAAAGTTGCATTAGTACTATATCCATATAAGTACGGAAAATTTGTAGTTGTAGATCCAGTTGTGTAGTATCCAGTGTGCGTAATAGTGTTACCAGGGGCTACCATCCAGCTTTTTCTAGCTGTACCTGCTGGAGCGTCGTCTCCCATTACGCTATAGGTGCCAGAAGGGTTGGCATAGCTGCCAGTTACATCTACACCACTTACAGTTATTCCTAAGCCCTTTTCAATTAGTGGATCAGCTTCAAACCATAGTTCTACTCGGTCAAGACCGCTAGCTGCACCAGTTGTCTGAGCCGGGTACCAATAGCCACCAGCAACCTTAATCCAAGGGTTAGGGCTGTTACTATTAGTAGCACCTGGCGGTGGCTCGATTATATTGCTATTAGGATTAGCAACTACAGTTGTAGTAGATCCCTTGCTATTCTTGAGCTCAACATTTTTTAGTCTCCTATCGACCGAGGATAGTAAACTAGTAAGTTTTTTACGTCTTCTTCTAAGTGCCATTTTATACGTTAGTCCTTATATATTGATATGCTTTTGCTCCGTTGTAGCCATTTAAAACAAAACTATAGCTAGTATCTGAAGTAAGACCAGTAGCAGTATATGTAGTCTGAACAACACCACCAGAAGCAACTGACCATGTATTAATGGTTGTACCGTCCTTTGTCAATGTTGCAGATAGTGTAGTAGGGTTTTCCTGAAGAATTAGAACACTAAACGTCGCTGATGTGCTGGTAACTTCAGTTACTACTAGGTCAAGCCTAGCTACTCCAACAGTATCTATAGCTCTTTCTAGAACTAGCTGAAGAGTAACCTGCTCAGGGAAACTAGGGTTATCCGGAACAGTTACCTCATAAGAATCTATTTTTCGTAGTAACATGCCCTGTCTATCCCCCTGAGTGGAGCCAGGTTCTAGGTCACTCTGCAATCTTAGTGACACAAAGTCATCATTATTTATGATCACCGAACACCAGTCACCAGGAGAATATGAGCCAACTTCTGGTCTTACAGAGCCATTGACTACTACCGAAAAATGAGAAACAGGCGGTAAAGACTCACTTAGGTAGCGAGCAGCATAGTTATAAAGTGTGTCCTCGTCGCTAACACCATTAACTTTTTCAACTTGATCAAGTATAGGCCATCCAGCATCAATATACTCTATTGAACTCTCTCCAGCATAAGGAAGACTGGCATCCGAGTTACCAGTATCATCCTCGCCTTGAACCCAGAAGCGAGTGGCTGCATCTTCAGCAGTCTCTTCCATACTCGCCCCTAGAATGCTTCCAGGGTGCTCAAAAACTACTTGATCCGCTCCGAATGCGCTAGGAGGTGCGTATTGACCTACTGGTAATACATCCCCCGGAAGTGTGTTCAAATAGGTAACTAAAGAATCTGGTTTTAGAGGTAAGAAAACAAATGTCTTATCAAATTTTCCAGTTGTAGCGTTATAAGCGCAGTCAATTCTATATTCAAAACCATCAGGAACATTAGAGTAATCGTCTAAAATGTCACCAACAGTCCTAAGCTCTGAACCCCTAAATAGTGGATTTACTCTAGGATTCTGGGAGCTTAGAGCACTGGCTGGATCGTAAGAGATATCTAAACCAGAATTTAACGTGTACTCACCGTAACTAGCGAATCTTGCGGAAGGGCTTCTAGTGACTGTTGCTCCAGAACCTACAGCACTAGTTACAATTTCTATAGCAAAAGGAGTACTGTACGAGAATGTTGTAGTGGTTGGCACCGAAGTAACTGTCCACTCCCCATCTACGGCTCCATGGACATTATTTACAGTCACAATATCGCCTACTGAAATACCGTGAGTTGTCGATGTAGTCAGCGTGACAGTACCGTCAATACCTCTAGCAATGTAGGTAATAGTGCTAACAGAAGGCGATAGTGCAGTAGATCCGCTATTAGATCCAGTGTTAGCAAATGTTACGCTATTACTAGAAGGAGTGCTGATAACTATATGGCGACCATTTGACTCTCCTAGGGAGTTTGTCATATAGCTCGTAGGGACATTTCTAAGTGTAAACCGCTGACCAGGAATTAGATAGTGATCTTCATTAAAGACTAAGGTAGCAACGTTGCTACTTCTAGAAATAGAAGAAATAGCTTGATCAAAGTTACTTGCTGGCTCTATCTCGGTATTGGGAAATTTCATAGAGTACAGATCAAGCTTTAGAGACTCTAACAGGTCGCGCATATATTCGTAGCTATCTTGACGAACTGTAACGGTACAAGCATCATCAGTAAAACTACCAGCAATAGTACCAAAAGAGAATGTAGTAGTGTTAGTTACTCCAGTTATTGTGTAGTAGCCATTCTTACCGTAGTTAACATCGGACCCGAAACTAATAAAAATCGGGGAGTTTACAGTAAAAGTATGAGTATCATACGTTAGTACAGCTGTAGCTGTACCAGAGCCATTCAAAGTAATTGTAGCTTCATACTCATTTTTCCAAGTTTTCCATAGAACTCGGTGATATAGGTAGCTTGTAAATTCTGCACCAGAAATATTCAAAGTTTTAGATGCAAGGTCATAACTTCTTGCCCACAATATCCCGCCCCATACGCATATATTGTCTCTAACTATAAACAGTGCAGTTTTACCAGGAAGAGTATTCGCATACAGTTCCATATTAAAAGTTCCATCGATAACTGGAATATCACCACTAAATGATCCAGCTTCTTTCAAAGAACGAGTATATTTTACGTTCTGAAAAGGAATCTCATTTAAGATATTCCCTGTAACTAGGTCAGCAACTATGTATTTATAGTTGGAAACTAGATCCTGTTTTGCTGTAGATATCGCTACCATTTACACTCGCATCGTTTGTCTAATTGTCTTTTAATAAGTATAACAGCTAGCCAATCCAGCCAGAACGATAGTACATTTTACATGTGAGACCAGTACCACCAGTAAATGTAAGGGTATTACTACCTGGTTCTAGATAAATCCAGTCAATCAAAGTTTTTACTTTAGTTCGTCCGCTCTCTATAGTAGATCCGTTTACAGTTATAACGTCCCGATTGTGGGTATCTATTTCTAGGGTTCCAGTAAAATTCTTATTTATACCGGTTATTGTTTCAGTAGTATATCCGGTAGCAGTTTTAGTAATAGTTGCAGTACCAGAAGAGTAAGTACCTGATATTTCAAAGATAATTGGGGTTCTCACATTGCCAGAATTAGTTACAGTTACTCCGCTACTAATCACATTAGCGGTCTTATAGCCGCCATCGGTAGCTACATACTCGTATTTAATGGGGTCAGCTGCACGAAGTCCGATAGAGAACTCTGTTCTACCTCTAGCAGTGACAGTTGCAATATCTGGACGACCGTTTAGCCGCACAAAGGTAGTTTTAGGGGTAGATTCATTTACAGTAAGCCAATCACCCTCATATACAAGGCTAGTTGCTGATATAAGTGTATTCCTAGCTGCCTCAACCTTAGACGGGTCAGGTGTTAAAAATACACCACTAAGCGTGATATCACGAGCTGCCCAGCGACCTCTGGCATCATATGATCCATCACCCCACCCGCGAGCTAGTTCTGGCATCTGAGGGTCTGGATGCTCCCACCAGCCCTGTATGTCTGTACAAACCCATACAACGCCATTGGCATCCACCGTATTGAGAGTTAAACTACCTAGAGATATGTCAGCATTGAGCTGCATACCGGTAACGTATGGATACGGATACTTAGTAAGAGCAATATTTACTTGCTTATTTTCAGCAGCCTGAGTACCCGGATTAGTAGTTAAGCTTGGATCTACCATTAGATTGTTCCCTTACGAATCTCGAATGCAATTCTTCTAGATACCATTTCTGCTAGTGAACGTTCATCCATACCAGGAGATGGATTTATGACCATGTTTATGGTAGGGGCTGTTTTAACTGATTGGTTGTTATTAATTCTATCTAGTAGCTCCCTATTCTCAGAGGTTGCCCTAGCATTGATTATATATTCACCATTTGAAAGCATCGCTGGTATCGAGTCAGAGCGGGATGTTCCAGCACCAGATACATAACCACCAGGAGCTAGACGCTTAACATATCCACCATTGGCAAATCCGACAAATCCACCATCTTTTTTCTTAGGACCTGTAAGCCATCCAAAGATGTTATCCCAAAAACCAGAACCCTTACCGTAATTCTTTTTTATACTCTCTAGTTTTTCAGTAGCTTTACCAGTATTCGCATCTACAGAAATTTGAATATCTTTAGGGGTACCTAGAAGTGTATCTGCTAAAGTTTTTGCTTTATCTTTTGTTAGTCCCATTTTTTCGGCTGCCTTGACAAGGGATTCTCTACCCTTATCCATTGATTTGGTGAGCTCATCGGTATTTCCAGTAGCCTTATAGATAGCAGTAGCTTGGTTAACTGCTGATCTAGCTAGGTCATCAAGTGCTGACTGGTTACTTCTACCAGCAGCTGTAGTGATATCTAGATTTTTACCATTAGTTTTTACTGACTCAGTTACGCTATCTACTGCAGCTTCAAATCTTCTGACTGCATCTCTAGTGTCAAGATTGGTCTTACCAAATCCTAAAATCTTGTCAGAAAGCCACTGAACTTTTTTAGATGCATTATCTGCAGCAGTATCGACGCCACCTAAACCACTAGCCATAATATTTGAATAATCACCACCGCGCTGCATAGCAATATTTAGAAGCGTAGTATCATCTGTAGCCATTCCTGCATTTCTAGCAGTCTCCGCCAACTGGGTCTTCAGTTCTGGCATAGCTTCTAAGAATCGACGTGCATCAGCGTCAGTCATCTGGTATGCCTTGGTAAGCTCTAAAAATTTAGAAGAAGCATCAGGAATAGAGCTACCAGCAAGCTGAGCCAGTGCAGATCCAGTATTTCCAATAGCGGTCTCAACTTTTGTCCAGTCAGACTCTTTATCAAACCAGTCCTGAGTACCACCTATACTCTTACCAAATCCAGTATTTTCTTTACTTAGTGCAGCCAATACTAGTTTCATTTTATCGCCACTAGTAGCTAAGTCATCCATACTGGTTATATAGGTATTTAGATGTACAATTGGGGTATCTCCAATCATACCGCTTATCTCTCTCTTAACATACATGATGTTTCCACCAGTATCTTTGAGAGCCTCTTTCATGACATCTACACCAGATTTACCTGATAAAAATGCATTTCTAATTTTTTCGCCTGAAGTTACAGAATCTTTTTTAGCCTGCTCTAGTTGGTCATTTAGAGCTATAACTCCAGCAACAACAGCGCCAATAATGCCTACTACACCAAAAGCACCTTTAAGGACCACACCAAACTTACCAACAGCAGTGGTTGCGGTGGTAAAAGCACCTGGAAGCCCCTTAATCATATTGTAGGGGCCTAGTATGACACCAGCAATAATCTTAAATCCAAAGCTAAATGCTTTGTGTAGAGTACCAACTGCTAGAGCTACACCTGAAATCTGAGTAACTATATTGACTAAACTCTTGAAAGTCTCATTATTAAGCGCATCCGCTGCAAATTTAGCGACATTTCTAAGAGTGCCAAAGTATACATTTATTTGCCCACTATCTGCAAAAATAGAAGCAATTTTAGTAATTTGAACTATCAAATCAGCAAGGATAGGTCCTGCTTTGGCTCCCTCGCGCAACATGCTACCTAGGTAAGGAGCACCTAGAGCTAAGGTATCAAAAGTTTTTTTAATTTCTGGCATATCAGCAAGCTTGCCAATTTCAGAAACTAAAGAACCAACTGACTGAAGAATAGCTTTAGAGTTTTTAGAGGCACCTAGAAAATAACCCTGAAGGTTTGCTTTGCCCATGTTCTCTGAGAGTTCTGCCCACTTTTTAGTGGCACCCTTAAGCCAGTTAAGCATATACTGACCACCACCAACAGTACCAAAGTTGGCTTTTATAATGTCACCTAAGAAGTTGAAACTATTGCCAAAAACCTTGCCAAAATCAGCAGCTAGTTCTCCAGATCTATTAAAGAACTTTTCCAACTCCCCGGATGCTGCTTTAGTATCTAAGAAGTTACTGAAGGTTTCGCTTTGCTTCTCTAGATAGCCTACAAAACGACGAGTCAAGGGGTCAGCAGCTTTGATTATTGTTAGTAGACTGCTATAAACATTTCCTGCAATATTCCCAAAAGAAGGTAGCAATCTTGCCATATTATCTAGAACATCTTGTAGATTAGCTAGATTCTTTGGAGATAGTAGTTTATCCGTGAAGTTGGCAGCAGCTAGTCCCATTGCCTGACCTATCCTATAAAATCCAGTCTGTAGGATTTTAGGGAGCGGAGATGCAACAATTCTTTCTAGCTGATCCTGCAAGATAGGTAGAAATCCTTTAGCAGCTGCTTCTTTTAGATCATCTAGGAGCGGTTTGAGACTAGCTAAATACTGCGCAAACTTTTTTTGACTAGGTGTTAGACCTGCATAAGGGTCTGCACCACCACCTGAAGCATCTTTATTAGCATCTTTAGCTGATTTAGCTTTACGAAGTGCTAGTTCTGCTTCATTGTATGCTAGCTGCGCTTCCCTACGAGCTACGCTATTCCCAGGTAGATCCTGGGTCCTTAGCAGTGCCTCTCTAGCTTTTTCTAAATTAAGTGCAGCCCTGTCAACAGTGAGCGCTGCCTCTTCTGCATCAAATCCTATTTGCTTTAGTGATTTGCCGTACCCACCGTTGGCTTTAGTAGCAGCTTGCACTGCTTTCATTATACCACCTAGTGCTAGCTTTGCAACTCCAAAGCCAACTTTCAAGGTAATCATTGCACTACCTAAAGCTGCTATAGACCCAGCGGCCCCTCCAGCAGCTCCAACTATAGCACCTAGACCTCCGACTAGGTCAGATACTCCAGCAGCTAAAGTTCCTACAGCTGTCTGAAGTTTGAAACTTGCTTTAGCTAGAGATGTCCATTTATCTTTAGCTGCCTCAGCCTCTCTTGCAAAGTCAGACTTAAAAGTCTTAGCTATACTTTGACCAGTTTTTTTAATGGTATCTTCGGCACCATCAAAACCACGCCTAATGTCATCTTTAACACTAGTAGTTATAGCACGAACGACAATATGAGCCTCGCCTACTACAGCCATTTAACTACTCCTACTCTCTATTAAAGACGGCAACTATCCAATTGGTGCGTCTAGAACATCTCCAAATGGATTCATAGAATCTGGATTGAATTCCGTTGGTTCTATATATGGTTTTAGTTCAATACCATCTTCTGATTTTGTAGGTTCAGGTTTCTCTATTACTGCATATGCATAATCTTTTTCATACATTGCTTTATATAGCCTGATTCTACGTCTTTCAGTTATGATGGCATGTTCCTGGGAGATAAAACTATTGTCTTCTTCAAAGAAATAATGAATAACATCTAACATGTCTGATGCTTCCATCTGTAGTAGATGTATATCGTTCACTATTGCCTTTCCGTTAACGTAGTGCCAGAGGTCTATTGCCCAGTCGATTAGTCCTCTGGCTGCTGATTTGGGCGGTTAGTATACTCTGACATTAGCCACGATACAATCTCGCTTAGGGTCTCAACAGGAACTACTTTGTCCTTATCTTTAACTAGAGCATCAAAACGCTCGAAGCTCTCATTAATAAGTACATGAGAGAAAAAATCATTGATCATGCGCAAAGATCCGACGGAATCACTCTCATCATTTGCAGCCGAGATAAGTTCAATAAGGAATCTGCCTTGAATAGCCTTTACACAAAAAAACTCTTCACCATGTATCTTGAAGGAGATAGGCTCTACGTTTTCTTGATCTGGTCCAGAACCAAAGTCTTTGAATCTAGTCATTTTTTTCTTTCTTGTTATTTGTATTTGTATTTAGGTATTTACCTGATATAAGTTTATCAAAATAAAAAACTGTCTATTAGTACTTAAAGTGTCTAAGTTGACGGCTTAGGTATGGATTAGGTCTAGTTCCAGGGTGTAAAACTCTCTGACTTCTAATAATTTTAGATCCAGATCTAAATACCAAAACTCCACCTTCATCCTTAGGAGCGATAAAATGAGGTTTAGATCCGTTATGATGTAGCAGGGCATAACTCAGGTTGGATCCCATTATTACGGTCTGCCCCCTGGAGTCAGCAGTGTGAGTTTTATATAAAGACTTTCTAAGTGCTCCAGTTCTAACACCAACTTGAGCCTTAGCACCATACATAGCCATAGTGCTACGTCGCTCTAGGTCTTTCCAAAGCCCTCCGGCTGGAGTATGTAGTTCCAGATTTAGTGCCCATTCGTAGAACTTAATATCCTTATAACTCAGTGTCATAGTTATGTTTGTAGTTCTAAAAGCTACACCAGTTGCTTGTCTAGTTGATCTTCCAGATCTTCTAGATCTAGTAGATTTTCTAAGTGCCTTACCTACATAGTAGCCACCTATGCTATCTCCGATTAGCCCGTATGCTGGCATTTTATGGTACCGCCATGGTTATAGTCATATTGGTAGTTTGGAATCCACCCTCGGGACCAGAAGTCTCTAGAGTAGCTATCACACCTATTCCATAACCAGTTTCATCCCATTGGTCAAGTAGGTTTATAGATTCCATCAAAATCCAAGAATCTATAGCCACCATCTCAGAGGCTATCTGTATTTTTTCTGGAGAAGGTGGTCTACCATTTTGACCAACTATGGGAGTTGCTCTAGATATAGAAATATTCAAAGTAGCACTACGAGGGACATGGCAACGCTGTGGCTCATTTACCTGAGCTCCAGGGGTACCTAAAAACATCTGAGCAAATGAGACAACCAACTGCTCGCAGTCGATAGCTGGTTGACCCATCGTCCAGTAGCAACGGTTAGGGAGACTAACGTTATAAGACTGGAATACTGTCTGGATGCGCTCTAAGACGCCTTCCATCATATCTCTTAGATTTGTGGCGTCTTCTGCAGCACCGCTTATATCAATAGCGGTTGCCATTTATTAGCCCTCTACTACTGGCTCTTCAGCTGCAACAACTACTTCTTCAATTACGGCAACTACCTCTTCAACTACAGCAACTGGCTCTTCTACAACTGGAGCAGCCTTAGCAGCTTTGGTACCCTTCAGAGCTGGAGCTGGCTTAGCAACTACTACCTCTGGCTTAGCGGTACCGAGCATGTCTTCCGCACGGAAGTTTGTCTGGATTCCTGACATTTTTATTCCTAACTATACATCTTGATCTGGAGGTTTCCAGATGCTACTGTTACAATATTTTCCACGCCATCGATTGTTTTGGTGGCATATAGAGTCCATGTACCCGGATCTATCATACCTAGAGCTGAAACAGCCTTACTGTAAGGTACAGTAAATGAAACTGTATCAGTTCCCTGATCGACAGTGATGCTACTTGAATCTAAATCAACAGATACAGATTCACCGTAGTTTTGTAGTGTAACTTCTGCAGCCCATCCGTCTTCAGGGAAGAAGTTACTCAAATCTAGTCCAAGGCCAGTTGATGACCACCCAGCTGAGTCATCACTAGTAGGCTGTACAACTATGTCATAGTCGACACCAGAAGCAAGTTTAAGTGGTTTTGGCGAGTAGCGACGTGCTCTAGGAGTGTCCACAGAGAATACTTTTGCCTTTTTACGAGCATTATCTGGGTTTACTGTCTTAAGGAAAAGGTCAACAACTAGAAGACCAGTACGAAGTTCAGCAATAAATTCTTGATTGTCTAGGATTGTATATGAAACACCCTGACGAGAAACCGAAGTAACACGCTGTGGCAGCTGGCATGTGTCATCATCTGACCAGAGTTTAATAAATTCTGTAGCTAGAGTTCTGGCAGCCATTTTTCCTGCTACTGGAACAGGAGTACCGTAGGAATAAGTAACTTCGGTATTACAAGGTGTCCAAGCAGTTCCAGCTTTAACGTGAATAGTTGAGTGATCAACTAGGTAATAGTTACTAGGGTTGATAATCGCACCAACACGGTTGCGCATCGAGTGAATCTTAGTTACTGGACGCCCGCGCAATTTAATGCGAGAGTCAGGAGACATACCGTCAGCAGTTAGCTCTGAGTATTCATCGTAATCCCCCGAAGGAATATTGTAGACGTCTCCACCAAAAAGGATTGGGCTGGTGGTCTTTCTAGATGGACCTAATCTATTGTTTCTCAAGGTACATGTGTAACGCTCGGTTACAGTAGTCTCACCAGTATATTTTCTACCTGACATAGCCCAGAGTAGGTACGAAGCCATCTTAATTGCTTCAGTAGTGAACTCGGTATAGGCGTAGTTATCTCCCAGCTCTTCGGCTGTGATCCATAGATTGTTACCCATAATATACCTCTTATATAAGTTTAAACGGGTGACAGACTAGTGATTAGACCAGTCCGCCACCCGTTAACTGTTATGACTTACGCGCCGGTTTCGTTACCGATGATGATGCGGTCTACAGTAGCATCAGCGTTGTAGTTGATGTTACCTGGAACGTTATATGCACCAGCAGCCACTGGGTCAGTAAGTGTAGTAACTGCAATAGGAGCTGGGTGGCTCTCGGTAGTAGCATTGGTTACAGTTACACGAGCACCAGAGGTTACTATGAACGAAGCAACGTTAGCTGTAATCGAGCTGTTAACAAAGTTAACTGTGTTAGCGACAACGTTAGCAACTGTACGAGTACCGTTGAATAGTTCTCCAACATTCTGAATGTATAGAGTGTCGCCAGCTTCAATTGCAGGAGCAGCACTAAATACAAGGCTAGCAACAGTGTTAGCAAGTGCAGCAGATGCACTGTTAATCGAAATCGTGTTAGCGACGTAGTTAGTTGCTGTGTTAGCGAGGAATACGACCTGGTCAGTCGAGTTATCGGTCCAGGTGTAGAAGCCCTTAAGACCAGTAGGTGCCCATGAAGTACGTGCATATGCGTATGGACGCTCTGCAGCAACTGGGAACTCCCAGCGACCATCAATTCCACCCTGGAAGCTAGCATTCCCAAGACCGAAGCCTTCGAAGGTGTTAGCCATCAGACCGTTTTCAATAACGCGGTCACCAGACTGACGCATCTTCACGTATGGGAATACCCAGTGGTAGTAAGGAAGAGTGCTTGAGCGCTTTCCATCCTTTACAGCATATGACCAAGCTTCGATTGAAACACCGTTACCAGCAGGGTCATCGCCAACACCAGGAGAAGCCCAACCAACAGATTTAGTGTTTGGGTCTTCGGCTGATCCAATGTTCTTGCGAAGAAGGAGACCACCAGAGATTAGAGCTGAAAGCTCAGGATCTGGCTCACAAATAGCGAGCTCCATGGTGATTCTCTTAAGAGTGTCCGGGGCTTTGTATGTCACACATACAACACCATTTGCACCCTTTTCAGTGATCTCGTCGCCCTCTTCATATTCAGGGGTAAACGAAATACGCATGAAGGCAGAAGTGGTGTACGAGTCACCAGGTCCTGTCAACAGGTTTCCTGCAGCATCCAAGCGGGTGACACGGATTGACACACCCTGGATGCTAGCAGCATATTCTTGAGTAGCCATAAGCTATTTCTCCTTGGTTATCTTGTTTAAGCTGCGGTCAGGTCGACGCGAACAGCTAGGTGTATCGAGGTGTCAAAGTAAACCGCAGCTGGGCGGATTGCCTTGAGTCTCATGTCATTCTGGTTTCCTGCGACATCATAGGCTTGACCTAGATTATCGTTTACGACATCGACATCTCCGATATACACTCGGACAGTTCCTGTTCCGTAAATCCATTTATTAGATACAGAAGCAGTAGCCCCTGTAGCACCATCAGGACCAGTTCCTGTATATCCTGATCCGGTCACAACTGGAGTACCGCCCATCGTCTGTAGGTGGTCTTTCTCCTTGTTGTGGAAAAGCATTTGGCTATTACTTGAAAGAATAGCAACAACATCGCGAGTGGCGTGAATAATTCCTTGCTCACCGGCATGAGAAGCTTCAGCAATTCCCTGCTCTAAAATAGATAAAGCACGTTTGGCAGAAACAGCAGTTCCACCATTAAGAACTACAACTCCAGTAGAGGTAAGAGCTTTATTAGGGTGACTAGTAGCTTTACGAATAGCTCCATCCCAGAGCTCTTGCTCGATGGCACGCTGAGTAGTGGCTTCAAGCTGACGCTTAATACGAGCAACCCGGTCAATTCCTCTAAAACCTAGAGCTGAGCGGTCTTCCTGAACTTCGATGAAGAAAGGTTTGATTTCATCATAATAATTTACTGATCCAGCGCCAGCAATTTGAGTCTCATTAGCATTGGTGTCATCTACGTTGTAGAGAGCATAAAGGTCGGTTTCCCACTCCTGTGAAAATCCACGTACCCAGTGGTCTTCGTTAGGGTCAGTGACAGCATCTACTACAGCAAGTAGGCCAAAAGCGGAGGGCACAATCTTTGGTGCCTCTACAACGCCATTCTTTGGGAAAGCCATTTCAATCCTTAATATAAATCTGTTTGTGTTTTGTATCGGGGGAGCCAGTTTCCTGGCTCCCCTTCAACATTTACTTCAATCGAGTATTAGAGCTCGATGGTTGCAGCAGCGGTGCCACCAGTGGTGTCGCGTAGTGCAGCAGCTACACCGTTGATGCTGATGGTCGAGGTGATCTTAAGAGCCTCAACACCAACCTTGGCTACGTTCTCGAAGGTTTCAACGAACATCTTGTAGTCGTTAGTACCAACAAGTGACGAGTCACGGATGATACCAAGGTCAAGAGTTCCACCATCAAGGAACAAGAAGGTTCCTTCAGCAAACAAGAACCAGTCGAAGCTGTCTGGGAACTCAAGAAGTGCAGCTGAGCCACTCTGAGTACCGAATACAGTTGCATCGAGCGAAGCTACTAGGTCAACGTTAGCGGTTGCTAGGTAGCCATCGATCTCTGACTTCGATAGTGATAGGGTTCCATCACCAGGCATCGACAAGGTTAGGTCTGCAGCCATAGCGTCATATACCCAAGCTGGGATGATTGCCTTCAGAGTGGTCTGAGGGTCAATGCGGTGACGTGAACGGTAAGCAGTAGCCGCACGACGGATCTGAACTAGGAAGTCGCGACCAAAACCAATTAGGTTAGTGGTAGTAACAGCAGTCGAAAGTGATCCGATGTTGGTAAGCAAGTTCTGCTCAGCCTCACGAGCGTGCTGTACAAGAGCAAGCTCGTTGTGACGAGCGATTAGCTCTGGGTAAGCGCGGCTCATTAGGTTACCAAACTGTAGCTGTAGAGTTACGGCGTCAGTCGAAACAGTGGTTTCGGTTGCAGCTGAAACAGACAAGCTAGTCTTGGTTGCGGTACCTGGAGAAGCATCTACAGCATTGGTCCATACACCAACAGCATTGGCATAGTCGCCAGTGTGGAAGGTAGGTGGAACGATGAAGCGGATACCGCCACGGTCAGCCTGGAAGCGAGGCAATGCATCGCGAACTGGGCGAACTGAGGTAGCTCCCTGAGAGAAGATGTCGTACTTAACCTCGAATGGAGCCGAGTGACCACCAGAAGCGGTAATCGCCTCAGGGCCTGAAACAGCCTGAATCTTGGTCCAGTTTGACTCTGCGTCTGTGGTTAGAACGCGCTCTTCTGGGAATGAAGTGGTTACAGAGGCAACAATGTGCTGCTCTCCATCTCCACCGTTTACACGGCGAAGAGAGTGAATTCTCTTCTCCATTGCCTGAGCTACTTCGCTCATGCTGTTGATTGTGCTTCCGGCTGTGTAACCAGGGATGTCAGCGCCCGCAGTGATTGCCACTGGAGCTGCTTCCGATACCTCGATTACAGGGAGACGGTCAGCTGGAGCCTCAAAGGTTCCTTCTGCTGCGGCGGTCACGGTTGCCTGCTCTTCCTGCTCTTCTGGAGCAATAGGTGTTGTTTCTTCTGATGTTGCTGGGGTTTCATCTGTTGACGCTTCAGAGCCTTCAACTGCTTCAATAGCAGTGTCAGATACTTCTTCGGTGTCTTCAGGTTCGCTGGTCGAAAGTTCCGATCCATCTTCTGAGATTGTTGACGCTTCAGAGTCAATGTCAGCAGAAGCCTTTACAGGCTCCTTCTTCTCTTCCTCTTCAGTTTCCTTGGCTTCTTCTTCAGCGGTTCCTTCTTCAACCTGTCCAGGCTCCTCTTCAGGAGTTGGAGCAGTCTCTGTTGGTTCCTCTGCAGCTGGAGTTTCCTCCACTGGAGCTTCCTCTGCTGGGACTACGTCCTCAACTGGGGCATCTTCATTCATAGCCATTTCTTCTCCCGACATCTCTGCCTCTCCCTTAACGCGCGAGGTTGCTTCCGCAGCCTTAGCAGCAAGCTCTTCAGCCTGTGCCTCTCGGCGAGAAAGCTCACCGCGAACGATGTCAAGTGAGTCAGCAAGTGACGTCATAGCATCAACTATCTCAGGAGTAGGGTCTGATCCCTCAACCGATTCAAACTGCGAGACGATCTCACCCTGTAGCTCGGCGACCTGTTCGTCGCTAAGCTCAGCGATGGTGTCTAGCTGAGTTTTAATCTGGTCGTACACTGTACCTCCTAGGCCAGTTTGTTGGATAACTGTTATTTTGACAGTTATGGTGAACAGTCAAGGCCGAGGGACTCTACGCATGATACGCGAGGCGCTCTACCTATCACTAATTGTACCTTACTTTTTAGGTAAGGAGTCGGAGTAGCGTGCTCATCTCAGACTGAACTTCACCCTGAGAGTACACATCTGCACCCGACATATAGGACTTAAGACTTGCAGTTGCAATGTCCGCATCCTTTTTACCGATCTTGTCTTCGACTCGGGAAATCATGCCTTTGATGAGATCCTTAAGTCCAGCAGGAAGATCGCTAAACCTTAGTTTGTCTGCGTCTTTTCCAAATGGAAGAGGCAGGTTAGAGATAACAGTTCCAAGTTCCTTGGCTGTAGCTCTTACATTTTCTAGAGATCTAGGGTTGAGAGCCTTAGAGTCAAGACGATCAATCATTTCTAGAAGCTTTCCGCTAGCCTTAGCTGAGTCCACGTAGTTACCAGCAAACTCTAGATTCTCTGCTGTCTGAACTTTATTCAGTGCATCCTGAAGACCTGCAACACCTAGATCTTGTCTTAGGCGAGCAAGAACCTTACGGTATTTACCGCGAGCATCACGAGGCTGAGTTACAGGTGTGTACTTAGTACGACCATTCTTATCATAAGCATCCTGAGCAGTAGTCTTACCAGCTTTGATATCTTCAGCTAGCTTAATCTCGTCTGCGGTCTGCTTATCTGCCTCAGCCTTAGCGTCTGCAAGTTTCTTTAGTTCTTCCTCAGAAATGGTCCCCTTAGCATCAGCAGAGTTGGCGAATTCACTGATTGATGCAATAATTGCACGCATCTCGTCTAGTGCAGAAGAAGCTTCCATAGATGAAGCAGACTTCCATTCTTCAGGAACTAGTACAGCAAGCTTTAGTGCACGAGCACGCTTACGTATGTGAGCGCGAACCTTTGCACGATCTTTAGGGTTAGAACGTCCATATGCCTTAATAGCATTCTTCAAGTCCTTCTCGTTACGGATTGGGTAAGAGCCATCTGGAAGCGCCGCACCTTCCTCGGCAAGAGCTTTACGCTCTTGCTCGGAGATAGTAGCTAGTTCAGCAATAGCTGATGCAACTAGAGCACGCTCACGAAGAGACTCTACCTGAGCAGATGCAGCAACAGTCTTTGGCTTCTTCCACTCTTCTGGAATTAAGTCAGCAACTTTGAGGGCACGAGCACGCTTTACAATGTGCTTACGAGCAGCTTCTTTATCCTTTGCACGTCCATAAGCGTGGATTGCAGCCTTTATATCATCCTTGGTCTTAATAGGGAAAGAACCATCTGGAAGAGCCCAGCCCTTAGAGGCATACTCTTCACGCTTTGCACGTGGGATGTAGCCAAACTCGGCTTCTGCACGCTGTAGAGCAGCTTCGGTAATTGCACCGAGTTCACTCATTTTCTGAGCCTTTAGAGATAGAGACATAACTGCTTCGCTCTTAAGAACTGCCATATCGTAGGCACCAGCTGCAACAAGAGCCATAACCTTACCAGAAGCTACCATTGCACGGGCAATCGGGAATCCTGGAACGTTAACCTGGCAAACTGCAACTAGCTCGAGTGAGCCACCGATTGGACGCCAGTCACCTGAAGGAGCAGATGCACGAAGTGCACGAATCTGAGCCTCAGTTACGTCTGGGCGTAGCGAGCCTGCTACCCAAATACCGTAGTCATCTTCACCAGCGTGAACATCAGCAATTGCAGATGCGGTATCGTCGTAGTGCTTTGCTGCCTGCTCGGCTGAAGCGTGTAGGGAAGCGTGACCACCAGCAAGAGTCAGCTGACCTACTGGAACATCCTTACCTTCTGCAGTACGAACAACACCAGTGTGGAAGTAAGCGTACTTGCTCTTTGAGCGAGGTGGGCGGGTTGCACGAGGCATACCAATGTGGTTAACGTGCCAAGCAGCAATGTGACCAAAGATGTATCCATTAGTGTCAATGGTTAGCGGGGTAGCCTTGGTTAAAGCTGGCTTCTGGAACCACTCGCTAGGAGGAGTTACAGGGATTTCTGACTCTAAAAATCCAGAAGCAGTTAGAGCTTCGGCTGCTACGAACGAGTCAACAGACTCTTCGTAAATTCCATCTTGCGGAATCAATTCTTCCTCCTGATTAGCCGACTCCCCGTCGATAAAAATAGTGCATTCCTGGAATGCAGGCTTAGCTACAATTGTAGCAGCCATTACACGGGCATGATTTATGATGAGCTTCTGTTTACTGATTTCATCAGACTTTTCAGATGCTTCTGGTTCATATTCTTTGGCTTCAAACTGATCTAGGTCAGCAGATACTCCACGAATAAACCCGTTTCGTACTAGACGCTCTGCCTCTCGACCGTAAGGTCCAGTATCAAATACACCATAAGCATTTCCGATACCATCTTCAGTACGCTCCATGTGGTCAATTCGACCAACAACTACAGAACCATTGTGACCTTCACCAGTTTTGATCTGCCATAGCAGAGGAAGTGGTAGATCACGAACTTCAATAGCATCCTTCTTGAACTTACGTCCATCCCCAGATTCCATTGTCTCGGGTATTAGAAGAGGAATTTTGAAACTAGCTCCATTAGAGTTTCCAGATGCTACTATTCCTAGTACACGCTCGCGTGCAAAATCTGCCTTAGCAGTAAGTGCTGCTGCAGCAATCATTGCAGTATCCATCTCTTCTTCAGAGTTAAATAGGGAGAAGTATGCTTTGTTATTGTTTTTCCCCGGGTTAAATTTACTACCAGTGTAGACACCAGTAACTTCTTTATGGCGCAACTGACAATATCCCTTAGCGCGAACTCCCATGTATTTCGTTAGGTGTCGCACGCAACGAGTCCAATCTCCTGGAGTGCCCCAGCGGATCTTTAGTGCGCCTTCGCCTCTAGTCCAGTAGTGGCGAAGCTCTTCAGCATTACCCTTGTTACGATCTAAACCACCAGCAGCAATGAGTGCAATGAACTCATCATCCGCGCACTGAGAGATTTCTTCCATTGCTTCGATAATCTCAAAGTCTGGCTCCCACTCGTTATCGTAGATATCATCGTGCTCTGCTTGAATATCTTCTACAGGAGTAAGTAGATGCTTGTCCTCTATGTAGCCAGGAACTCCAGTATCTTCTGCCCATACTTCTTCCATGATGTATTCATCATTAGAGAAGTTACCGCGGTCGCGCTTTGCGTGAGTAGCAGTGTAGTAGCCGAGAGCATCCTTGTGGCGAAGCTGGCAATATCCCTTGGCACGTGGGCCCATATATTTGGCTAGGTGCTTAACGCAACGCTTCCAGTCGCCAGGGGTTCCCCAGCGAATCTTAGCAGCTCCCTCTCCACGTACCCAGTAGCGGCGAAGTTTCTCTGCATTTCCACGGTTACGGTCTAGACCACCGGCAGCTGTTAAAGCTTCGATAGGGTCTACCTCTAGAAATGAAAGGAATACCTGAGCAAACAGACTTGCAGCGATAGGGGTCTTAATTCCATCTACCTGCTTCAGTATGTCGTCAAGAATCTCATTAGTAATCATGACTACAGGAGGTGGAGTGGCAGACTGCATATCTCTAGCAATCTGAGGATCCTCTACCCATTTCTTATCTTGTCTCTTGAAAGTTGCAGGAGCAGTGCTGGTAGCACTAGCAGGAATAAGAGCGACCAAATCCATAACTGCAGCAGGGTCTTCAGGAGATACGATAGCAAAATACTTTGGCGGGACATCAGTAGTTTCTGGGGTCAGAGCAGTATCTGACCCGGCAGCAATAATTGAAAAATTACCTTTAAACTTGGTAATTCCCCAGCGAGAAGTAGCTTTAGCAGCATCGGCGGCACTACTAGGCTTATAAGACTTACGCATGTCTGAAACATACTTAGTCCAGTCGGTAAGCATGGTATGAATTTGCTTAGCATCCATCGGAGGAAGAGTTCCAGGAATATGTGCTTTTGGCTGATTAATTGGAGTGCGAGGTTCTCCAATAATTCCAGAAAGATCTATAACGTTTGGCTCATTAGACACCTGAGTAGCATTGGGTCTAGATGCATTGGTATTTCCCTCTGGATAAAGAAATTTACCATCAACATTGACTTCATTACCAGAATCTAGTTTTACCTTTACGGTCCCATCTGGATTGGTGCCTACTACAGTACCCTTGCCTTTAGTTTGGTCGTTTCCAACAGCAACTCGATCGTTACTCTTGATCCACCAGCCTTTAGCATTTCTAGACTGCTTCTGTACGTTCTGAGATCTCTCGTCTGGCGTGTAGCCATCAGACGGAGCAGCATTAGGGTCGGAACCAGTAGAAGTAGGGTTAGCAAACTCGTTTGCCGATGCCATAAGAACTAGGTCTAGGATATCTATATCTTCAGAGATAATCCCCTGAGCCATAAGCTCGGCTTCATCAGCATCAATGGTGTCGATGCTTACAGCCGAGTAAGGGTCTGAAGCAAGTCTTCCAGCAATGATTACAGCAGATTCAGGGTCAATGATGAAATAGTCATAATCTATCTGCTGATCTGAGTCAGCATCAAGAGCAGCATCTAGTGACCAGATATTGGAGTCAATGTCACCTAGGTTGTCCCAGGCATTGTCATCCCAAAGGGCAACAGCTCCGTTTATGTCTACCTTATATAGTCGATCAATTCGACCATCGTTAAGTCTAACTCTGGCTACAAACTCTGGACCGTAGGTCTCATCAAGTTCATATGCCTCATCAAATGCTCTAAGTGCATCTATGTTAGGTCCGCTAGCATCGGCAGTTAGTGCGTTCTCACGCTCTACTATCTTCTTAGCCCAACGCCATCCAGCATCTCCACCCCAAAGTGCCCAAGCGATACGCCCGTTAGATGGGAAGTTATCTTCTCCAGGCTCCCAGCCTTTACCCTTCTTGTCAACTTCGTGACGAGGGAAATACTTAGCAACATGTCTAAGCTTTTCAATACCAATCTGCCCGCCTTTAGCAAGAGTGCGAGCAGTATTCATACCTACCGGGGTTCCGCCGCGGTGGTGCTCCTTGTGCCACTCCAAAGCCTTCTTTGCTTCAGCCTGGACGCCACTAGGAATGGTATACATTCTGCTACCAGAAGCAGAAATAGGAGTGAGAGCATTGAATGATTTCTCGACTAGCTCCATAGTAGAGGTAGAGAACTCGATTGCAGCCTGAGACCATGTTCTCTTGCTAGAAAGGTGCTCTAGGTCACCAGTCTCGACTATTAGGTTGAGATTGATGTCTACAACAATCCCCTGACCGTCTAGCCCAAAAAGGGCAAGGTTGCTGGAGTGTCCAGAGTATTCAAACATAAGTGGGGTTACTCCTGGGTAGGAACGCTAATGATGTCCTTGTGGTCAATAATCTTGACTGCATACTTCTCTAGCTCACTGACATCTAGCTCGCCATTGTCGTACATTTTTACAGCAACGTGGTCACCATCAAAATCTTCAGATAGGAGAGAATCATCAACTACACCATTATCCTCGTCCGAGGACCAGTCGAGCTGATAGATATCATCCTGAGCTAGGTCAGTATCGATACGACTTTCTTCGCGAGTGACAAGATCCCAGGTACCGCCAGTGCGAATGAACATACCCATAGGAAAGAAGGCAAATAAGCCCTCAATGGAATCATCCTGAGGGTTCACATAGAACCAAACTGTTACTATATCGTCCATTGCCATTGGCTTAACTCTCTCTGTTGCTGAGGGAAATATCTCTATACATAGAGTATAGTCTTATTTTACCATCATTATTGATTATTGTTATTATTGACAGTTATATTATTGATATCCCTAAAAACAATTTCTTTGGCAGCCTCTGGGACCGTTCCAAGCATTAGTTTTAGATCAGAATCAGATGCTGTCTTTAGATCTAGATATTTCTTTATATGCTTACCAGACTCTAAATCATCATATGAATATGAAATCATAGTCTTATAGCTACGAATATTTCGATTAGCTACCCTAGCTTTTAGTCGATCTTCTATTCTAGATATGAATTTAATAAACTCGTCTGAAAACTGCAGCTCTTCAGCAGAATTCTTAAATTCTATTTGCTTTGCTTCATCTGTAATTAAGTCTTTAAACTTATCTGATGTGCCATAGAAGTAGAAATTGTCTGCATGCTTGTCCCAGGTTGCGCCGTCAGAGCTGTAGTAGTCAGACTGGTCAGCATTTAGCAGGGCACTACTGACTCTGGCTACGCTTATTACTTTTGATGTGCTCATGTTATAAGATGTCTTTCTTTCTAACTTGAAGAATACCTCTATTTAATACTACAAAATAGCTTACTCCACCGCTGCCGCCATCTACTTCTATTGCATCGTATCCGGCTAGTGCATAGTAACTAGATGCTTTATTTATAGGTAGATCCGAGACTAACCCTCTAGCTCTGGAAATAACATCTGAACTAGCTTCATCCGTGCCTGGATCTAATTCATTAGCGATCAATGATCGCATCATCTGATCTAGGGCATCCCTAAGTACAGATTCATTAGGCATATTTGAATCTTTAGAAAACCCTAATCTTCCTCTACCTAGAACTGCGACTTTAGCCTTAGGATCTATTGCCATCTCTAGTATTACGCTTCCGTATCCTCTAGCTTCTGCAGATGTGCCGGCAGTATAAGTACCATCACCGTACGCAGTGGTAGTCGAGTAGTATGATGGAGTTGATCCAGTTGCAAATGCCCTGTGTAGATCTTTCCCGGAATAGTGAGTACCGTCAGTTGTAGCTGCATTTACTCCACGGAATACCGTAGACCATCCTGGAGTAAAATCATCCACTAGCTGAGGCTTATTACTACCAAATCCAAGAATTCTTCCGAGCCTTTGAGCTGTTCTAGATCCGAATATAGTGCCTGGTCCATATTTAGTTCTATCCATTTCAGGATAGTTAGCCGAGTTATTCTCTGCTAGAACTGTGTCTATCAATGACAATGCAGCTTGACCAAAGGCATCCTTGAACTTCTGTCTCCAAGCAGTACTTTTCTTACCCTTAGCATATCCATAAGACTCTAGTAGATTCTCAAACCAAGCTGCTCCATTTCCGGATGCAACCATCTGAGCAAATAACTCCGCAAAATTCTCTGCAGGGCTAGCTGCTCCTCTAGTGCTTACATCTGGAACAGGATTATCAGTTGCTGATTTATCACTAGAGGTACTAGCCTTGGCCTGCACCTGATCACCTGTTAGACCGTATCTTCCAAGAATATAATCTCTTCTTTTTTGAAGAGTACCCTTTAGAGAACTAGCTACTGTAGGGTCAGTAATTATCGAGTCAACTATTGTAGAGATATCAGAATCAGCTAGTTTTAGAAGACGCTTAGCACTGTCAGTCTGGTCCTGCTGAGACATCGAGCTAAATAAGCGTACTGCGCCAGAGTTTGTACCGCCGCTAGTGAATGTACCTAGCTCGGTTACTGAGTCTCCAAAACTACTACCCTTTGCATCTCCCCTAGCTCGGTAGAGTAGTGCTCCTCCAACATCAATTCTAACAGGGTTTCCATTTGCGTCGGTGACAATATTATTGTTATACGGAGCGTCCCAGTTGCCTAGGAATGCATCTACAGCAAAACCCTCCTGAACTTTCTTCAGGTAGGCTGCATCATTATTTACCTTGGCATCAAAGTTTTCTTGGACTCCTGCAACATACTCTGCATATGTTGCAGCTCTTCCATTTATATTTGCAGGAAGTATATCTGCAGTATCTATACCAAGAAACTTATATAGAGCTGATGCAAGTCTCTCATTTTGACCATGAAGCTCTGTCTTTTGGAATTTTGCATATACTTTAGTTCCAGTAGTAGGGTCTTGCCATGTTCCACCTGGGTTTGATCCCTGAGCACCTCCAACATTATTCCATGAAGATAGGTCAGTCGGTGTTGACTGGGCAGCCGCTATATTATTAGCATCATCACTAGGTCCAGCTGTATTTAGAGTAGAGTCTGCTACAGATGTAGATGAAGATTCTGGTGCAGCATTGTAGAATTTGTGAAGATCTGAACCAATCCTCTTTGAATTCTGAGAGCCATAGAGCTTCTCGGATAGTTGATGACCTACCTCGTGAGCTATGAAATGTTTATAAGCCTCTTGCTTATTGCTAAAGGATGTAGACCAATATCCAGGATGCCCCTTTGCAATTGATATCTGGTCAGATACCTTATCCACATATATGTGAATTGCATCTGCGTTATCGTAGGTGAATCCAATGGTATTGCCATCTACACCAGAAATTCCAGCAGGTAAGGCGCTACTATTGTCGAGAAGGTGTACTCGTACTTTTTCTTTGTAAAGCCCGCCTTCTCTTAGAGCGCCAAGAGCAGCAGAGGTGGCAGCAAAGTCTTCATGAGAAGCTTTAGGACTTAGTTTTCCAGTTCCATCTACAGCCATATGAACAACAACAATGTTGCCCGTATTTGCATCAGTTACTTCGATGTGAGCCGTTTTTTGGTCTGATACTTTACTCTTAAGGCTATCTATAGTGGTTAGCTGAGCTTTATATAAGGCTTCTGGGCGTGATACACCATTATTTGTGAAAGCATCGAATATGTCATTCTTTATGGAATCAGCATGAGCCTTAGCACCCTTAATATCCCATGATCCGGAAACTCCAGCATAGAGAGGTCTAAGATCGGGAAGAGCATCTCTGTAGTCTATAATAGCAGCGTCATATGATTGAGATATATTTACTGGGGTAGTTCCAGTTCTAGCCTTATTACGGAACCTAGCGTTAATCATAGCTACACTCTTAGGATCTAGAAATCCATCTGAAACGTAGTTATGAGGTGTATAAGAATTAGCTGGATCCAAACTATCTAGCTGGAAATTCATCAAATCAATGATGGCATTCTTATATGCTTCGGTATCGTTATTTTGTCTAGCAAGGCGGGTAGCCTGTATTAGTTCACTTAGCTTAGCGCTATCGTGCCCTGCAGGAATATTACTGTATACATTATCTTCTAAATCAGACAAAGATTTCCAAGAAGAATCTAGCTCAACTCTAGATGGGGCTGACACAGTAGTTGCACTAGAGCCGTCAGATCCCTTAACCTTGAGCTGACGCAGTCCAGATAAGTCGAACTGTCTTCCAGGTGGCGTGCTCGGGGCTGGAGACCCTGGGGTAGCCCCAGGACCCGCAGCCCTATTTATTTTGGGCTGCGGTTCTCGCTCTTCTCTACAACTTCAACCTGCTCATTACCATTTTCATCGATATAGAAGACAGCTAATCCAGGGGCTCCACCATCAGCAGCAGGCACCTCTTGAGTCTCAACTACGACTCCTAGGTAGTCTCCATTTGAGCCATAAAAACTATCATTAGGCTGCAACTGGGTAACGTTTCCATCTACAGGAGCTGCTGGAGTAGCATCTGCAGCAGGAGTATTATCCACTGCTGGAGTAGCATCTGCAGCAGGGGTACCTGTATTTACTACAGGAGTTGCAGTGCTGCTATCACTAGTCTGAGTGCCACTAGAGTTAGCTGGCTTACCATTGCTTCCAAGGTATGGCTGGCTAGCATTAGGGTTAGCTGCATTAGGGTCAATAGGAGTGGTATCAGATGGCTTCTGCTCAGCAGGGGTTTCACCAGAACGCTTCTGGTTGAAGACATCTAGTGCTGGACCTAGCAGTGCTTTTCTTAGGGCTAGCTTCTCGTCCAGTTTTGCATTTGCAGTGTAGTTAGTTAGGTCTGGATTCCCGAACTCTGAGGTTGGACCAGCAGGGAACATATTACGAGTCTGTAGTAGATCTACAGAAGTACCATCAGCAAACTGCACACGAACTGTGTCGTGATACTGACCATTCTTACCGCTACCAGCATTGAATGCAATAATCTGACCTACAGAGTGGTCTTTCTCATTAGGGAAGTAGACTACCTTATCGCCAAGCTTGGCAACAGTATTTCCATCTCCATAGACATACGGGGTTCTGTTCACATCGCGAAGATCAACTTTGTTGCTCTTCATATACATGTCTAGAAGGTTTGCATAGGTGTGGAATCCCTTAGCATTACTCTGACCAGCAAATCTAGATACAATACCCTTACGTAAGGTGTCAGTCAGAAGTTTACGTGAATCAGGGCTATCTGGCATTCTTCCAAGCAGCTGAGTAATTCGCCACTTCATATCTTCGTAGTTCTTAGACTCTAGAGCATCCCAGAATGGTGATACCTGACCACGAAGTACGTTACCGAACTGGTAGCGTGGCTCACCGTCTGGACCAATACCAGTCTGCACCATGCTCATGTTAAGCTTACGGTCTGTTCCTTCTAGGAACTTACTAATATTTTCTTCAGGTGTTAGGAATGCCCAACCGAACTTGTCGCTTCCCTTGCGGAAATACTTTAGACGTTGATTTAGGTCTTTATTAGGGCCAAAGTAAGTAGAGATTTCACGAGTAATCTTAGTTCCAGGTCTAGTCTCACCTAGAAGATGACCGCGCATCGTAAGAAGACCATTTCTCTTAGCAAAGATGCCAGCAAATGAGTCCTTATAGTCAGCTAGTTGGAAGTCCTTAACTTCACCAGTGGCTGCATCAGTAAATTTGTAGTGCTGTACAAACTGGTTTCCGTAAGTCCTAGATAGTCCCATCTCGAAGGCATACTTCTTACCAGTTACAGGGTCAGTCCACTCACTGCGCTCAAGGATGATCTTGTTGTTATCTCCCTGAACCTTAGCATCAGGGAACTTCTCTAGAATTGCGTTTACAATCGCATTAGGATCCTGAATAATCTTCTTAGGGTTATTAGGGTCGCGAACTGGTTTACCGTTCTCGTCTAGTAGGGGGGTGTTTAGTTCTAGGTCGCGGAGAGCATTATCATCTAGACCATTGGTGTTTAGGGCTACATCTCCACCGTCATCAATGCGACCCTTAGCCTTAGCAATCTCTGCTGCACTCTTCTTCTCTACTGGAGGGATAGTAGGGGCGGCCTTCTTAGGTGCAACAACAGTAGGGGTCTTCTTAGGGCTAGTTGACTTACCAAAGTGAGCCTTAACCTGGTCAAGAACTGCCTTAGCGTCATCTGAAGAAACATCTTCACCGTTGTCTAGTCTAGAGACTAGATCATCGAAGCTCTGCTTAACAGCAGGGTCAATGTTAGGGTCATTTGCAACCTGGTCAGCAAAGTTGTCAATCTGATCAACCTGAACCTTAGTAACTGACTTGGCTGCAGGAGTTGAAGCTGGAGCAGGAGCAGCCTTCTTAGGAGCAACATTAAAGTTAGTGTTTGATGCAGCAATAGTCTTTGCTGTTGTACCATCTGCCTTAGTGAAGGTGATCTCAGAGCGACCGTTTCCTGCATCTTTGCTGGTTACATAAGTAACTATGTTGCCATTCTTGTCAACAATCTGGTCACCAGGATTAAGGTCAATAAGCTTCTTTGTCTTGGCTCCGCCATCGCTCGGCCCCTGCGCTGCATTGATTACTATATCAACGGTAGGAGTTCCACCGTTCATAGCGTCGTTCCATGCATTGGCTATTGCCTGATCATGGGAGTCACCTGGTGCAGCTGGTGTAGCTGGTGCAGGAGAACCATTAGCATCTGCAGCATCTCTAGCTTTACCTTCTGCAGAGTCTTTGTACTGAGACATCTCTTTACCCTCAGGGGTAGCAGTCCCGCCATCAGCTAGGTTTAGGTCACCAGGTGTGATGTCAGCAGTCTCTGTAGTTGCAAGATCCTGAGGCACAAGACCTCCAACATCATTACCAAACTTATCTGCATTAGGGTCAATACCCTGAGACTTTAGATATTCAGCCGATAGCTGAGCCTTGATGGATTCCAAGCTATCAGAGTTAACGGCATAGACGCCATCTTTGAGATTAGGATTACCCTTAATGAGGATACGAGCCTGGTCTGCGCTACCAGTTGAACCAACAACCTTACCAATCGCGCTGAACTCTTCAACGGTTCCATCGGCACGGAGCTTCTTGAATAGAGCACGGGCTTCGGCACCCATCTCCATCCAACGCTTCTTGTGGTCACGAGGCTGGTGACGCCAGAAGCCCTTGTTAGCACCATCGTTAAATCCGATACCCGCTACGATTGGGTCAAGTTCGTTGGACATATGTATCCTCTACGTGATAATAGTAAATGAGTGCTAATAAAGCACTATCTCAATTTTATAGAATAATTTGAATGTTGATTTGAGTGAAGCAGAAAAAACTGCCCTGCTTGGTGTAAACAGGGCAGTTAATTTAACTACTTAAGACCTAGCGTAGCCTTTAGCTGCCAGTTCCACTTTTGGTGCATGTCGATGCGCTCTGCAAGGAAATTTGCAATACCCTGCTCATTGATTCCGTTAGCTACACTGAATGCGCTCTTTGCACAGCCAATTAGGTGACCATTCAGTTCGAATAATGACTCAATCATTTCCTTGGCGTAGCCGTCTTCAATACGTGCAATATCCTTGATACAGCTTAGAGCTTCAAAATCTCCTAGGAAATATGGAGCGTCATATCCGAGCTTAACTATGTTTTCTGCTAGAGGGTCAATAGCACCGTCCAGGTCTCCATAGATCTCTGAGAAGAAAGCGTGCATCTCCTTGAAGTCTGGTCCAGTGACATTCCAGTGGTATCCCTGCGCAATGTGGCTGAGGGCTACAGTGTCAGCCAGTAGGTGCGCAAGACTTTCTGCAAGCTCAGCTTTAGGGCTAACCTCTGGAACAACTGATTCTTCTGTTTCATACTCCTGAATAGCATCTATATCAAACTCTGGAGCGTTTACTTCTTCATACATATTATGCCTTTGGTTCTGCTAGAGCAGGGGCTTGCCCTGCGGGTGGGGTTGTGGATTGTCCTTCTGGAGCAGCAGCTGGCTGACCTTGTAGAGCCTGTGCAAGCTCTGGTGGAATCGGCGCTACTGAGTTCTGTTGCTGAATACTCTTAGTCATGTCCATAATCTCTGGAGCCACGGCGCTAAGCATTGCTTCTGTTAGGTCCGGGGTAATTGTCCCCTTATTGATAATCAAACGAAGAGCCAGTTCCTGAGGGGTTGGGGCATCTTGGTCTGAGAATCCGTGAGCACGTCTCCAGGTCTCGTAACTGACTGCAAGCTTGTCAAATCCAGCATCTGCATCAGCAGCGCGGTCATTACGAGTTGCTACAAGGCTTGGGTCATACCAGATGTGGAGGCGGTTTACGCTCTCCTCTGGGTATCCGAGAGACTTAAGATATGGACGCAGGTATACAACTGTTAGAGCGTCAACAATCAAAAGCATTAGAGGCTCGATGTGAGCCTTGTATAGACTCTCGTCAATCTGCATAGCATTTGAGTACTTAACATTGGCAAGTCCAGTAACGATGTCTTTTGGAACATCAAGACCCTGCATAATGCGCTCAAGAACTCGATCAGCACGAGCAACTAGGTTCTCATCGAATGAACGCTCGAACTTGAACTGCTTAATCTTGTCACCAAGTTCTGCAGGTCCACGAATAATAAGTGGAACTACGGCGCTTGCTGAGTCTTCATCCTTAATCGGAGTGGTCATTGCATCGATAAGCTGGTCTTCAAAGTCATCAGCGGCTTCTTCAGTATTGTAGACCTCGTTGTAATTACCCTCTTCATCGTAAGGGTAGTCAGGGTCAGGAGAAGATGCAACGCTTAGACCGTCCGGAAGGTAAAGAGCTCCAGCGTTGAGGCGTGAACGTGCAGTGGCACGGAAGGTGCGGTTAAGTAGAAGTAGTTCAGCGCAGAGGTCTAGTAGACCGCGTAGCGAGCTGTCAGCCTCCTGGCTGTAGCGTGGGTGCGCCTTCCAGACGCGACCAATAAATGCGTCTTTAGGGAGTCGAATTGATCCAATAGATCCACTTCCCAGACCGGAAGTTCCAGAAGATACTTCACGGCGAGGAACAATAACATAGTTACCTTTAGAGTCGATCTGAAGTTCATCAGTTGATCTCATGTCCCAGGTTTCTGGGAGCTGAGAGCCAATACGCTCTGGAATCTGAACTAGGTAGCATTCACCAGTAACCTGCAGGTTTAGTGCAGCATCCTTAAGAAGACCTGGCTGACCACCGTAAGCACTGCTAAGACGGTTTAGTGCACGCTCTGCAGCAGCTCCTAGGTCTGAATCAATAACTGTTGACTTATCAACTGGAATAGGTGCTTCAGCTGAACTCTCTACAACAGCAGTGTAAAGACGAATGCGTGAGACAACGCTGGCAACTAGGTTGAAGGCGTATTTGATTTCACCAATTGCGTCGTAGTATTCCCACGCCTCTGACTGCCAGCTAGATGCAGCTGACTGACGACGTGCCTTGAAAAGCTGAGCTTCCTGAGGGTCACCAATTTTAATTTGAACTGCAGCAGCTGTCAGTGGACGTGGTGCGTTAAAAGCTTGAGGTTCTGCATATACGATTCCGAAAGAATCTACAGATACACCAGGAGCAACCTGAGTGCGGTTAGTTCCAGCAGATGCAGCACTGGCACGGAGTCTACCGTTTCCGTTAGAAACGTTACGGTTGTTGTTACCGTTTCCGTTATTAGAGTTACGTCTAAAGATACCCAAGGGTATTCGTTCTCCCTGCTTGCGAGGCGGGCTAGTCTAACTTATTAGAAATTAGCCCTATAACCGCTGATATGGACAGTACTAATGATACCACATACATTACTGCTGGTACTAAGAAATACCCTACAGCAAACAATATGGATACATACATTCCAAAGCACCAGTTACAGGTAATCAGATAGCCGAGGAAGGTATTTGGAGGGAACTTAGACCAGATCTTCTGGCGTAGAGGTTCTGTAATAGCGTCGGTTGTTATTAAACGCGTTAGTCTAAACGCCCCTAAGGATAGAAGCAGAAAAAGAAAAGGGTCTATTACGGGAAGCATCTTTACAGTCTACCCCTTTATGGAGGTTACAGTCTTGTATGGATTCCATCCGCGTAGACGTGAACCGCAACCGCAGTTTTCATCTTTTTTGAAAGCTACCATTTTTCCAGTGTCCGTAATGACTCGGTGGTCATCTGCCTTTGAGACTGGCTGGTAATAGTTCTCTCTTGTGTAAGTTTCCATGAACGCAATTACTGGACCTTGAGGACTATCGATAGCAATGAAGATATCTGTTTCGGTCATAACAACGCGAGCTGTTTGAACGTAGGTTGCACCTTTAGTAGGTGGGTCGGATTTGAGTAGGTCAATAGTCTCTAGTTCTCCGGGAGCAATGATTGCAACGTGTGCAGGGAAAACATCTACAGTGATTCGCATTATCGTACTCGGAAGATTCCGCCACCGCGGTTTGGATTCTGAATTCCAATCTTGCGGTCTGACATAGACTTGGCTCTTATTTTTCCTCCGCTAAATCCGGCAGGTGGTTTGATGAGCAGAGCTGTGAGTGCGTGAACAAGTGCATCAACTCGGTCAGGAGATTTTCCTTCTCCTGGAACCCAGCTGATCATCTGAGACTCTAGATCAGCAATGTGTCCAACATGGTGAACGCGTCCCTGCTCGTAGGCAAGAGTGATAGGTTCTGCACGCAGTGCCTTACCTTGCTTTGAGTGGACTTCAAGAACCTTAATGGTCGGGTCAATAGTGTTGATTGCATTGCGAACCAGGGCTCCACCCTGGTTAACCTCGGCAACAACCGGGCAGCCCCACTTGCGTGCCATCTTTACAACCTGCTCTGCCCAGACAGTCGGGGAGCCTAGAATCGACGCGTCTTCTAGCACCCAGGCGTTTCGCTTATATAAGTCGTGCTCTGCGGTAGACGCAACTACAACAATTCCGCATTCGTCACGTGGGTTTTCAGCAACCGAAGGGTCAACGCCGATAACTCGTAGAGGTGTGGAGAATGGGTACATAGACTCTCGTCCAGCTTCAATCATCTCTTCAGTCCAGAGAGCGCCTTCCATGGCTTCAAGCATTTCTCCGTAGAGCTCCTGGCGAGCTAGAGAGGTTCCTTGGTAGACACCAAGCATGGTATCCATATAGGCACCAGATAGGTTACCTGCGTTGTCCATCGTAGAACCGCGAGTAATAACAACTCGGTCTGTGCGGGACTCTTCAATAAGTTTGTAGAGAAGCGGAGTACGCTTCGGGGTAGTAGTTACCAGAATCTTTGGGTGAGCTCCAAGACGAGTACCAACACGCAAGTTATCAAATGCGGTCATACCTGCGGCATCAGGGGTCTGACGCCAGGCTGCAATTTCGTCCCCCCATGCGTGGGTGTTAGATGTAGGAATCATACCTTCACCTGCTAAGTATAGGTGGCTCTCGGAGTCAACGGTGATACAGCGCATAAGAACTGGAGAGATAGGATCAATTGAAATAATCGAGTGCTCAGTCGCTTGATAAGTCCAAGTATATCTAGCCTTAGCAACCTTACGTGGATTCCTAGCAAGCGGAATAGTAGAATTTACCTGAACATACCAAGACTGCTTATCATCTTGGACTCCACGTCGGCTACGAGGTTTTCTCTTATAAATCTTAGGAACCAGACCGAGACTTCTAGCTATCTCAGCGTAGCCGTCGATAAGATTTTTATTAGTGTTATAGAACCTAAATGCCCCGCTAGGCTCGACTCCGCCATCTGAATCTGTCATACCTTGCAGCAATGCAAGTCTTTCTTCTGGTGTTGATTTTAGGTATAAGTCAGGGATGTGCTTATTACCGTAGAGTCCCATCTTGCGCCACGCGCCGATAAGCCCTGGTGCCCAGACATGGTCTTTATTCTTATCCTCGCCAGAAATACCAGCGGCTGCTAATTCAGAGAATAACCACTCTTTATCTTCAGAACTAGTTGCAATATAGCTAGGGGCCTTGCTTGCACCGTCGCCTAGAATGATTCCAAGAACCCAAGGGTCAATTGGTAGAGGGACGTCATTTGGTGAATATTGAATAGCCCCTGTTGAAGGAATGTAAAGGCGTCTACCTAGATTTGCTAATAGTTGATTTGTATCTTTAACCTGGTGATTCTTAGACTCTCTACCGAAAGGCTGCGTGGCCCAAGTGTCGGGAATGTTTCCGCCAAAGTGAGTAGTCACATAACGAAGGTCAGTCTGTGTAAGGACCTTCCAGCGATGCTTGCCATCAGCATCAATGTGAGTCCCATTTGAAAAGTTAAGTCGGTAGCTATCAACTGCAAGGTCAATCTCATGCACCGCTGTTACTGTGCAAGGATTTCCAAGTTCATCAAAAACTTTATCGCCAACCTTTAAATCGCCCATGGTAGTCCAACCCGAGGGGGTAGGGATAGGAGTTGCAATATCTAAACGAAACTGCGGACCACGGAGCGAGTCTGGCTCGTCAGCAGTGAATAGGGTGGCAGTATTTCCATTAGGCCAGGTTAGACGTCTCTTAGAGGGCTCGTATAGAGGTTTCTCTGATGGAGGCGTGACATTCATAATGCCAGATTCACCTTCAACGATAACGTCACGGACGTCTGCAGCAGTACGGGCAACAAGTGCGAAACGGCGTTGGCCCGTATTGGTGTACTTAGCCTGCTCTCTAACCCATTCCGAGGCTAGACGAGTTTTACCAAAACCACGTCCCGCAAGGACGAGCCAGATATTCCAGTCGCCTGCAGGAGCTTGCTGCTCTGGACGCCCCCAGATACTCCAGTCCCAGAGTAGATGTTCTGGATCCATTTCAGAAAGAGCAATAGCCCGCTCCTCCGGTGAGAGAAGAGCGAGTTGCTCCATAATACTTTTTCCCATATAACTATTCTACCTCTTGCTCTTGGAGAGCTCATAAATTTTGGTTCCCGCGTAGAGGTCTATGGTAGTGGTGCCGTTTGCTTTATTATTCAGCACCACTCCATATCGACTCATACCTTGAAAACTGGATATACGTCCGTAGGGGAACTTAACTAGCGTGATCCCTACGCAACGTAATAAACGCCGCATTATTTAGTGGCGCGGTTCTCTGGGTTGATAGGTGTGTAAACCTTCGAGGTTGCAGTTAGAGGTTGCTTGTAGCCGTAGCGTACAAGACGGAAGCGTAGTGCTCCGTGGGTAACGCCAAGGCGCTTTGCTAAACGGTAAAGCGTGACGCCTTCAACAACGTGAGCGTGATTTAGCAGTGCTGTATATTCTTCCGCCTCTTCGCGGTACTTGGCTCCGTTTGAACGCACCTGCTGAGCATAAGGCTGAAGTTCCAGTAGACGTGCAAGGGTTTCTGGAGTTGGCTCGATATAAGAAGGAGCAGCCTTTACTGGCTTTAGAGGTGGGCTTGGAAGTTCAACCTTGATTTCGATTGGAAACGGAGCTTCCTTAAGTGAAATTTGACGGACGCGCTCGCGGGTTAGATCTGTAGCCGAGGCAATGGACTCTAGCGTCCAGCCATTGGTACGGAGCTGACGAATGAGCTGGTCTCGAATCTCTGAATCAACAATGTGATCGAACTCGTCTTTGATGTATTCGGGAAGCTGCTGGTTCTTTTTGATGTAATCGGTTGGCATTTCTGTTCTCCTGTTTTCTGTATGCGTCACTTTGTTACGGTACTACGTTGTGTTGTAAGTTTACTACTTTACTCGGCCTTCTGCAACCTGCAGAGGAACATCTTCAATCTTAACATGAAAGAAGGAGATGTCAATAATGAATGTAACCGTGATGTTGGTTACGTTAATAATCGAGTTGATCATCGTAATCATTTTTTCGATATCAGCTTCATCTGCATCGCCTGGAGCATCAATCTGAACTTTACAATCTGTCATTTCAAAGACGCCTGATTGTGGAAGTGCATCTCGTAATTCGTCTGGACTACTTACCTGCAGTTTTACGCTCATTTAGGTGGTTCTCCTCTTCTGGCTCGAAATAGTAATCGAGTCGGTCTGGTGCATTTAGCACAATAGTAATGAAAGTGTAAGCGATTAGCAAAAACGCCCCTATTGATAGCAACAGAAGAAACGCCGCTATGGCTAGAAAGATTACTAGAGGTGTCATCTATCCGAGCTTTGAGTTGATGGAGAGGACTGCAAGGGTAATTGAGGCGGTAGAGAGGGAGAGAATGGTTGGGAGCCCTTCTAGACCCGTAAAGATAGAGAGAATGGTCGCTGCAAGGGCAGTAAGGACTGCAAATACCGGCGTCCACGCAATTTGACTGAGAAACAGTAGGAAGTTGGTCATTATTGTGTCTTTCTGGGTGGGTGGTTGTACAACTCCGAGTAGGGGAGCTGGGGATTTCTTTGTCATGTTGCTATAGTAGCACAGAAAAAATTAAATGGAGCAGTTTTTAGTCATGCTCCAGGACTTGTTTTTGTAACTTATTGGGTAAGAACCCGAGTGTATGTTACTTTACTGTATTTTCCGCCAAACTTACTGATGGAAACAATCGAGGTTTGGAATCCTCGTCGATTTCCAGCATGAATCATTTTGTCGGGGCCAAGGTAAATCCCAACATGATATGCCGAGTTAGTACCTTTGTAGGTAAAAGCAACAATGTCTCCTAGTTTTGGGTTCTTAACTAGAATTCCTGAATGCTTTTGAATAGACGCCCTGTGCTCAAGGGTGACGCCCATTTGCTCGTAGGCCCAGCGAACTAGACCTGAGCAGTCCCAGCCTGAGGGGCTGGCACCAGAAAATACGTACCAAGTGTGGTTCACATATTTCTTGAGCGTGTGAACCGTGGTGTGGATTTTCTTTGTATTGCTTAATTTCAGTTTAACAAGGGCATCGTGCTTCGCAATAGTTGCCGGACTGGCAACTCCTGGACGCATTAGCTTACTTGTTACGTCTGTATGTGTCTCACTCTGGATAGTAAGGGCGTCTACTACTTTTAGTTGAGCCTTAGCTGGTCCAGCATATACAAACTGTGCAGATCCTGCTGCGTTAGCCTCAGAGGATGTGATGCATCCAGTGATTCCTAGCAACGTTACTGCAGTGACTATTCCAATTAGCCATTTCATTTAGCGACCTACCTTTCTATGGGTTAGTTCAGTCGTTTATTGTCTTGGGGTTTTAGACATTATCCTTTTCAGTTGTATTGTTTCTTTGGTGCCGAGTGTACAAAAGAGCACTCCCTACTTTTATTGTAAGAAGCGCTCTCCGTACATCAATATTATCACTGCATGAAGCGGGGGATGTCAAATCGGGAAATAGGGGCGTCTATTTGAACGTATTTTTTGAAAATTTGTGGAGCGGGATTTTAAAAAGAGGGGGTCAAAAGGTACAGAAGTTTTTGACGAATTGGACGAATACCGTATACTAGACGATGAACTGCTTTTGGGATGCGAGAGGGCAGTTGTTGTTTTTCGGGCAATTCAAAATCGTTTCCGGGCGGGTCGGGATTGACCAGTAAAGCCCCCCTTTACAGGCATAGTGCCCTCATTATTTTTCTGATGAGTCAGGTGATAACACTTGTTCAAAAGTATTTTGAAAATCTATAAGAAAATCTCTGAAGCCTATTTAATTGTGCCTAGAACCCGTCAAACCCCGCCTAGCGAGTTATTGCCTATAGAGCTATAGAAAGCGTCAAAATAAAGGGTCTAATACTTCATACACAAACTAAATGATGAGCGATAGATCGTCAGCTAGTCGGTAGGCGTAGTAAGTATGTAGAGCAACACTATGCAGACACTAGCTAAGCTATAGTCACTTAGGGGTAGCCACCTATCTAGCTCTGGCGATTGTTAGAAGGATAGTCACTATCAAGCTCTGAATCAATCTCATCGAGAATAGCCAAGACCCTAGCAAAGATTAATGAAGCTAGTCCAAGTAAGCCTAGGACTACAGTCGGCAATAAATCAGGCACGGCATAGCCTAGTAAGTTAGCCACGGCACAACCACAGAGGGCTATGCCTAGTCCACGGCATACTATCCGCAAGCCTTCGGCGTCAGACTTACTCATTGCGGTAGACCTTATTGACGGTCAAGACACTAGTGTCGGGGTTATAGGTTGCGTCAATCAAGTAGTCGGTATTGTTCTCCAACTTATGTAGTCGGTTCTTGACTGACTTGCGCCCAGCAATGAACGCGCAGACCATAGCAACGGCAATGAAAAGTTCCATACCTACACCATACACCAACTGGCTCTAAGTATTTATTTTTTCTGAGCAGGTCGGCAGGGCAAGTCGGCGAGCGCCAGACTCAATGCTAGGCAGGGTTACGGCAGGGGCTAGGGTTTAGGGCTTCTAGGGGCTAGTCGGCAAAGGGCTAGGGGCTAGGCAGGGCTAGGCAGAGTCTTCTAGGGGCTAGGCAGGGCTAGGCGAGTAAATACCTAGTCTGAGCCGTGTAGGGCTTCTAGGGGCTTCTAGGGGCTTCTACGGCAATAACCCTAGTGAATGGCTATTGGCAGGGCTAGGCAGGGCTAGGCAGGGTAAAAGAAAACCGCCTAACCCCAAAGGGCTAGGCGGTCTCGAGAGCCGTGTAGGGCTAGCAGTCCAAGTCTTGAAGACTTGCCAACTTCATACCAATAAGGTCTAGGAAGTCCGCATACTTCGCAGTGTGTGGGGCTTGACGAACAGCGTCAGCACGGTCACGCAGAGCGTAGCGGATAGCCGAAACTTCATCATCGCTGAAGTGGTTCAGCAAGTCTGAAGTCGCATCGGCAACAACCATAACGGTTCCGAAGTCATTAGTAACAACTGGAATAGGCACGATAAATCCCCTTTCAGGATTATGAAGTCCGATTGACTTCATACCTAAATCATACAGCAACTAATCAGCAATCGCAAATCGAGCGAATAGGGTCAGGGCCATTTGCCAGAAAAAATAAATACATCAACCGGCGAGCGCCGGCAAGCGCACAAACTTGAGCCGTGTGCCAGTCCACGCCAGCGGAAACGCAAAAAGCCCCCTGCCTTTCGGCAAGGGGCTTCGGGGGTTTGTGTCTAGCGGAACAAGTTCACAATCACCGAAAAGCGAGTGCGCTTCTTGCTCTGGTCAATCAGCGGAACAATCGCCGACACAAGGTCAGGGTAGGTTGCGGTTAGGGCTTCAACGAAATCGGCTTCGTTGAATGTGGCACGCTCACGCCAGTCACGGCGAGCAACTTCAACATTGTGGTGAACCAGCAAATCGCTGTCACCAAAAGCCGTGTTGATGGCCTTGTCCAACTGCTTCTTTTCGGCTTCAAGGTCAGCAATCTGCTTCTTGACTTCGGCGAAACGCTTGACGGTTTCGACAATCTCACGGCTTGCCTTGCTTGCTACTGCGGTTGTTACTGCGGTCATTGTGACCACCCCTTTCGGGCTACTTATGTTTCACCCTTGCTTGATACTTCAAGCATACAGGGTTTCAACCAGAAGCGCAAATCGAAATGCCACGCAGGGGAAACTTCCAGAAAAAATAAATACATCAGCCCTGCCCGCCAACTCGCCTGCGAGAAGTGAGCCGTGTAGGGTAAAAGAAAACCCCCTAGCCTTTCGGCTAAGGGGTTACTGGGGGCTACACCTATTCGGCGTAGTTGAAGCGCTTGTCCAGCAACTCTGGAGCAAACGCCTCAAGAATGTTGGCAATCTCGCTAATGCGAGTTAGGCGAGCGTCAGGGCGCTCGTCATCGCTAGAGCCGTTGAAGCCTTCGGCTTCGACAGCGTCCATTAGCGTCGAACACTCGACGGCTAGAGCCTTTAGGTTAGACATTTGAAACCCCTTTCGCCAGAACCTTTCTGGCTTGATAAATCAAGCATAGCACTATCGGCAAACTCTCGCAACACGCACGCACCGACGCGGATCGTTTTTCAGAAAAAATAAATACATCATCTTCCCCGAACTTTGAAGTTGTTCAGAAGTGAGCCGTGTTACGCAGAGCAAAGAAAAACCCCCAGCCTAACGGCTAGGGGTCAAACTTTCTTGGGCTAGAACTCTACGCCCTCAGCGCCATAACGAACACGATAGGCGTGGATAGTCTCAGCGTTACGGCGAGCCTGAGCCTTGAACTCTTTAGCCTCTTGGAACTTATAGACGGCAATCAAGATACCAAAGGCTAGAACATTAGCCCCCACGATAAAGGCGATAACGGATACAAAAGTTAGCATTACTTTTCACCCCCATTGCCATAGGCAAATAAGCCAACTAGAAAACCAACAAAACCTAATGACGCAAAGAACGCAGGAACAAATAGCAACTCGAAAGTCTGCACTGAGCCGTGTTTGATTGCGTCACCTAGCCAGATAAGTATTGCCCCAAAAAACATTACGGCTACGAAGTTCGCAACCTTTACCTTGAAGTTCATTACTCCCTTTCCCTCAAGCAACTCTTGCTTGATACATCTAGCATACACCTTGCCTACGACAAAAGCAAACTCTGAAGTAAGCCGTGTATAGGGTTTTACATAAAAAATAAATACACTCGGGCGACCTGCGATTTCGCCAAACTCGGCAAACAAAAAACCCGCCACTAGGGCGGGTTAGTTGTTGAGTTGTTGGGTTAGAAAAGTTTGCCTTTTCCAGTGAAGAAAGTGAATACGACTGCGCCAGCGATACCGAAAGTGAATCCATTATTCCACGCTTCGGCAATACCGAAACTAGCACCAGCACCAAGTCCGATTAGCAATGCACAAAGAACTACATAAGCAAGAGCAATGGCAGGAACTAGAACAATACTTGCTACTGCTCGGCGGATTACATACTTCATTTTTTCCCTCTTTTCAGTTGGAACTTTTCCAACTAACTCAATGCTACACCAACTGAAAAACTTTCGCAACTTCAAGTGAGCCGTGTAGTAGTAGTTGGCGGAAAAAATAAATACACGAACAACAAAAGAAAAAACTGAAGTCACTCGCGGCGACTCCAGCCCAGACAAAAGAAAAGAGGGCTAATCAGTTTCCTGACTAACCCTCTCGCCTCACGAACTAGTGGCTCTTGCTGAACCCTAGGCAATCCTCGTTACCGCACTCGCACTGCTCGACTCCGTGTAACTGCTCTGAGCAACCCTCGGCAGAACATACCTGCCCGAAGTCCAACTCTACGCACCCATACCAGCCTGCGTAACTTGCGTGGCTCTTTGCGTGAAAGTCTGAACAAAAGTATTCAGCCTCGACTACATCGCCCTTAGTGTCCTCGATAAGAACTGCGTTAGCCATAATGACCAACTCCCCTCTATTTAGTTTCCAACTCAAGCCCCTCGGCTTGATACATCTAGCCTAACACGACCCTCTGACTTTTCGCTTGACTCTCGCCGTGTCCTAGTCCAACTTGCAGAAAAAATAAATACAGCCGCCGGCGACAACTTTGAAATAAAAATAAGAAAAAGAAAACCCCCGCCTTTCGACGGGGGTTCGCTGGTTTATTTGTTTGTTAGCGGTTTAGGTTTGAGAGGTTGAAGTGTTCAACCATAGAGAGTTCATACTCTGCCCATTCTTTGGCTTCGGCTTCGGCTTGCTCGATAGTTGTCACGCCATACACCGTGCGAATGTCCACTACATCAAAGAAGATACCTGCGTAGTGCGCTGGCTTGAACCACTGAAAAGTTGCTGACCCGTTCCAAGTAATGAAAAACTCGTTCTCGCTGTCTGCGTAAATAATCGCCCCGTTGTCCTTGACGATGTCATAAATCTTATTGCTCACTTGTTGCCCCTTTCAACCAGACTTTCTGGCTATGTCTATAGCCTACCCTACTCCCACGACATTTGCCACCCCACCCCGGCGCGGTTACCAGAAAAAATAAATACACTAACCACCATCAAGAAAAACCAAACAAGCAAAAAGAAACCCCGTGTTTCCACGGGGTATCTCCGAATACTTTTTAGTTGTTAGAAAACCAACTCTGGCAACTCAAACACTTCACGCAACTTTGCTTCCAACTTGTTTAGGTTGCTCTCGGCTTTCTCGAATGAACCCCAAACATAGTTTGTAGTTAGACGCTGGATTTCTGCGTTGCGAGCGCACTCTGCCCAAACCATAGCGATAGTCATTTCACTCTGGTAATAGGCTTTCAAGTCGCCACCAACCAACTTGCGAACGATAGCAAACGCCGTGTCTTGGTTTTGCTTGATAGTCAAATCAGTCATTTGTCTTTCCCTTTCTCAAGCCCCTTGCTTGATAGTTCAAGCATACACCACCCCTTCGACAAAACAAGTATTCTTATTGCGTTGTTGCGTCACCTGGCAGAAAAAATAAATACAGATAGACACAACAAAAAAGCAAAGATAAACGGGCAAAGAAAAAACCCCGTGTTATCCACGGGGCTTCAACTTCAAACTATTAGCGAATAGTCAATACGCCCTTGCTATCAAGTTCAACTTCCAAGTCAAAGTGCGTTGCGTTTTCAACGACCTTGATTTGGTTGCCAACTGATAAGCGACCTACCAAGATACCTGCTCCCAAAATACCGAAACAAATAATGGCAAAAGCCAATCCTGCGTAATCCATTATGCCCACTCCCTTAGTGCGTTAGTCTTGCGAGCCAATCGAGTATTGGCACGCTTTGTTGCTTTGTTGCCGTGAACGCCACTTGCGTTCGAGCGTGAACGCTCACGCAAGATTACGGCGAGCGCCTTGCTCTCTGCCTTGCGTCTTGCTTCGTTAGCCTTGTTCATCTTGAACCCCTTTCATCTGGCTTATTCCAAGCCTACCACACCCCTACGACAAAGCAACTTATGACTGCACCGTGTGTAGGGTTATTGACAGAAAAAATAAATACACCAAACCCCTACAACTTTCGGGCAAAAGAAAACCCCCGCCGAAGCGGGGGCTTGCTTGCTGGGGGCTAGAGCCGAGGGTCGTGTTCGCTCATCTCTGACGGCTTTGGATAATAACCCTCGGTAACCTCCCAAGGGAAGTCTGGCGTTGGGTCGTAGCAGCTCTCGCAAACGCTATCGCTTTCGCTAATCTCGGCTTTGCAGTATCGGCAAATCTCTGTTTCGTTGTTTGACATTTCCCTACCTTTCTTTCTTGGTTACTACCAAGTTACACCATCTGACCAACAAAGTCAAATCGAAGTTCCGTGTTGGGGTTTATTGGCAGAAAAAATAAATACATACAGGGGTCGAGAAAAAAGGCGGGTTTCCCCGCCCTTTCCCTAGTTGCTTGCGTAAGCCAACACTGCTTGCTCTGTCGCCTTGAGAAACGCTTCAACATCAGACTCGCTGAGTGGAAGTTCATTGCCCTCGTCATCTGTCTTGTTCGATACCAAAACAACATCGCCCAAGATAACATCTGTCTTGCCGTATGACGCTTCCCAAATAGCGGTGGCAATGTCGTTGAATGGGAGTCCAATCAACTTGCCCTCGTCGTGAATGTAAAGTGCCAAGCCCTTAAACGCTCCACGCAACGCAATGTGCTGGATAGTTCCGCCTACTGCTTCACGAATGTCCTTGTAAGCAATCTCTGGCATCTCTACCAAGTCCAAGTCCGTTGTGATACGAACACCTGCTACAGCCATTTCTGACCCCTCTCGTAGCCCTCCGCAACTTGCTTCCTGACTACATAAGTAGTCTACTCAATCCCTACGACTTTCGCTTGACTCGACTACCCGTGTGTGCGTTAGTTACATAAAAAATAAATACATAAGATAGCCCGTAACTTTCAGACAAAAAGAAACGCCCTGCCTTTCGGCAGAGCGTCCTTTGGTGGTTGAGGTTTATTCGTCCTCGTCCTCGTCGTCGTCGTCGTTACAGACACCAGCGCAACCAGCCTCACCGCAGTCCTCGCACTCGTCCTCGTCAAACTGTCCGATTAGAGTGGTGAAGCCGTCGTTAGGGTCAGCCAAGTTTGTAGCCACGGCACTCACGAAACGAAGTGAGCAAGACTGGTCAAACCATTTCTTGACAGTTTCAAGCATTTCGATCGACGACATCTCACTAGCCGTGATGATTGGGTCATACTCATACTTACGCATAAGTTCAACTTGCTCGTCATCCATAAGAACATAAATCTTGTGGCAAGTGTCCCAGGTGATTGCCTTAGCGTCCTCTAGGTATTCCTCTACCTTGTCGAAGTTAGCCATTTCATTTCCCTTTCCTTGTATCAACTTTTGTTGATAACTCAATCTTACTCGTCTGCTATGACTTTCGCAAATCGTCGCCAACTGAGAGCCGTGTTTACAGAAAAAATAAATACACCTCCGGCACGCAACTTTTTTCATTTCCGGCAAACGCAAAAAACCCCGCCAACTTAGGCGGGGTATCTGCGACTAACTCTTACTTGTAGAGAGTTGTCAAGGTTGTGTAGATAGTCTGGCTCTGGGCTTCGGCAGTTGCCTCGGCAAGCATAGTGTCTAGGCTATCTGCCAACTCTGGGTGAGTGGCAACAACTAGGTTGGTGAACGCTACCTTGAAAGCGTCAAGGTTGAAGTTGGTGCGACTACGCCAATCCAAGCGAGCGACCTCGATGTTGTGATGAATAAGAGTGTCGAACGCTGAAGTCTTAGCCGTGTCGTCTTTCTCAAACTCTTTCTCCAAGACAGCAACAACTTTCTTAGCCTGACCCTCTAGAGCCTTGACCTCGGCACGAATGTTTACAAGTTCCTTAACTTGCTCAACAACTACCTTGCTGACTTTCTTAGTGCGAACCTCGGTTGCGGTTGCGATAGACATTTGTTCCCTTTCTATAATCTCTGGCATTTCCTTCGACTACCTAAGTAGTCTATACCCTATTTACGACATTTGCCAAACTCTGAGCCGTGTCGAGGGTAATACGCAGAAAAAATAAATACACTAACCGGCTGCCACCTTCAGCAAACTTTTGAATAAGAAAAAACCGCCTTAGTCGAAACTAAGACGGATTATCTTTTTGCTTGTGAGTTTGGTTACTGCCAGCGAACAACACGCTTACGGCTATTGCTAGGCGTAATGTGCCAAATAGCCTGCCTTGCCCAATGACCATTCGCATAACGCATAGCGGTTGCGAAGTTGTCATAAGTCTTAGACGAACGCCCATTATCCCAAGCGAGTGTCAAGACAAACTTTCCCTTGACCTCACCCGTGTATGAACGAACATCAACAATGTTTCCGCTGTAATCTTTTTCTTCGATTACTAATGCGCCCTCGACCTCACCTTTGGTGAAGTAATCTTTGTTGTAAATCATTTGTTTCCCTTTCTTATTGTCCCTTTCGGGCTTACCTAATAAGCCTAACATACTCTACGGCAAAGTCAAGTTCAGCCAGAGATAGTGGCAAAACTAGCAGAAAAAATAAATACACGCAGGTCGAAATAAAAAAATCAGCAAAAGAAAAACCCCTGCCAAAAGGCAGGGGCTTGTCCGTGTCTGATTACCAGACACGAACTCCGTGAACGCTACCGCACTTACAGTGTGCCTGAGCGATACCGCCGTCAATCATCGCTGGGTCAATCTCTACATCAGCAGAGCAGACTGGGCAGGTGAAGAACTCTACAGTCTCGACTACACCGCCTAGGTAAGTTACCTCGCGAGTGCTTACTACTACATTTAGAAGTGCCATTTCTTTTCCCTTTCGTTGGCTTATGTAATAAGCATAGCATTGTTTTAGACTTTTTCAACTTTTATTATTTTCTTCTTTTTGATTAGCAGAAAAAATAAATACAAAAAAAAAAAAAAAAAAAAAAAAAGGCAAAAGAAAAACCTCGGGTTTCCCCGAGGCTTCCTTTCTGCCCTTAGGCTACTGACTTCTCCGTGTCAGCAATGGCTTCCTTTAGCCAAGCCAATGCTTCCTGACGACCCTTGACTCCGCGACCAAAAGTCTTATAAGCGTCAATACCCATTAGACGACCTAGTGACTTCATTGCTGGCTCGCGGGTCATTTGAAACTTACCCTCCGACTTAATCTCGGCTTCTAGTCCAATGACTAGCAACTTCGCCTGTAGTAGGTTCACGACCTACCCCTTTCACTTTTGTAACCCTGGTTGGTTACATACCAACTATACACCTTTCCAAAGACTTTTTCAACTTCTTTTATTTTTTCTTTGGCCACCATAAAAAATAAATACAGCTCAGCCGTGTTAGTTATTTCGGGCAAAAAGAAAACCGGCTGAACATTTCTGTTCAACCGGCTGACTTCGGATTAGGCTACTTGACAGTAACCCAAGCCATCGCAGTTTGTAGCAAGTGGTTGTAGTCGCCACTCATTGAGTCTTTTAGGTAAGCGTCAATCTCTTCTTTTGAAACGCCGTGTTTCTTGAGCGCTGACTTGACAGCCCCCATAATCGCAAAAGCATTTCCGTCTTGACCAACTAACTTGACCTTGATTGCTGGATACTTTACATCTGACATTTGTTTCCCCTTTTTGGTGGGCTTCCAAGTCGGTGGTTGGGAAGAACTCTCCATTGCCACTCTTATCTAGTCCTAGGCTGGAAGCGTTAGGTTTTTTACCTAACACTCTTATAGTAGCACTTCGCACAGACAAAATGTGATTACTATTTTGAAGTTGCTCCCGCCGCCAGAAAAAATAAATACACGCAAACAAAAGCAAAAACAAAAAAAAAAACCAGCCAACCTTTCGGCTGACTGGCTCTTTATTTTTTCGGCTATTCGGCAGAAACCGCAGCGAAATCTGCGCCACTGGCAAAGGTATCCGAAATGTATTCGATAGCGATACCTACAGGGTCGTCGCAATCAGACTCCATACACTTCAACTGATAATCCAAAACTACTCCCGTGAGAGAGTCCGTGTAACGAACAATCTCAACTTTGTGTCCATAGTGAGCAGACAACTGCTCATTGAACCACTGCTCGCCCTTTACGAGTTTTTTACTCATTTGTTTCCCCTTTCTAGGTATCTATAGACTACAGCACACCTACGACAAAAACTCTGAACATTATTTAGAACTTACCACGCAGCCATAAAAAATAAATACACTTTACGATTCGAAGAAAGTGAAAACATTTGGGCAAAGAAAAAGGGCTAGAGAGTTGGGGGGAACTCTCTAGCCCGTGTTGCCTAGTGAAAGGGGGATAAAACTAGGCAACCTTTTACCTAGCGAGGGGGGTGCTAGGTAAGTCTAAAAACTAACTACGCCAATACTCGTGCCAAAAGTTTTTCTTGCCTTTTAGCATACGAATAAGACTTGGCTTCCAAAAACAATACCACCTATTGCGTAACCAAAACATCTCACGCTTGAGTTGTGTCCTGATGTCACGCTTCTCTTTGTGCTTTGCCATTTCTTTCTCCCTTTCTCTGGCAACAAGATAACTCTACTACAACTGAGCCGTGTTCGCAACAACAACACGACGCGACTTCAAACTAACAGAAAAAATAAATACAGCTTCCGGATAACAAACAAATAAGCAAGGCAATAAAAAAGCCCCGCCTTTCGGCAGGGCTTTCTTGTTTTGTTGTTTAGTAGTTTTCGTTCACAAACTCTAGGGCTTGCTCTTGCGAAACACTTGCGTCACGAAGCAAAGTAATCAACTGCTCGTCTTCTGACAACAACTGAACTGGAACTGTGCTTTCGCCCGAAAGCATTAGCAACTTCTCGAATAGGCTTGGGGTTGTCATTTGTCCCTCTTTCTAGTTGGTTTTCCAACTAATCCAATACTACACCTTTGATACGACATTTTCAACTCCCGTGTTTAGCCCGCGTGCTATTTCGCAGAAAAAATAAATACACCTATCTTCGGCAGCGCTACCACGCAACTTCTAAATAAGGTAAAAAGAAAACCTGCCCGAAGGCAGGTTTCCCGTGAGAGCCTAAGCCCTAGAAACGCTTGGCACAGACTGGACCAATGCCATTAGCCACGCTCTTAGCGTCAGTAAGAAACGCGCCACAGACACAGCACAAACCTGTTTCAACGCCAAACGCCTTAGCCTCGTCAAGGGTCATCTTGTCCGTGTGACGCAACTTGCGGATAGCACCAGACTCATAGTCAAAACCGCCCTGAATGTTTAGGCGCTTGGCGTAAAGGTTGCCTGTTTCACGCGAAGCCTGAACGCGGTAAATCGCGTAGTCAGCGGTGCGATACATACCAACCTCAACGGCAGGTGCGGAAGTGATTGGCATTTTTAGCAAATCACCAATGAGGCGACTAGCCTCGCTAACGCCTAGAGTGGCGTAGTCAATCGGCTGAGCGTAGTTGCGCTCGCCAGTGAGCGACTTGATAAAAGCAACTTGCTTTTCGGTCGCGCGTAGTGTGGTCATTTTTCCCTCCTCTGCCAGCCCCTTGCTGGACTATTCCAGCATACACCTATCTACGGACATTCGCAAAACGAAATACCACCGGCTACGGCGAGCGCCAGAAAAAATAAATACGCTACTCGCCAATGGAAAATCTCGGGCAAAGAAAAAACTAGGCAGATAGCGAGGGGGGTGCTATCTGCCTAGTCCGTGTCCGAAGTGTTTGTCTGTTCAGTTAGAAAGGGGGGTTTTTACTGAATGAAATACACTCCGAAGTCTATTTAGTCTGTGCCAAACTTTTGGTCAAAAGCCGCACGATAACGCTCTGACATACGATAAGCCATTACGACTTTCTCCCGATAGTCAAGCATTTCTTGCTCCGTGTCAAAGGTCATAGCAAGACCCTCGCTGTCACGAAGTTCCCACTCGCCATTTACACGAGGCCAGTTCTTTACCCAGTAGCCACCAAGAAAAGTTTCTTCTTGAAGAAGTGAGCCTGCCATTTTGTTTCCCTTTCGTTTTGTTGATAGTTCTATCTTATAGCCTGTCTATGACATTTCGCAAATCTTGTTTCGAAGTTTGTGCCGTGTCCCAGAAAAAATAAATACAGCCACTTCTCGCAGGGTAAAAGAAAATCCCCAATCCAAACTCTCGGCTTGGTTTATTGGGGATTATCTTTTTTGGCTAGGCTACTAGCAAATCTCGAAGCCACCACAGTTCTCTAGAAAGTCGGCAAACTCTGCCAAAACCTCTAGGTCAAAGTTATAGTTGGTTTCCCAAGCGTCTACCTTGCCCTCGCCAGAGCAACCATTACACCAGCCGTGTGTCCTGCCAGTAATCGAAGCAATCTCTGGTGAGAGTTCCTTAGTGGTCATTCCGTGTTCTACACCGATAGCGTCAGAGCGGATACCAGTTCCCTCGCAATGCTTACACGCAGGGCGTTCCAACTCTGCCAGCATAGCGTTACGCTCACTTGCGTATTGAGTTGCCACGCCATTAGCGATAGTGCCACGAATAGCCATAGCCAGTTTTAGGCTATCCCGACCATTCAAGCCATCGCCATCGTTAGAGTGTCCGTGCTTGACCTTGCCAGCCAACTCTGGAAAGTTTACCTCGCAGTATTCCCAGAGCGGATGCCAATACCAAACATTCGAACGAAAGTATTCGCCCACCTCACTAGACGGATTCTTTCCGTATACATCCATTCCCATTTGAATCACCTTTCTTTTGGACACTTCTAACTTACACCAGCCCAGCGACATTCGCAACTCTTTCGCCGGCGTGCGAGGGGTAGCAGAAAAAATAAATACAACCCCTGAAAGTTTGGCGAGCCAGTTTAGCGACTTGGCTCTAGGTCGGGCTGACTAAAGACAGCGAGGTCGCCAATCCTCGCTTGCCTATTCTTTAGTCGTCTGTGTCTGACCTGACTAAAACATTGCGAGTAAAAGTTGCGCTACCCCACGACAAGTCGTGTCCAATAGCCTTAGCCTCAACCTCGACTGAAGTTCCTGAACGCTCTCCATTATCCCAGTCACGAACGCGCAGAGTTCCATAGAGAAAAATGCGGTCGCCTTTATTTACAGACGAAGCCGTGTTCACGGCGAGGTCGCGGAATGAGGTAATGGTATACCAGTTGGTTTCACCATCTACCCACTTGCTACTTGACCTATCGAACCTACGCTGACTTGAAGCCAAACGGAATGAAGTGATAGGCAAGCCATCCTGCGTGACTAGGTGACGTGGGTTTGTTGCTACTAAACCAGTAATAGTGATGTTTTCGGTAATCATTTTTCCCTTTCTTGTTACCTCTACTCTACCCTATCTATACGACAAATCGCAACTATCCCGTGTTCACCACAGAAAAAATAAATACAGATCGACTGATGAGCCAACTTTCAAATAAGGCAAAAGAAAAACCGCCACCTTTCGGTGACGGCTTGTCTTGAAGTTTTGGTTACTCGCCCTCGTAAACCTCGCCCTTGCTAAAGGTGAACAATGCACCAAACTCATCGTGACTTGAACGCACGCAAGTCAAGTCTTTGCCATCCAACTTGTAACGAAGTGTAAAGTCGCCATTCAAGGTTAGACAATCAACAACTTGATTAGCGTAAATGTTTGTCCAGCCAGCAACTTGATTCCAGTTCATGTTGCCACTGAAAACATAAACCAGAGATTCCGTGTTCCAGCCATTAGCCTCAAGCCACGGATTCAAAACCTCATACTTGAAGTTGTCTTTATCTTCTTCGAAGCAACCAAAACATTCGTTGCTAGGCGTTGAAGTATCGGTATCTTCGTCATAAGCCTCGCACGAACAATCGCTTGATAACTCAAACTCGATAACTGTCTTTGTGTCGCTCATCGTATTCCCTTTCGTTGTTTGACTTGCTTGCTATTAGTTTACCCTAATGCCACGACAAAAACCAAACACTAATGCGAAGTTGTAGCCCCCTTCAGAAAAAATAAATACAACGCGGCGAGCGCAACTTTCCAGACAAAGAAATAAGGGTTGAACCGAAGTCCAACCCTTACAAAGTTTCCGTGTTGCTAGTCCATTTGACTTTCACGCCAAGCGTCATAGTCAGCGTCCTCGTCACGCTCGTCACGACTAGGCAACTCAATCTCAAGTTGCTGTCCACACTTAGGGCAATCAGCATAAGCGTTGCTCTGCCAATCGTCAGTTGAGCCGTCCAACTCAAACTCGTCCTCGCAAGTGTCGCAGTAGAAAACTCCCGTGTAGTCCTGAGCGTAGATACCAGAGCCACGCATTGAACCCTCTGGATAGTTGCTTGACATTTCTTTCCTTTCTAGCCAGCCCCTCTGGCTATGTAAATAGCCTATACCCAACCAACGACATTTCGCTAGTGAGTTTTCCGTGTTAGTTCCGTGCAGCAGAAAAAATAAATACACTAATGCGAAGTTGCGAAAAGTATAATCTTCCAGACAAAAAGAAAACCCCGAACCTAAGTTCGGGGCTTCCGTGTTTGGTGCTTGCTAGTAGTAAAGCCTAGCCATACGCTCAATGCGCTTTTTGTCATAGTGGCTAGACTTAGCCATTAGGTCGAACACTACGCTTTTAGGTAAAGCACGAATGATACGCCCTAGCAAGGTGCTAGTGGTTTGTGAAATGTAACCAAGTGCTAGTGAGTCAATGGTTTGTGTTTCAATGTTGTAGTCCAGAATAACCGTGTTCCAGTGGACAACTGAATAACGCTCGCCCGAACGAATGGCGTGGATACTGCTGTTGTAGTTTTCAAAACTTTCCCAGTTGGCAAGTTTCTCGTCAATCTTGTGGTTCGCGATGCGTGCCATTAGATACCCTTTCTATTTCTATCTGTTGTTTTCCAGATACTCCAACTATACCCTAACCACTAGACTTTTTGCCCCGTGTTATTTGGAAGTTGCAGAAAAAATAAATACAAGCCGGGAGCAAAAAAAAATCGCCAAATACGGCGAGCGCGGAAACGGGCTGAACCGAAGTCCAGCCCGTTCGCGGTGTGCCGCCTAGCGCGGGATAATGTCCACTACGCGACTAACGCCGTGCTTGACAACCAGCGCGTGAATCTCTGGAAACTCGGTGGCGAGTTTCTTGCTGTCCACGCGAGTGGTGTCGCGCAAGGCGATACGAACAACATCTAGCCCGTGGTGAACTAGGGTGGTGGCGGTTCCAGCCTCAACTAGAATCTCCTCGCGCAAAGCGTCAGCCTCAGCCTCAGCCTCGCGAATGAGCGCACGCAAGTCTGCCAAGCGTTGCGCCTTAGCGACCATTACCTTGGAAATCTTCTTGACTTCCGTGGTAGTGGTGGTGGTTGCCTTAGCAACCGAAGCGGTGGTGGCGGTAGCCATCTCTGCCCCTCTCTATAAGTCTTACTTCTGTTTCTGACTTATGTAGTAAGTCTATACCCTAACTACGACTTTTGCGCAAATCGTTTGCTGAAAAATCCCGTGTCGTCAGAAAAAATAAATACACTCCCGGGTTGAAAAAATCGGGCAAGAAAAAACCCTCTCTTGCGAGAGGGCATTTCCCGTGTCGCTCGCTAGTTGCGAACATCAAGTCCACGGCGACGCAAGTCTTGAAGTATGTTTTTCAAGGCTCGATTGTCGCTTGGGGTGCTTGCTGAAAAGAAGAAGTCCCGTGCGTTAGGTGCTATCCACTTGTAGTGTCCACCCTTAGTGAGTTCGACTCTCCAGCCAGCCTTGATAGCGAGTTTTATCAAGTTGCCTAGTTCCTTTTTGTTAGCCATTTGTGTTTCCCCTTTCTTTGGCTATACTCATAGCCTACACCTTGCCAGCGACATTTGCACAAAAAACTTTTTGTTTGGCGTGTCAAGTTCAGAAAAAATAAATACACTTGCCCCCGTGACAAAAAAAAAAAGAGAGCCACAACCGAAAGGGGGTAAGGTTGTGACTCTCTAGGCGGAGTAATCTCACGCCTTTGTTGGCAGGGGAAAGGGGGGTTTACCCTGCCAAGTTTGTGCCTAGACTTTTGTCTTGGCAAACTCCGTGATAGTTTCGCCCTCGTATTCGTATTCACCCGTGTCGGCGTTTACGATTACAGTTGGGTTATCCATCCAAACATCGTCATTGTCTGCGTAGTTGTCAATCCCGAAACTCAACTCGCCATCGTAGTTGCCTAGTTTGGCGAACTCAAAGAATAGTTGAGCCGTGAGATAGGTAACATCTCCAATGCGCCCCGTGCGAGCCAAAACATTACGCACGGCAGTTAGGTTGTCGTCACCTGACCAGTGACCATAAAAAGTTATCGGTGTTGGAAAAGCCTCTGCCTTTACAACAATCATACTGCGGTCGCCCATTTCAAATCCCTTTCATCTGGCTACTGCGCTTCACCTGATACTTCAACATTACCAGCATTTACACTCCAGCGCAACATCTGGCAAATCCCGTGTCTAGTGTCAGAAAAAATAAATACAAATCCCGTATAAGAAAAAACGCTGGCGACTTCTCACCAGCGTTATTCCTTAGTTGATTAGGTTGTCAATGTCGAAGTGAAACTTTTCTGGCAGGTTCTCTTTTGTCCAAGCAGAAAACTCTTTGTATTCTGCCAAGATTGCGTGTCCCTTTGCCATAATGTCTGACATTTCGGTAATGATGTAGCCAATAATCTCTGGCGTTAGTTCAATGTCCTTATGTCCAATGTATGCCTGTAGCCCCTCAATGCGAGCGTCAAGACCCATTTTGCGTTTGCTGATAATGTCGCCTGTAATCTTGGCGACCTGTAAGTTCAGCATTAGGTTTTTTTCGTTTTTACTCATACTCAAACTCTATCCCAACCCTGTGACATTTTGCTAGAACCTTTTGGCAAGTGTCAGAAAAAATAAATACAACCTCGGCAAAAAAGAAAAAGTGCCTTTCGGCACTTTCACTACTTGCGGTTTAGCAACTCCGCTTTTTCGTTGTGGTTGCGAACGAATACAGACTCCACCGCTACGGCTTCGTGTCCGCGCAACTGCTGAACCTGACCAGCCGTCAAAAAGTAGAACCTGCGAACGAGTCCGTCTTTGTATTCGGCGAGCGCGGTTGTCGCAAGCGTTTGAGTGCGAAAGGTAGCAACTAGGCTATCCGCGCCGTCATACAGAGCGTAGGCTTTAGGCTTCATCGTCCTCGCCGTCCTCGTCAATGAACACAATCTCAAGTTTGGTAACGCGCTCGCCCCAGCCGTCAATCTCGCGCAAGGTAGCATACACAGGATAGTATCCGTCACCCAAGCCTGTCCGTGAAACTACACCCGCGCCTGCCGTTCCACCGTCAAACTCCAACTGACCGATAGGGTGCTTGTGCTCCGCTAATGTAGTAGCGCACGCCCCGCCGTATGAGTAGTGTCCAATGTAACCCTCGCCGTAGCCCTCTTTGCCCCAGCCGTCGAGGTAGCCAGGGTCGGTAATCAAAATCTGTCCGCTATCAACCGCGCAATAGCCGATACAAACTGTCCGTTCCGTGTATGTGTTAGCCACGCCTACGCCTTTCCTTGTAGTGCTAGTGCGAACCAATCTTCGAACGCCGTGTCGCAATCCTCGCATAAAGGGTGAACCGCGCCGACAGGTGCTTCAATCTCCGTGTCGCACTTATAGCAAGTTGTCTGTTCCATAGTTCTAACTTACCACTAAGTCGGCGTATTCGTCAAGTGCTTCTGGCGTGTCTGGAATGGTGTGTCCAGCCATACGAAATCCAGCCTCGATGATTAGGCTGTGTGGTTCAAAACCTAAGGCGTGTGCCACAATCTCAAGAAACTCTGACGAGATTTCCTTTTTGCCACGCTCAACTTCTGACAGATAGCCAAGAGCAATAAAGCCTTTGTCTGACAAGTCGCGCAACACCATTCCACGACTTAGGCGTGTTTCGCGTAGCACTTCGCCAAGAGCGTCTTTGAATAGCATTTAGTGTTCCTCTCCTTTTCGTGTTTCGTATCAAAACTCTACCAGCAACCTATGACATTCTCCAACTTCGTATTAGCGTGTTCAAAAGTTAGCAGAAAAAATAAATACATTCGTGTTCCCCTGAAAATAGAGAAGTCGCCAACGAACCCGAGGGGGGGGGTTCGCTGACGACCTCGTGTGTCTGACCTCTGGGGGTTAGATAGTCAGAACCTTAGGTGACACCTTGCTTGGTGGTAGCAAGAATGTAGCAAGCATTTCTGGGTGGTTCTTGGTGATGAAGTCCAGCATAGCCTTAGCGTCATACTTAGGCGTGTCAGAGGGCTTATCGTAACGAACCTTGACAAGACGCTTGCCCCTTGCGTCTGTGCCAATGACAGTAACGCCAAAGTCAAGTTCGCCCAGAACAATCTCACGAGCAGACTTGATGTTAGCGTCAATCTCTTTTTCGAGTAGGTGTGCCTGTGCCAAAGCCTTTACAGCCTTTTGCGCCTTAGGCGTGATTACGACCAGAGTTTCCTCGGTGGTCGCAGTGAGGTCGCTAGTAGCAACCTTAGCGGTGGTGCTTGGTTTTGTTTTAGTAGCCATACCTAAAACCTTAGCAGGTTGTTTCGACATTCGCAACTCCTCGCAGAAAAAAGTCAGAAAAAATAAATACACGCTGGGGGAAAAGAAAACCCAGACTTTCGTCTGGGCGTTTCTTACCAGAAAACTGGAATAGGTTTTTTCTCTGTGTCAATGGATAGGACTTTCCAAGAGTCCACTCCCCAGAGCAATCCGAGTTCTGAACCGTTGTCCCACTTGACGCGTAGAACGCGTCCCCAAATGTCATTGGTTTCGCTGACAACAGTTCCCAAATCACCGGGCTTCAAATCCGTGTGCTTGTCCGTTGTGTGTAGTAGTTGGATACGCATTGCTCTACTCCTCTTCGTCTGTGTAGTGTGCGTCAATCTCTGTAAGCGAGCCGAGTTCATAACTGTCGCAGTAGTAGCACTCGCCGTCACTATCCGCTGGCATTGGGTGGTTGTTATCTACGAACCACGCCGCCCACTCTGATAGGTCATACTCACGCACCGATTCAATGTATTCATCAAAGTGGTCGTCCAAGCCAGCCGTGTCAATAATGGTAATACCCTCGGCACTGCCCCACGAGCCGTCCTCGGCAAAAAACATCTTAGCCATTAGTGGTTCTCCTCCGCATCGCAACCTTGGTCAAAGCACTCTTCGCAATAGCCGTTTCCCAGCAAGCCGTCCGTAACCGAACAGGCTTGGCACTTACATTCTTTTTCCATTAGAAAACCATTTCTCCTAGAACCTTGCCGATACGAATGCGAGCCTCGTTGAGAATGGCATACTCGTCACTGTCCTCGCCAATGATGTCAGCGACAATCGGCATAGCCTGTTCAATCGCATACTCGGCTGTTTCAGTTGGCACTTCTAGGTCTGACTCGGCTTCAGCAATCTTGGCAATCAAGCCAGACAGAAGCAAAACATCTTCTTTCAAATCCCGTTCCATTTGTGTCCTTTCTTTGGGGTCTTATCAAGTTAGCAGTTTATTGAGTTGTTGTCAAATCATTAGTCATAATCATCATAAAAAATAAATACATAGTCATAAGGTGGAAAAGCCACAGGGAAGTTTTCTGGTTAGCGTTCGCGCTTTGGACAAGTCCAGTCGGCTACTGACATTCAGGTTATCCCTGTGGCTGTTCCGTGTTTAGCGACACTGCTGTCGGTTTTCCTAGCAAAATGGTCAGTTTCTAAGCATAGTAGCGGAGTCTAGAACACTCCTACACCGCAACTGATTTACAGCGTCCCTCGGGGCAATCCGTGCTAGGGAAGTCTTTATTTAGTTCTAGGTTACACGCTTGCCGTTTCTGTGTCAAGTGGCTTCTCCTCATTACAGAATACGCAGGAGAACCCGACCTGCTGGGTCGTGCCGTCCACTAGTTTGCTTAGAGGCACAAACTTGTGTTCGCAGACTTTGACTTTAGGCTCGCCGTCATTCAGCGTAGGGAACAAACGCTCGCCGTTTTCATTGGTAACAAAAATCGCCGTGTTGTCCTCTTGTAGTTCCATTTGCTCGTCAGGGTCATTGTCCTGTGCGAGTTCCCAAGCGTTCTCTGCCGTGTTGGTGCGAACCTTGTAGGTCTTGGTGACAACTACATAGAAGTCCTGCTCTGGGCGTGGGCAGTCCTCATACCAGTCGTCTTGGTCGTCAGAGTGTTCGCAGGGACACTCGCGGTCACGCGCAACATAGTCGGCGTGGCAATCAGGAATGTCCCACTCCTCCGTGGTAATCAGAGAACGCTCGCCCTCGTCGCCGTCAGACGAAGTAAACTTCACGCCCCAGCCCTGTTCCTCCTCGCACTCAAAGTCGAAGTCCAGAGTCGGGTGCTGTTCGACCATAGCCACGAAGACAGGTTCAGGAACAGACCACGCAGTTTCAAAAGTAATGTTGGCAGAGGCGTTGCCCTTGTCGTCCTTACTGATTTCGACATTCGGGCTACCAGCGTCCCACTTAGTTCCCCACTCACGAATGTTCCAGTCATACCAGCCATTGCCAGTAAACTTCAGGTCAAACGCAAACTGCTCCTCTTTAGTCCAGCCCTCGTATTCATCTGGCTTCTTGCCGTGTGCGTCTGCGAAGTAGGCTTCCTTGTCCTCTGGCTCAATGAAGTTCCAGAATGAGAATGGGCTTTCGTTCATAGCGTCCTTGGTTTCATTCTCCTTGGTTTCGGAGTTCCAAGTGGTGTGCTTGGTTGGGTATTGCTTCCCAGCCTTTTCCACGAACGCAGTAATGTCTGCTTCTGTTCCAGACACTCCTACATAGTTGTAAACCCAGTTTGGCATTTGATTTCCTTTCGTTGCCTTAGTTCAGGATAGCATACCTTCAATCAACAAGCAACTACTAATCAAAAGTTTTCTCTTTCTTTTTTTCAGAAAAAATAAATACTCCCCTCGAAAATACCGGGCGAAGCGAAACCCCCGACCAGTGAAAGGAGTTGGTCAGGGGTTTCTAATCTGGTGGTCAGTAGCACTTCATTGGGCTATGCGCGGAGAAAGGAACGGAACAACACCGCGCCCTGACCACCAGACTTCTTGGGGCTAGTTAGAAACCAGCCGTTGCTTTTTCCAGAGCCTCGCTCGCTGACTTTCCAATCAGGGTCGCAATGTTGCTTGGCTCTAGTCCGTCAAGCAGAACCGCGTGAGTTCCCTTGATAATCTCACGAGCGTTCCAACGCTCGCCGTGAACCTTGTCTGGGCTAATCCAGAGAACAGCCACGCCGTTCTTTTCGCAAGCCTTGACAGCCTGACGCGCGTTCTCGGTTTCAACATCTGTATAACAGCCGTCCGATACGACAACCAACATACGCGCACCGCGTCCGTAGAGCAGGTCAAGTGTGCCGTCCAGAGCCGAGAAACCCTTGCCAAACTTTTCTGTGCCGTCCGTTGCCGAATAGACGCGAACCTCGTCCAACTTCTGTCCGACCTTTAGAGTGGCGAACACATCATTGCCGTAATAGACCATAGCGGTCTTGGCTTGAATACGCTTGCCAGCCTCACCAAGAACCCACGCCGTAGTTGCCATAGGGTTCATAGCCGAACCCATAGAACCGCTAATGTCCACCATTACGCCGATAGACAGAGTTGGCTCGTCCGTGTGCTTGCGAACCTTGTGTTCCCACGCAGGGTTCTTGCTCATAATGCCCTTGCTCTCTAATGCCTTGTTCTGAACAAGAGCGCGAGAACGCAGACGACCTGCTGGCAGTTCCGAGCGAATAATCGTCAAGTCGCGCTCGCGGTATTTTGCCTTGTCCAACATCTGCGCGACTTTGACAGAGGCAATGCGCTCTGCCGAAGTTGGCTTGCGAACCTCGACCAAGCGAGAGCCAGAGCGAGAGGAGGGCATAGTGGTCGTGCCTTTGCTATCGCCATTGCTCTGCTCAAAAACTTCTTGGGCAGTTGCCTTGTTAGAACGAATAATCTTTTGGGTCTTGGCGCGTTCTTTGGTTTCCTTATCCCAATCCTCTTGGGTCTGCTGGTCGCCCAGAGCGTTGCCAGTTGCGATAGCAGTTTCCATTGCGTCCTCTGCCAGAGCCTCAATGAGTTCGACAATAAAGTTGCCCTCGCCCTCGCCCTCGCCCTCGCCAGAACCAGAGCCAGCGATAACAAAGCCACCCTCGCCCTCGCCAGTTTCCTCGCCCTGTTCCTCGGCGCGTTCCTTTAGCAGTTCGACCCACTTGGTAGCCAGCGCAATGCCAGCCTCTAGGTCGCCTGTCTTGTGGCAAACGAGAGCCTGAAAGTCAATCCAGATTTCGCGCAACTTGGCAACTAGGTCTGGGCTAAGAACCTCAAGAACCTTTTGCTCAACAAGCAGAATGTCGCTTGTTTCAAGAACGCCAGCGTCCACGCGAGCCAAAGACAATCCTGCTAGGTGAGCAGTTGCGAAAGTCTTGGTCATTTTTTCAAGGTCGCCCTCGCTAAGGTCGCCCAGAGCAAGTTGTAGAGCAGAGGCGCGTAGGAACAACTTGTTCTCTGGCATACCCTTTGCCCCTAGACCCTCAATGCGACTTTCCTCCAAGAGCATAAAAGCGTCAATGACCTGCTTGTCTTGAGTCAGAGTTTCAAGATACTCAATGTTCCAAGTGGTGTGCTTGGCGTGTAGTGCCTCGTGATAGATAACCCCTGTTGCTTGTGGAAACTCAAACTGCTGGTCGCGCTCGCGGAGGTCGCCAACCATTGTTGGCGTAGTTGCCTTGCCAAAGGCAATAGGCAAGTTGATTTCGATTTCGGCGGTATCGCGGTAAAATGCGGCGAGTGCCTCTCCATTTACAGCGTCAATGCCAGCGTAAACAACTAGGTCAGTTCGACCTGCCCAATCGTTTGCGACCTGTCCAATCTGGGCGCAGGTGTGTAACCATTCGCGCGGAGTTTCGCTTTTGCGTTCCGCAATCCTTGAGTAGTGAGCCATTTCCGTTCCTTTCGTTTATGGCTTGTATTTTGTTGTAGTCCTAGTAAAGCAGTTTTTGGAGAGCGTGTCAAGTTGATTTTGAAAAAAGTTTTTTGACACGCTCTCCCTGCTTTAGCGAAAGGACGAGAAACGCTAAATCTTTGCTGGCTTGACTTCCTCACCAAAGACGCGAGTGAAAACATCTGCCACTACTGGGCGGTCATTTTCAGGCGCACCTGCGAGCAAGTTAGCAACAGCCCACTTAGTTCCAAAGGTCTTGGAAAGGTCGCGGAAAGCAAGTAGTTCGCGCATTTGTGGCGACCAAGAAACCTCACCCGAAACCTGCTTCTTAGACAAGTTCTGGCTGGCAGTAATCATTGGGGCAGATACACCCAACTTCTTAGCCAATCCCCAATCAGTAGTCATTTCGACCTGAATGGTGAAACGCGATAGCAGAGCCTCTGACAAGCGAACCCCAGGTGCGTTTGGGTTAGTTGCGCCAACAACATAAAAGCCCTCTTTGGCTTTGATAGTTCCGCGCTCTGGGTTCTGGGTAATGGTCAGTTCACCGCGTCCGTCCATAAGACCATAGACAGCAGACATAACCTTTGGGTCAATCAGACCAACCTCGTCAATCAAGAGAGGACGACCCTGCTCAACAGCGCGAACCAATGCGCCGTCAATCCACTCAAAGCCACCAGACGGAGTTTGAACATAGCCACCAATGAAGTCTGAAAGTTCGGTGTCGCCAGAGCCAATAATGGTTTCTAGTTCGTCACCAAAAGCACCCTCAACGAGAGCAGTTTTTCCACAGCCCGGTGCGCCATAGAGCAAAACAAACTGGTGAGCCTCACGCGCTTTGCGTAGAACCTCAATGTCGGTGTGTTCGCCCCAACCACGCGAGTAGTAGTCGTGACCATTCGGGCGAGCATACTTCTCTGCGCCCTTGAGTGCGTCTGTTTCCACTTTTGCCTTGTCTGCTTGTTTGTGGGTCGTTGGCTCTCCACCCCTATTACGAAGTGTAGCACGACCAGCAGTAGGCATAAGGCTGTCAAGTCCAGCAGGAACAGCAGTAGGGTCAAGTTGCTGAATAGCAACTCCATAGACCAGAGCCGAAAGGTCTGGGTAGAGAGCGTCAATGTCGTTCTCGACAGGGGCAATACTTGTCATTTTGTTTTCGTCCTTAGTTAGTTGGTTTGTTGCTATAAGTGATTATAGCACTTTTTCTGGAAAGTTCAAAGCGACACGCGCTTTCTGGATACGGCGTAGCAGAGCAGACGGAGTTTTCCAATCCTTGACTTCTGCTAGGTCAATGGTGCTTACCTCGGCAACAATAGGTGTCTTGCGAAGTTCCATTTCGTAGGCAATCTGACGCTTGATAACGCTCTCAATCTGGGCAACCATTTCGACAGCCTTTTCCTGTGCTGTGGTCTGCGCGATAGGCGTTCCAAAAAGTTCCTTGTTGTTCACGCGAGAAAGCGAGATACGCCATTGCTTACGAGGCGACCAATCGCTCACGGTGCGAGAGTGAACAGCCATTGGAACATAGTTGGCACTCTCGTCAAAACCCTCTGGTGTTACGAGGATTTGGGTAACAACATTCTGACCTGCCTCTTTGGTGGTCTTTGGCACTAACTCAATGTAGATAGCCTTGCCAACAATCTTGTCTGTCATTTCTTTTCGTCCTTAGTTCGATTTGTTTGTTTTGGTATTCAGTTGTAGTTATGACTTTACTCGCTTATTTTGAAGTTGTCAAGTCTTATTACGAAGTTTTTTATAACGAAATGGTAACGCTCTAATAGTGTAGGTCTACGGGAATGAGATACTGCTTTGCTGGGTTGGTCTTTACACGCTCAACGAAAGAGCGTAGGTTCGCTGTCCAATCAGTTAGGTCATAGATAGCAGTATCTGGTGTCCACTCATCATCAAGTAGTTGTGCCAACTTCTTAGTTCCATACAAGTCCATGTCCCAAGTTTTCGTGTATGGGTCATAGGCGTATGTAGATAGGTCAATCGCTTTTGACTTGTAGTTGCGAATCTCATCTAGGCGTTGCTGGAGAAACTTCTCAATAACAAGTTCGGCGAGCGCAGGCTCGTCTGCGTAGCAGAGGTGGTTAGCAATCTCTGCGTCTGGGTCTGGCTCGCCATTTTTGTTAGGAGTAAAGAACACAGCGTTAGACCAGCGACCTGCAAAGTCTTTCGTGTGTGCGCCAGAGGCTTCGTGCCAATCTGACCAACTAGGGCTTTCAGACAGTGCGCCCTCTACTGCGTCAAATGCTTCCTCTGGGCTATCTGCCTCAACGAGCATAATCTGACATACGTGCATTTGGGTCGTCCTTTCGTATTTGGATACAACAAGAACATTACCCTATTTAGTTGTTCAATGCAACTCGTGTTGCGGTGTGTCAGAAAAAATAAATACAGTATTGGCTCGTATTTATTTTTTCAGAGTTCATCAACCTCAGGTTCGATGACTGGAGCTGAGCATTCAATACATACTGAATACCCGTCGTCCTTATAGGTAAGTGTGATTACGTAAGGCTCGAATGTTCCATCTTCGAGTGCTCCTATAGCTTCCCAGCAATTGGCGCATTCGTAAGTGTCGATACCATCCGTTAATCCAGCAAGGTCCGCTAGTTCGATGTCGGACTCAGTCTCGATGAGGTGTACTTCATAACTCTTCATAGCAGTAGCTTACCCGTTACACAAACTAGTGATTTGTGGGGTACCCGCTAAGCGCTTGCCGCTAGTTCCTTCGCAACTTCGCACTAAGGTAAAGCGCTCGCCGCGGATGAGCTGGCCGGTTAAGCACGCCGTCTTCTTATTTAGAAGTTGCCATCCGCTGCTGAAGGCGGGCCGACTGCGGATAGATACCGTGATTGATTGGAGCATCCGTGAAGTCATCCGCGGTTAACCTATCTCCGAGCCGCGCCTCGAGGCATCCGATGCATAGCATGCCGTCCCCGCCGAAGTCTTCAGTGGCAACTTCCCACACACCGTCATTAACCATGTAGTACTCATCGGTGTGTAGCGTATTTACATTACAGTCCCAGCAATTGAATCCGTAGCAGTACTCGCCGTTGCATTCAGTGTCATTGCACTTGTTATGTGTAGTCATGAGTCCAGGTTACTGCAGCACCGTTAATTTGTCAAGCTACGCGGCGGGCCAGCTTTTAATTAGTAATTATTTGTAGCTCCGGATCGGAAGACCTTCTGATGCATTCCGTTAACTTCTTATTTAGAAGTTCAAGCTGCGGGCCCTGGATCTGATCTAGCAACTAACCGTTAATGTGAAGTTGGTAGCTGCAGCTCAGATCCGGATCCGTAACGTCGCACTAACTTGAGCAGGCCCGTTACTAGTAGGACATCGTCGAGCTGGCCTAGTACAGGAATGAAATCCGGGATGAGGTCGATGGGGCTCAGTAGGTACAGCAGGCCGACCGTTACTAAAACCTTCACGTACCATGGCGCATGCCGCAGTCCGTCGCGAATCTCGCGAGCCGTCTCCTTAAGCTTGCCGCTACTTTTCCCAGACACTGTGGTCACCCGTAAACCCATCCGACTCTAAGTCGTAATCGCGTGCCGCTTCTTCCTCAGGAGTCATTCCGTCACGTAGTAGTTGGTACCCCGTCTCCAGGGCTTCTTCCTCGCTTGCCGCCTCAACAACAAATGTGTGGAAGAACCGTTCATCAATCTTTACCAGGTATTCAGTCATAGATCTACTGTAACACTCCGTGCCGTTATTTGCAAGCTTACCTGGGACGGGCCGCTGCGTACAACTTCATATTAATGATGTCCGCTGCAGATCGATGAGCTCGCCGCCGGTTAACTTTTAATTAGTTGTTTGAAGACCAGGCCGCGGTCTTCCGGCTACCTTCGCTGCGCACTTCTTATTTGGAAGTTTGAACCGGTCGAGCTATTCAGTTACCTGGAAGAGTCCAGTGTCTGAAGCTAGCCGCTTTAAAGTTGGAAGATCTGGATCTGAAGCTGAAGCTGCACTTCCCACTATTCCGATGTTGCGTCGGAACCTGGCGAATGCAGCTGCAGTCTGTCCGTCCCACTTCCCACGTTCAACATCTTTGATGTCCGTTACCTGGGACAGTGCAAGCTGCACCGTTGCTATTTGCTTGTTGCGAGTGTTAGCACGCAGTGCACGTAGGCTCACCGTTTCTTGGATGCGGGCCGCTTTTTGAATCTCCTGGAGCTCTAGCTTATCCGGGCCGGATCCGGTTAACTTCTTAACAAGCTTAATCAGAAGATGAGGAATGCGGGCCGCCGCTGAACTTTTCGCGACCGGGCGGCAGAACAAAACAACATCCGTTAAATGTCGACTCTTAGGATGCACGCCGTCAAATTGCTTATACTGGCCCGTGCCTGCTACATTTCCTTCGATCGTCATGAAGACACCCGTCGTGTTGACGTACCTGGTATCCGTAACAATTGCACAGTGGGGTGATGAGAAGGCGCTCGCCGCTGGTCCGCTATTTGATGCGAAGTTGAAGATGGCAATATCTCCTGGCTGAGGGGTCCGTGAGATCTTACCCTGGCGAATGAATTCCGCGAGCGCCGCTGGAGTATAAGTAAAAGATGGAAGATGCAAGCCGCTCTCTCGGGCGACGACGTCAATAAATGCTCCAGCCCATGGGGCGGTTAGATATCCAACGCGCTCGCCGAAGATGTTGCGACCCAGGTTTTCGGACTGGTACCCGACGTACTTGTTAGCTGTCTCGATGAACTTCTTAATTTGTTCTGCAGCTGCTGAGCTCTTCTTCATGATTTTGATCTTATCACATTATGTCAAGTTACGTAGGTAGTACTAGTTCCAGGCCGCTGCGTGCAGCTAGCTGTACGTACAAAACAATTAACTCTTATTTAGAAGTTGATGCGGATCCGTCTTCCGGGATGTTCAAGATCTCAATAACTAGATTCTCCGCTTGTTGAGCTAGAGCTGTGAGTCTGACATGTTCAAATCTAGTTGTTGCATTGTTGATGTCCGATTGAAGGTTTCTAAACAATGCAGTAGCTGCATCCGTTAACTTTGACTTAGCATCTTTATTCATTTGATGAGCTCTCTTCTAGATCTGGGCCGTTACCGTTATCTTCATCACTAACTATAACTGCATCTTCGATCTGATCCGGGCCGTTATTAACATGTAGTCCCGCTTCAGCTAAGCGGGCCGCAGTCTGAATTGCACCTTGGGCTAGACGCTCTAGACGCTCCGCGATTACTTGAGCAGCAGGCCGCGCATCAATATTAACCGTTGTATCAATCTCAACACCACCGCGAATACCGGCGCGGTCCAAGATCTCAGTAGCGGCTTTTAGCTTAACCGGTTCTGACTCCGCGTTCTCCATCAAGTTCTCAAGCATGTCTACCGCATATGGTGCAGCTTGAGTTAGTTTAGCGCGGGCCCGTTCGATGTCATCCGACGTCTTGTGTTTAGTTGAACGTAAGTGGATCCGGCAGAGTCCGTCATCATGTGGACGTCCACTGGACCATAGCATACAACGAATACCGTCATCTTTGATTTGATTACAACGATGAGGTAAGGCAAGCGGTTGACGTTTTTCACTGCGCGGGCCGCCCGCTTCTTGTTCCTTAATCCAAAGTCGAGTAGCACCGATCACCCACGGCGGAACTAAATAGTCGGAAGCTTCCTCCGCTATCAGATCCAGGCCGGTTAAGAAATCTGAGTTCCGGTTATTAGGTTCTACTAGTAGCGGCTTCTTCTCCGCAAGAGAGAGGATCCGTCTTTCAATAGTTGTTTGTTTGGAGCGGGCCTTAATCAAACCTGTAGGCACGCCGTTAGTTGAATAAACAGGATCCCAGTTGAGATGCGCTCGCCGCAAGATTTGGCGGTTCTCGTATGTGTCTTCGCAGACGCCCTTATCGACTTCTTCTATTCCGATCTCTGTTAGATCGGGCCGGAGGTCGAGTGCTTCGTCTATTTGATATTCGGCAACATCGTCTTTGGGTGCGTCGAATAAAGATGATGGGAGTTTATTTAGATCCGTCAACTTTGTACCAACTTCTTAATAAGCCTGTGTATAACTTCTTAATAAGGAACTTATAAGTTTTATTATAGTTTCTTATTTAATAAATTTTATTAAGACGTCGGCCTACCTGGTAGGGGAGAGGACTTGCAAGTAGACCGACGCCGTTATTAATTTTATCCGAAGTCAAGCTGTTCGATTATTGTCGGACGAATTTTTTGCGCGTGGATGGGGAGAGAGTTACTTTTTCGCCCCTCATAAACAACTTTTTATCTAGAGTCGTGCTTGCCGCTTTTTAAAAATATGGTAAGTTACCGAACGGTTTTATCATCAAGGAACACAAAACGCCCTCGTTCATCTCGTGGAATGTTTAGCAGTCTCATCTGTGACGAGGCTACTTTCTGATGCTCAGCTATCGCTTTTGCTTTCTTAGCAGCAGATAGCATTACATAGCCAGGAGAGGTAGTAGCTAGTAACTCATTAGCTATCCAGTTATAGATAGTCTTTGGAGTTACATCAAGTTTCTCAGCAGCGAGTGCAATCTTGATTGGTGTCTCTTTCATAATCTCTCCTTCAAAGCCTAAGACCATAGTAACAGAAAACGAGCCGTTAGCCAACGCTAACGACCCGTTCTCTTTTTAACTAAAAATTACTTCTTAGTAGTTGGTGGTGTCTTCTTAGCAGCTGGCTTTGCAGCTGGCTTTGGCTTTGCAACGCGAGCAGCTTTGGCCTCATCGATAAGGATATCAATTGCCTTTTCGGTGAGAGACTTTTCCTCAGCAAACTCAGGAAGTTCTACAGAATCTTCCAGAGTAATCTCGCCGTTGTTTAGTCCGATGCGAAGAACCAAAGTTCCACCATCACGAGCAACCTTTTCGAGGTTACTCAATACATCATCTAGCTTCAGTACGAATACCGAAGATAGCTTGCTCTTGGCCGAGAGCAACTTAATAAGAACGCTAATTAGCTTCATGTTCTACTTTCTTCTTTTTATTTTTTATTCTCTCAAGTCAATCTACTCGACTTGAAACCTTATTGACGCAACAACCTTCACCACAGCACGCTTCATTTTGCTTTAGCAGAATGCGTGGTCCGTGCTCATTAGGAAGTGCCTTCCCTTTGCGCAGCCAGCGACGAAACTTATTCAGAATCTTCTTCATCTTCAGAATCCTCTTCTTCCACACTATCCAAGTTATGTACAAGATGTAGCCAAGACTTATCTACATCAATAATCGGATCGATCTCTCCGATGATACTCCAAACATACTCGGTGAGAGTATCCGCTACTTGAGCATCTAGTACATCATAGTCTACCAAAACTTGCAGGTGCTCTTCAATCTTTCGAGCAGCTTCTTCTTTCATCATTCTGTAGAACCGCTTTCTTCTGATTATTCCGATTTTTCTGATTCCTTAGACTTAACATTACAGGAACACTTGCAAATCCACAACTTATCAAAGTACTGGATTTCTTTTCGACATCCGTCATGATGACCAGACATACACCAGCCACATAACATTCCGCCAGCTTCTTTACTCATAAAACTTCCTCGTCATCGATATTAAACTCTGAAATCATTTGCTCCAACAACCTACCAAATTCGTCTACTGTAAGTTCTTTAATGAATTCAGCATCTTCAGGATTAACCAAACAACACTGAAAAATATAGAACGCCTGGTTAGCGACACTAGAACTTAATCCTAAGTACTCGTAATTTTCAACTTGCTCTACAGTCATTGACCTTGGATTACGAACTTCTAAGAAGTGACCATCATCAGTTATTAAAGTGGTTTTCTCTTTAAACACTATGAACGATTCTCTCGACATTCCATACAAAGCAACTTGTCATAGCCAGTTGCCTCACTAACGATAACCCCACGCTGAGTAACTGGAACTGGACTTAACTGTTTTGTCTTTTCACACAGGTCACATTTTTGCGCAATCAACCATTCAATCTTCTGTCCATCTTTATGAGCAGCCAACAATCCTTGGCTCAAAGCGTGCAAGGCTCCTCCACCTTTTGTCCTACGCAAAAAAATACGTGCGTTTTCAACTTTGACTACTGCACGAACATTCTTACAAGGGCAAGTAGATTTTCCTGCACTACACATTACCAATCCAGAAACATTGTCATGCCTTCCAACAGGATGTCCACAAATGCAAATCACTCCACGAACATCCTCTTTCAACTCGACCTCTGCAATCTGCTTCTCCGCTTCACTTACCGTAAAATCAAAAAAGCCAAAAGCGTCTTTGTCTTCCATTATTTCCTCCAGTCTAATTCCAATTCCAATTTTTCCTGACTTCAATATGGTATCACATAAATCCACTTAAACATACTTAAATCATTCTTAAATACTCTTAACAATATTAAACGATCAAACTCGCTTTACTTTCGGCTAGCCCGGATACTAAGAATATACGCGCGTAGTAAATTTAAAGCTAGTTTGATCATTTAACTAGTTTAAGTTATATCTATTAGCAGAAAAATAAAGTACAACACATTCATTTCTTGCTAATATCTACCCCTACTTATTAGCAAAAAACAAAAGTACTACCATTTCATTTTCTGCTAATACTAAGGGCGTCTATTCCATCCCACTAAAACGTATTAGCAAAAAATTACCGCTCTTTTTTCTTGCTAATACACCCCTCTAAAACTCCGCCAGCACCACCCAACTACCCCTCCAAAGACCCCCTTATACTATTTTTATGGCATACGAAGCACCTAAATATATCTCTCCGCCGAAGGATAGAGATTCACTTAAACGCGCTCTAGATAGACTTCAGCTATGCTCCTTTACTATCCAAGAAGCACACTATGAAATCGAAGCTCCGGCAAATCCAGAGCATAAAGCAGACCTACTACTCGCTGCAGAGAACCTCGCTTACGAGGCAGTAGACCTACTAAACACAGTCAAGTTATACGTGTGGGGGCCAGAACCCGAAGAAGACCCCGAAGACGATTAGCCTTATAATTATATAAGGGAGAGATACACCTACCAACCAGGAAGTATCTCAAGTGAAAAACCAATACCAATACACAAACAAAAATAAAAAAGGGTCACATCCTGCTGTAAAAGCAGTTGCAACCCTTTTAATAGCGTACCCTACGTCGCTAGTTGTATTTACCTCCGCTTACGCGTTTTCAGGCTCTGGAAAATACCTACCACCAACACAATCACAACAGGTACAAATAGCCCTAATACAAAGCTACCTAAGTCAAACAATTCAAACGATACAGTCATATCTAGCTACAACTCCTTCAAGTCTTACAGCATATACATTAGATACTATAGATTCTATACTACTAAACCTACAGAGTCAAGGCTATCTCAATACCAACATAGCAGCCAAGCAAGTAGCCTACCTACGTACTCAGCTTAGTGATCTCCAGACTCTATACTCAAATAAGAGCCAAGCTTCCGCAACGCTTAGCCAGTATGACGCACAGCTACAAGCAGTCCAAGATGCTTTAACGATTTTAAACTCTGCTGATGCATCGATGCTTAATCAAACTCAAATCACAGACCAATCACTCTTAACATTAACTGCAAACCAAGATGCTCTCAGCACAGCAACATCAAATTATGATGCAGCTCTTCTTTTATTTAACAGCTACTCAGACCCAGCAGGTTCTCCACAACTACTTCCCATCTCCGTTCAACTAGAGACTGGTGAAGGTGGCGTTATTACAGCAGTAACCCCAGACGGTTACAAAGTCAATGCAGTCATGTTTGCATCATACGGAACCCCAAACAACTATCAAATAGATATCACCTGCCATGCAGATAGTTCCTACCAGATAGTCCAGAACGCATTCATTCAGAACCCAGATTCAGTAACTATCTACACAAACAACTCAGTGTTTGGCGACCCCTGTGTTGGAACATACAAAAGACTTCAGATAGTTATTAGCTATGACCCACTGACAACCGTAACCCCAACCGCTAACCCATATACACAGCAACTAGACCAAGCAAAGCAAGATCTAACTACTGCAACTTCTAATTACAATGCAGCAGTAGATTTATATAATACTGAACTCGCTACCTTAGAAGCCCTTAAGGCTGAATACCAGTTAGCACTAAGTTCTTATGAAGGTATTAAATTAACTGCGCCAACTTCTGAACAGTATTCACTAGTTGCTAATAATATAACTACACTTACTTCAGACATCTCGACTCAAGAGTCCAGCATGACTACAACAATGTCAGACATATCTAATTCATTGTCTAGCATTTATCTTCCTACACCCCCTCCAACCCCAACCCCCACTCCAACACCAACTCCGACACCTATACCTACAACCACACCAACTGTTGTTCCGACCCCCACTCCGACAATAACCCTAACCCCAGAACCAACCC